AATTCTTGCCCTCCAATTATATTGAATTTATTTGAAACTTTGTTGTGTCCTGCGGGGGCTTCGTGTGTGCTCCGCAGCGGTTTAGCACTCCTTTTCTCTGAGTGCTAATTGTATTGTACTCATCTTGCTCTGAAAAATCAAGGGGTTTTGCAATTTTTATGAGAAAGTTTTCAGTTTTTTAACATATCGGCATTTTATTACGTTAATTCGTGAATTATTTGTATTCAATAATCTATTATGTGCCGCATGGTATGGCATATCTTCGCATATCTTGGCGTATTTTCACCAAAATTGGTGTAGTGATTGGTGTAGTAACTCTCACATCTGTGCCACTTTTGCAAACTCAGTTTTTATCATATCAGCGTCGATTGATGTGTATACATCGAGCGTAATTTGTACTGAGCTATGCCCCATTAGATATTGAACTGCCTTGATGTTCATGCCGCTGCTAACTTTTCTGGTACAAAAAGTGTGTCGAAGAACGTGAGGTGTGAGATTTGGTAATTGGCACTCTGGGTAAAGGCTGTTATACGCCTTTGCAATTTCTCTTAGCTCATATTCAATGTTCCAAGAGGTCTTCGGGGTTCCATTTGAATGAATTGAGATGAAACCACAATAACCATCGACCATCATCTCGTTTGTTTGTGGCCGACGATTGATAATGGCTTTAATCGCGTGATATGCTTCAGCGCTCAATGGAATCGTCCGAAACCCAGCTTTTGATTTTGGATCTGTGATGTAGAGTTCTCCTTTTGAGGTTTTGATGAGTTGTTTATCAATTACAACTTCATGTTTCACAAAATCAATGTCCGAAAGTGTTAATCCACAAAATTCACTTACGCGAATTCCAGTTTCATACAAAAATACGATGTCATCATAATACTTACGAAAGACTTGATCACATAAAACGAATTCAAGCAAATCAGAATACTGTTGTTCAGTTAATGCGACTCTTTTTTTAGTGTCGTTTTTTATAACTTCATTCAGCTGAAAATCAAACGGATTCTTTAAAATTAAATCATCTTCTTGAGCCATTTTAAACGCAGCTTTTATCAGTGTTTTTATAGTTTTTATTGTACTGTATTTTAACCCATTCTGACTAAAATCAATAATCAGTTGTTTTGCGTCTGAAATCTTTACGTCAATAATTTTTGTATTACCAATAGACGTATCTTTCAACTTGTTTATTGTTGTATGATATGTCTTCAAGCTCGATTTCTTTATTGATGTTTTTTTAAATTCGTAATATCTTATAAGAAACTGATATGTTGTTATTTTACCGCCTTCAAAGTCTATCCTTTGAGAAATTATTTTACTAGCATTATTTTCTTTTTCTCGAAGAACTTTTAAATCTTTCGCATAAATTGTGTGACGTTTTCCAGTTGTATCAGTCCATCGATATTGATATATTCCATCCTTTCTTTGGCTTTCGCCGTCTTTTAAGACTCTACCTTTACTATCTTTACGTCTTTCCATAAACAGACTCCTTACATTTACTATAAAGAGCCTTGATGTGACACTATAAGTATACCACACCAAAGCTCTGATTTCAAATCGAATAAGACTGGTCTATGTATTTTTCAAGTGCTTTGCGTTTAATCAAGCGTTTTGATCCAACCCACAGCACAAGCTGCTTGTCGTCCTTGTCTGTAATTTCTCTTAATTTATGTGTGCCGATATTAGAGTACGCAGCGGCTTCTTCCACAGTAAGCGTCGTTTTTTCCCAGATTGGGACTTCTTTCATTCAATCACCTTCTCCATCTTATGTTCACCATATTTAGCCACGCATACGTTATATAAGAGCATGGCACGGGTCATAAGGCCAACCCCACCGATACGAGGAGTCACCCTGATATCTTCCATTTCATAGACATTATCGGAGCAGTCTCCGTGCTGCTTTCCATTCTCGTCATAATTGATACCAACATCGATACACACTTTAACCCGATCAATATCAAACGGTGTGATAAAGTTGCGCTTACCCACAGCAGAAATAATCACATCGACCATTTCAAATTCAAGAGCAGTGGCCTTCATAGCGGAACCGCTGCTATTCACAGAGATTACATTACAGTGCCGCTTAATCAGCATATCGACCAACGGACGACCCACGATATTAGATTGACCACACACAAGCGCATTCTTGCCATCCAGATCGTAACCGATGGAGTCAAAAATCTTCATAACGCCCAGCGGAGTGCACGGCTGAAATGGAGATGTAGAATTAAAACCATCAACATCAACCGCGTCTGGAATGCAGATATTTTGGGGGTTGATATGTTTTGGCAGTGGAAGCTGGACGATGATACCGTCCACATCTTCCCAATTATAATCTTCTAGTATCTTGTTGTTCAATTCGTCTTCAGTGATATTTTCTGGCAGTTTGATAAGGTTTGCTTCGATTCCAACCTCTTCACAGTCACGCAGCTTGCCACGGATATAAGCATTAGACGCAGGGTTGTCCCCTACTTGATAAATATATAAAACAGGAGCGTAGTCGGCTTCTGCAATAATATTCTTGATTTTATTTTTGATGTCTTGTGCAATAGATTTGCAGTCAATAATCATTGTGAACCTCCTTTATAAGAATCCAAGTTTTATAAAATTACGAGTATCTGTAGCAATTCCAAATTTCGTTGGATTTATTGTAAGTATCATCTGGACACATCCCAATTTTCAAGGCCAATTGATTTGATGCCACATTATCTTTTCGAGCTATCCACAACAGTGGTTTATTATCAAAATCAGATCTATGAGCTGTATACCATTTAATTGCCGATTGTGCAAGATTCAAAGCGTATCCATGTCCTCGATAGTTTTTATCATTTCTTGTTGCAACCGCTACATCTATATATGAACATTTTTCAAATAGGTCAAAAAAACGCAACAGGAGTGTCGTCACTGATTTTTAAGAATCTTTTTATAACATATTCTCCTGCTGTAATTGTTAGATATTCATCGTTGTAAACACCAAGCATCCGCTGTTCCTCTGAAGATAGTGTTTTAACGATGTTATCTACAAGTGGTTTTGTTTTTGCTGTGACTTTTGCTCTTTGTTTATAAATATTATTTTTGTTCGTCATAAAACCCTAATTCTTCCATAAAAATTACCTCGTTACTGTACTAACTCCATTATTTTTAATCTGTCCTTTTTGAACATGAATTATTACAGAGTCAGCATTAACAGTATTGGTTGACTTATATTCGATATACGGAGTATTGCTATCGTACACAATCTGTACATGGCCTTTGATATTCATGTATGTGCCATTACAAAGAACTGTAAGCATCTCATAATTTTCTGCTGGGATATTAGATACCATAGTAGATGTATATCCGTAGATACCCGGTTCCAGTTCTTCAATAGTGGCAGTCCACTTAATCGGATTATAATGACGATAGATACCGTCGCCAATCGCCCATACAAAATATCCAACAATAAGAGTAATGAGCACACCGACTGTCAAAAACAAGATCTTTTCTCCAAGAGTGAGTTTTTCGTTATTATCATCCAAGTTCAACACCACCTTCGTTTACAATATAGATACCGTTGTCTTTAAGATATTCTATAAATTCTTCGTGTGGCAACTTATCGGCAAGCTCATAAATAGTGTAGTTACTTCTGCCTTTCACCCACTTTGTTTCTTTACGCAAGCAAGACCATTGATGTACACGAAATTCCTTACAACGCCATTTTAAATGAAAGGCATCTCCGCACAAATCGCAAATCGGTATTTCTACATAAAAGTCACCCGGATAGCGTTTTCGTCGCCACCACTCCATATCATAGAATACAATACCATAAAGTTCAGGATAATCTTCAAATCCATGTTCTCTAAGATAAGCAAAACCCAATCCATTGATTGTCCATTCTGGCGACCTTGGAACTGTATATCGAAGCTACGATTCTGTATGCGAGATACAGGCTTTGTTATATTTTCCATCAATGCCCATAATGTACCAGTCGGATTTATAATAGCCTATTTGTTTAGTCACAACTAATCACATCCCCCGTATCATCACCCAACGGCCACGTGCATCCATAAAATGTTCCCAAATTTTCGATTTTAAAATAGTACCATTTCTTCGTCACGTAGTCATAAATACTGTAGCAATTGCAGCGGCCATCCGGCCAATGGTTCTTTTTAATAGCGTCAATATCAAGTTCTAAAAATCGTTTGATTTCGGATAATTTATATGAAGCAAAAATATAATCCCATGGGCCACGCCAATGGATAAACCACATGTGCTTTACGAAGTTCGGCCATTCTACAGAAAATCGTTCGACTGGTTTACTTCTGCCAAAATTCTTATATTGAAGAAAATAGTTGCTGATACCGTGTACACCAGTCCAATAATGGTCTTTAGTGCAGATGAAATGAGAATAGTTTTCCCATTCTGGATTTTGTATTTCCCAGTGATTCTTTTCGATTGAAAAATCTTTATTTACCATTTACGTTACCGACTTTTAATGATTGGATTATTATAGATACTTTTCTTTTGTTTAAAAAGATGTCTGAGATATTCAGGCGTTTGATCTGCATAATAAGTGTATTCTAATTTGCAGCCATATTTTTTATCAAACTCTATTAGTTCTTTTTCCGTAAGCGTACCAGCTTCAAGTTTTTTTCTGAAAAGTTTATAATCTTCTGTGAATGTACTACAAAATGCAAAGTCACCCATAAGTCACCTCATAAAAGTCTAGTTCTTAAAAAATAAGCTTACGCTGATATTTATTTAAAACATATTGCATTTCTTCTACAATATCAATAACAGCGCACTCTGCTTTATCTTTTTGATATTCTTTTACAGAATCAACATCCATGTCAATATTGATTACATCATTATGGTATGGTTCTCCGGTCAAATCAATACCATAGGTGATCTCATCAAATGGAGCTTCGTACCATTCTCCAGTATTACCGTCTGCGAATCCAAATGTCAGTTCAGTATTCTCGTCGTATCCGATTTCGTTTAGTTTGTTGATAAGCTCCACAACCTTCATCTCTTACACCATCCTTCGATTCTCTCACACACTCTACAAATCGCATCACAGAAGTCAACCTTCGTTTGCATCAGAAACAGTTTGAAGTACGCTCTCCGCTTCTTTGCGAGCCACCAATCGTTGTTTGTACTCGTTGTTAGCGATTCGTTCTTGCTCATGCAAATCAAGTCCTTTCATCCAGTAAGATGGACATTCATAAATTTTTTCAAATGTGTTTGCATCGCAAAAGTGTTCTCGATCTCTCTTATTGTAATCATAATATCCAATAAATGACAAACCATAATCGCTTATTACAACGTTATCTTTTAAAAGAATCGGACGCTCATCCATAACCTTGACCCAACCGAGGAAGTCTTCGCAAGATTCGGCGCAGCTATCTCTTGTTTGCTTCCTAAAAGCGCATACTTCTTTATGTAGACATTTACTGCAAATAGCCATTTTTTCTCACCTCTTTCTAAAACATACATTCTTGAAAATAAACTTGCTTTGGCATATTATTTTTCTTTATCGCAAATTCTGCAATACCGATGAAACGGAGATTCGATAATCTGCCAAAATATAGGTTTCCACTTGTGTTTATTAAAGATACGGCTGTTCTCCATAATATCAACAGGATAAGAACTAGAATCACATTCAGGACAGTTGTATTTCAAATCACAATAATTGGCTGGCTTAAACTCTCCAAGAGAATCTGCATCAACCCAAAACTCGCAACCGCAGCTAGAACATCTAAACTCTACTGAGTATTTTGTTTTTTCTCTTTCTTTACCATGGACTTCAATTCGTATAGCCATTTGGCACCTCAATCCACAAAAATCTTTTCTCTTGGAACTGCAGATAAACAAGATGAAACTTCTGTGTTGCATTCTGGGCAAATCGCCTGTTTAACCGGTGAGTATTCAGTCCAATCAAATTCTTTTGGAATTTTCGTATCTTCTTCATCAGCCCAAAATACGCATCCACATTTACAAAGGAATTTAACGGCATATCTTGTTTTCTTTCGCTCATGTTTGTGTTCAATAATCTTAATCGCCATCTGGCACCTCCACGGTAAAAATAGTTTTAGTTGCTTCTTTCCAAGAAATAAACTCAGCCCCAGCAACTTCCGCTCTACATCTATAGCACGCAATCACATTATTCTCAGGAATATCCAAATCAGGATTTTCAAAAGAAGTTACTCGAATCTTAGTTGTGCAACCGCAGTTCTTACAAGGAAACACGATTACTGGATTTTTCAAACTATCAGTCTTGTGCATAATGATTTTTATTCCTCCCACCCACCCATAAAACATATTTACTCTAATTGCTCAAGTGCATATATCAAATACAAAATTAAAGTCTTTGTCTTTTCTTTTGTAAGTGTTGCAGAGCTCAATTCCATATCTGGAGCATCACTATAATATGCAAGTTCAACAGAGCCATTCGAGACTCTTACGCCAATATCTACGTTGTAAATTCCGTCTGTCGCTTGCAGGAAACCGATTTCATTCCCCTCCATAAATCCTCCGTAAAATTTACCTTTTACCAGGATAAAGATTTTGTTCTAATTGAAGGTGTTTCTACACTTTTTGCAGGATTTTCCAGCATCGCGGCCTTCGCCGTGATTTCATCGATACTCTTCTGGAAATCCTGTAGCTTCTTCAGTTCGCTTTCGATGTCCAGTTTCACTTCGACATTCTCGATAAACCCCATATCCTCAAGACATTTGCAGTAGCCAGCAATCTCGTTATAGAAGATGTGGTCGTACTCTTCCAAAAGCGTATGCCCGTCAAACAGCTTTACTTGCCATGCAATTCCAAATGGAGCTTCTTTCTCGTAATGAGATTCGATAGCGTAATACTTCATTATGTATTCTCCTTACTTGATACCGTACTTGGCCTTGACCTTCTTCAGAGTTTCACTTTTGCTGTGATAGTCATCGCGAGCTGCCTGATAAGCGGTCATCTTCTCTGCAAGAACACGCTTTGCTTCGGCCTCTGCAACGTCAGCCTCCGCCAGTTCTTTATTCAAAACAAAGCCGCTCGTCTTAATACCATCAATAAAGCCATCCATGCGATCCTTCTTGACGCTTTTCTCGCCCATTGCACCAGTATCAGTGTTGAACATCTTTACAATAGAATCCTCGACACCGGCGATATTGTAAACATAAAAATACTTAGCCATAATTTAGTCCTCCTTAACCTTTTCAAACTTATAAATTGTGTTCTCAGTCTGGACAATAACATTTTTCTTGTCACTTGAGATGTAATAATCAACAACACAAGATGTATGCATTGTGCCCGGATAATCATGTCCCTCATTATCTTTAATGTACCGGAAACCAGCTGATTCTCCACTCTTCAGACGCACAATCTTCATAGTCATGCCAATCCAAGTAGAATACCAGCCGTCGTTTCGAGTACGGCCAGTTACCAGTGAGATTGCGTTCGTCAACTTGTACTGATTTTCCATAATCTCATCATCAATCGGATTTTTATGAATCAATGCAGCATTCGGCATCTTTTCAATTGTGCGTGTCAAAAGAAGCATGAAATGCATAAACGCATCATGTTTTTCTTCTTCAACATCGATTTCTGCGTACTTGCCCATCCGATACAGAAGCTCGGACGTATCAATCGTCTTTCCCATAAACACCTCGATTACTGTTTACCAGTAGATCCAAACCCACCGGCTCCACGCTCAGTTTCGTCCAATTCGGAAACTTCTTCAAAATCAGCCTGCCAGAACGGAACAACTGCCATCTGAGCAATGCGGTCACCATGAGTAATCATCTGCGGGATGTTAGAATGATTATGTAGTGCCACAATATATTCTCCACGATAATCCTGATCGCAAATCCCTGTTTTATTTGCAGGGGCTAAACCATGCTTGGTTGCTAGACCGCTGCGAGCATAGATAGCGACATACCAACCTTCCGGCGGAGCCATCCGTAAACCAGTATGTACCTTAACGGTCTCATGCGGCTGAATCATAATGCAGCGATCACCATTCTTGTTTACCATCGTTGCGTCATCAAAACCGATATAGGCGTACAGGTCTGCACAAGCAGCATTTGCAGAACCATAAGTCGGCAGATGAGCATCGTCGTGCAATTTGTTGATTTTAATGCTGGGGCGATACGGCATCCGACTCATGCCATAGCCAAGATTAGTAGTTGCGTTTCCTAAATCCATATTATTTTCCTTTCTTCTCTTCTGGAGTCCACCAAAGGACTGGTCTTCGTAAAGCAAAACTCTTATTACAGCCGATTACACGTTGATTGGAACTCCCCATGTACGGCAAAGAGATATCTCGTTTGGATTCAATATATGGGCCATCGACTAGCACGTTTATGTTTCGAATAATTGTTACCGTTGTCGGAATAGTTTGATATTTCAATTCTTCTGCCGCCTGTTGAATCAATTCTTCCCATGTATATCCAGTCCACATCCAAATGTCTTTGCTTCCTTCAAACTCGTGTCTGACTCTTATTAGAATTTTGCAAATCATCTCCCTGTTCTCTTGATACAGTGGGTCTCCACCAGTGAGCGTCAGCCCCTGAATATAATCAGGTCGAAGTAAATCTACAATTTTATCAAGTGTTTCATCTGTGAATGGCTGACCACCATTCGGGTCCCATGTAGTAGGATTCTGGCAACCGGGGCAATGGTGGTTGCAACCCGCACAGAATAACGTGACTCTTACGCCCGGACCATTCGCTATATCACATGGGACAATCTTCATATAATTCATCAGTATTACCTCGTGCTTTATTGATTTCATTTGCGGCAGCTTTCGCATCATTTTCTGTGTCATAAATATTACGAATGTAATACTCAAAATCAGGATCGATATTGTCCTTTACGTTAGTTCCTTCTAGTTGAACAGATTCTTCTTCTACCGTTAAATTGCCATCTTCGTTAATCCTTGCTCCGATGTTTACTCTCTTGATTTTACATTTTTTGATTCGATATGCGTCTTTTACAATCTTTTTGTATCCAAGGCAAATTGGGCAACGCCACTTTTTCTGAGTACCGTCAAAGAATGTTATATTCACATTTCCGTCGGTATCACATTTATTACAGTTTTTGTCAGCATTCTCTCGCTCAATAATCCATGCAAAGCTTCCGGGAACGTGCTTTAAATTAAAGCTAGTATCCATTTTAAATCACCTTTGTCCATAGACTCACACATACGATAATAAGAATATTCAGTGCAACGACAGTCCACTTTACATATTTAAGTTTGATGTCATACATTACAGTATTACGTAAAAAATCGTATAGAATTTCTTCAGAGCGTATAATTGCGGCTGTAAGAATCAAAACGATATACGATTTAACAAGCAGCCAAATAAGCTCAGCCAGCATCGATTAGCACCTCCTCGATTGGAATAACCTGACCATCAACGTAGTAGCACATCTGACCGTGCTCATTATAATAAGGAGACATGTAGCCGTAAGTATGGTTGCCTCCACTTTTACTGAACAAGTAATACATAACGTGTGTATCCTTGTCGTACACCACAGGAGTGTCACCAATACGATAGAACCAGTCATTCTCTTTGGCTACATTCCCTACTGAGTCTTTCACACTTGTACTGCATCCAGTCAGTATAATCGCTGCTAGAAGTACGCATACGGCAGTATTTTTGAAAGTCTTAAACATACTTTTCCTTTCTGTTAAAAGCGGAATTTTAGAAAGCGCATCCGGTTTTGTGTTCTTTAAGCCCCATTCTTCTCTTCCTCAATTATGTATCGCCAATAATCCGGCTCTTTGAGAGTATTAAGTATGCCTTCAGTATGCCATCCAACACAAGAACTTAAAACAGCCGTATCCTCTCGACCATCTTTATATTTAATCTTGCACAGCACTCCATATTTTGGCAGGTCAGTATTTGTACTCTTCCAACCGTCTTCGTCCTCCGGCCAGTCGATTCTAGCTCCGCAGTTACCACAGTAACCATTACGGTTACCATCTTCATTAAAGAGATATTCACCACTGTCACAGCACTGGCAGGAAATAATGCCCTCTTCTGCAAAAGGATCGTTAATCATTTTTAGCCTCGATTTCTTTCCATCCAATGAAATCACAAATACAAAGCTTTTCTGGATTACACCGATGAAGCAGGAATTTATTCTGTCCAGAAAGCCTAGACCCGCCAGACACTTCAACGGGTTTACACCCATCTTGAAACATTCCTGAAAGAGTCCATTTCTCAGCAATAGATAAATCAACATCATTTTTAATGATATCGCGATTGCATCCACGGCATTTAAAGATTTTTACGTATTTCTTCTCCATATTACCTCAGTACCCTTATCATCGGCAGTGTCGTTTTTCATATCATCAAAGAAAGATTCATAATCAAACCACTTATCCTCAACAATATTGCCGATAATTTTTACTGTACTACCCCAGCCTTTAGTTGCCACACGGATATACTTGTCTTTCATGTTCTCGTACTTATCGCAGCCAACAGTGTCCATGATTCGCATGATGGCTTCCATACCAGAAGCATATCCTTTGAAAGTTTTTGCTCCTACATATCCTTTACCAAGAACATATCCTCCATAGCAAACGCCCCATCCATGACCATCCAACGTCAAATCAGAAGTCAAAACTCCATGATCGGCCATGTTAAGGCTAACATTCTTGATTTGTACATTTCTGATCTCGTATCCTTCAGCTTCAAGCAGCTTTTCTGTCCACTTCTTCATTTTGCCTCCTGTTATTTAACGTATCTACGTTATAAATTTGATAGAATTTCACGATGAAACGGCACTTTTATCAAGCCTTCAAATAGCTCCAATAGTTAGTGTACAAAAGTCGAGCGCTTACATCTGGCTCGTAAGGAGCAAATAGATGCTCCCGGTGCCATTGGCCGCGCACATATTGGATTGCTTCATACTCACTGTCAGCAGGGATCTCATAATATGAGAAATTGCGTTCTCCGTTAGCCATAATGTATGATAGACTTACACCGTATACACGTGTTTGCTCGCAATTCATTACTCGTCCCTCTTTTTACGATACATTGTAACAGTATACGGTTCATAACCACCTTCTTCCGTCCAGTCCAAACTAAAACCAGCACGTTGGTAGACTTCCATCTCAATTTGTTTTTCCGTCATATTGTCATCAACATAGAATTCAAAATTACAGTCTTCAAATCCTTTTGCTTTTAGAACTCCTGTGATTTTTTTCATAAAGCACCCCACTTTTCTCTACCACATGTATCACATACAAAGTGCCATTTATCATGCCAGCTATGAGTGTTATCGTAAAGCATAACACCACCACATCGGCTGCACTCTGGAAGAAACCAACGGAGAAGATATTTTAAGAACTTAACAATCATCGTTTCTCCTTTTTTCTAAAATACCCGCTGCTTCCATAATCTCAAAGAAATCATCCATGAGAGCATCAGCCATCTTTCCAGAGATTTCGGGAGGTTTTAAGCTAAAATCTCCAAATGCACAGCAAAGGCAACCCCAAGGCGTCAGAAAATATCTTTCGTTGTCATCTTCAGGATTGATGTTTTCATAAACGATATTTTCGTCTTCCATTTTAACTACCTGCCTTTTCAATGCTCTGAATCATACAGCTCATGTTAGGATGAGCCTTTTCAAAACGATAATGTGCTTTGTTCCTAGCGTCATTCTGATCCTGTGCCTTTACCATATATGTATTGAATGCCTGATGCCCATCATCATAATACATTACTTCAACAGACCAATAATCCATAAAACTCCTTTCATGCCACCACACACACCCTACTAGTTGATTTATTTACCTCGATTGCCCTTAATGAAACATTCAAGTAAAATAAGTGCCAGCCAAATACCGGTTGCTACTTTGATAGTAAACGTAATATTCAGCAGCTTAAAAATCAGCCAGATAATACCTATCGTGGTGATCCACGAGATAAAATATGTAGCCACAAAAATCAGAACAATTCCAAGAAAAGAACCAAGTGCCTTAAAGAATTTATTCCATGCTTCTATGTTAATCACCTTCTTTCAAAAATTTTCATTTTATAAAGCCTCGTTTACTTCTTTACCTCAATTTTTGCACTCTTGATTTTGTTGAGTTTATCTTCGTATTCTGTTTCGTAAACAATAACCGCAATATTAAATGTACGAACGGCGTCTTCGTAATCGTCAGAAAAAGAGTATCCACGGCTCTTACCATTTTGCATAACAGTAATATCTTTTTCGCCCATTACAGTAAAAACGCTATTACCATCATCCTTATCCTTGATTTTTCCATAACAAGGTTTGCAGTTAATACCTGCCTTAGTTTTGTCGAAACGGTATCCAGTACACCACAGATACTTATCACGCGGAGCATCTTTAATTCCGTAAACCATATAATATTAACCTCATAGTCCCGCCAACCCACCCTGTTCTTATTTTTTCAATAATGTATTACTTACTCACCCTTGGTAACGACCGTATCGGCACCCTGTACGGTAACCCAACCATGCTTCAGGCGAGCTTCTGCTTCCTTCATCTGAATCAGTTCAGGAGTGATAGACTCGGAAAGCACTTTATTTGCATCAGCCTCGGCCTGTGCTTCAATCATCTTAACGTCAGCTTCCGTCTGTGCCTTAACCTTATCAGTCTCTGCCTGAGCCAGAGCGGTCTGCTTATTCAGCTCTGCAATCTCTGCATCCTGCTTCGCCTGCTCCTTGGCACGAATCTTCTGCATCAGGGTATCATCAGGCTGTGCGTCAACAATCAGTGCGGAAGAAACATTGATACCATATTCTGCGGTCAGCTTCTCATTCAGATAGTCGGTGATTGCGGTATTAACACCTGCACGGTCATCAGAATAGATCTGCATGACACTGAACTGAGGAGTAACTTCCTTGACGTAAGCGATAATATCGTTCTGAATCTTGCTCTCCATCAAGCTCTCGCCATCCATGCCGCCAAACTTGGTGTACAGTTCAACAACATGCTCCGGCAGGAAGTTATAATTGACGGTCAGGTTGATTGCAATCGTACCGCCATTTGCAGGAGCGTCAATGTGCCAATCTGCGTGTTCCTTTGCACCATAATCAGACGGAGCGTTAGAGAATACCACTCGCTGCTGAGTAATCGGGAACTCAGATACATGCTTCAGAGGACTCATAAAGTGCCAGCCCTGAGAAATGGTCTGCTGCTCAACTCCCTTTGCGGAGTAAACAACACCAACATAACCAGTATGTACCCGCTCAGTACAAAGCACTGCACCAACTGCAACGAGGAATGCAACAAAAATTGCCATAAATTTCTTCATAAGTATCTCCTTAATCTTTGTAGTTATCTTTCAAAACGTAATAGGCGATAACCCATACAATCACAAAGAAAACAATGATTTCTTTCATATGTAATCCCACCAACCCACCACTTGTATTCAAATTTTACTTCATACTCTCTTCGAGTTCTTTGTAGCTGATTCCACTTGTCAGTCCCGGAGACTCTTCACTATCCGTTCCTTTGAAATGCGCTCCAACAACACTAGGATGCAAATATTCAATCATTGCAAAATTAGCAACATCAATGAGCCATTCTGTATTTCCTGTCTCTAAATACTTTTTGACTCTTGGATAAATTTCCTTTACAGCTTGAGCCAAATCTGGATATGTCTGATTCATCCAACCATATTTATAATGAGATACCAAAATACGATTCTGCATCTTTTTAACAAAACCATTATCCCAATCTCGCTCTAAAATCTGTTGTGTAGTATCCATATTTTATCCTTTGTTTAGTTATCGCTCAAATGAACCACACGATCCTTGATCTCCTGCGTGCGTCCCTGGTTCCAGAACTGAGTCCCAATAAAACCGCAGGTACGTCGTGCAACATTCAGTTTATTCTGGTCACGATTACCACAGTTCGGGCATTCCCAAATGAGCTTGCCGTTATCTTCAACAATCTTAATCTCGCCGTCATAGCCACAAACCTGACAATAATCAGACTTGATGTTCAGCTCTGCGTAGATAATAGTGTCGTAGATGTATTTGATGACACTCATCACAGCGGGGATGTTGTTGGTCATGTTCGGGCATTCAATATAAGAAATCGCTCCTCCGGGAGACAGCTGCTGAAACTCAGACTCAAACTTCAGCTTCTTGAATGCATCAATATGCTCACGAACCACGACATGATAGCTATTGGTGATGTAATCATGGTCGGTTACATCTGGAATGATGCCGAACCGCTTCTGCAGGCACTTGGCGAACTTGTAGGTGGTGGATTCCAGCGGGGTGCCGTAGAGACTGTAATCAATATTTTCTGCTGCCTTCCACTCACTGCACTTGTCGTTCATGTGTTGCATAATCTCAAGAGCAAAAGGTTTTGCTTCATCATCAGTATGGCTCTTACCGGTCATGTACTTTACACATTCATACAGACCCGCGTAACCTAAACTGATGGTTGCATATCCGTCAAACAGCAATTTATCAATCTTCTCGCCCTTCTTCAAACGTGCGATTGCACCATGCTGAAAATGAATTGGACTTACATCAGAAGGCGTACCCATCAATCGCTTGTACCGAATCTGAAGCGCTCGATGGCACAGCTCAAGACGCTCATCAAAAATTCTCCAAAACTCAGAAACATCCTTCTTAGAGCTACAAGCAACATCCACCAGATTGATGGTGACAACACCAGCATTAAAGCGACCATAATACTTGTGACCCTTTTCCCAATTCATGGCACCAGAAATATTCTCGGTGGTTCGATCAGGGGTCAGGAAGCTCCGGCAGCCCATGCAAGGATAGCAAGCACCCTTGTATTCCAACATCTTCTTCTCAGAAATGTAGTCGGGCACAAACCTCTTGGCAGTACATTTAGCTGCCAGTTCAGTCAGATAATAATACTTAGAATTATCTCGAATATTGTCTTCTTCTAGCACATAAATCAACTTTGGGAAAGCCGGAGTAATCCATGCACCAGTCTCGTTCTTCACGCCTTTAATGCGCTGACGAAGGACTTCTTCAATGATAATTGCAAGGTCATCACGGGTCTGGCCTTCAGGAACTTCATCCAGATACATAAAAATGGTAATAAAAGGAGCCTGCCCATTGGTGGTCATCAAAGTAATAACCTGATACTGAATAGTCTGAACGCCTGCAACGATTTCTTTATGTAAACGCTTCTCTACAATTCGATTGATGGTCTCCTGATTTGGCATCTTGTCAATCTCATTGTTTTGAATCATGTCGTAAAACTCATCATGAACTTCACACGCAATCTTCTTTCGAGAGACATCCACAAATGGAGCCAGATGAGACAGAGTAATACTCTGCCCACCATACTGATTTGAAGCAACCTGTGCAATGATCTGTGTTGCAATATTGCACGCCGTAGAGAAACTATGTGGTTTGTCGATTCCTGTACCAGAAATCACAGTGCCATTTTGCAGCATATCTTCCAGATTGACTAACGAGCAGTTGAACATGTGCTGGGCAAAATAGTCGGAATCGTGGAAATGAATTCGGCCATCATAGTGAGCATCCACAATATCTTTCGGGAGAAGCAGATTAAAGCTCAGATCTTTGGAGACTTCGCCAGCCATATAGTCACGCTGCACGCTATTCACAACAGGATTTTTGTTGCTGTTTTCCTGCTTGACATTCTCATTGTCTACATCACAGATGGAAAGAATTTCGCCATATGCTCGCTGTTTCTCACGAATCTCCTGCCGAAGAATACGCCAGTGACTATAAGCGTCAGCCACATCCGAAAGAGGGCTATTTTTCAACTGGTCAATAACCACATCCTGAATCTGCTCTACAGACATCGTATCATGGATGTCCGCAATGTAGTCTGCAATAGCGTTAGATACGCGAGAATCAACTCCTCCAGTCGTATTCGTCATTGCCTTCTCAATCGCATTCACAATCTTACTCTTATCAAAAGGAACTTTCGTTCCATCGCGTTTAATCACATATTCCATGCAATCACTCCTTAATCTTCCAACCAACGATTTTCTGCCACATAGAAAGCTCCAACCGCAGCTACCATCAATACGACCCAGAATACCCAAAACCAAATCACTCGTGTACCAGCTGCAGAAATCATATAATCTCGTGCTTCTTCGATGTTTTTATCCTTAATGAATTGTGCATTATGTATACTTTTATCGCTCAAATTCGCGTATAATGTACCACCATAACGAACATCTTTGACATAAAACTCGAACTTTACATGAGAACTGACTTGTACAGTGGTCAGGTACTTGCTGGATGGCATTTTGATGTCACCATACTTGAATTCTTTGCCCAGAAACATTACATTTTTGGAATTGTGTTCTTCTGAACTGTAATAATCCCAAGTCCAGTACGTTTCGACTCTTGTTCTTGTATGGCCTTTACCATCCGTAGTAGTGACAGTTCGTGTATGCATCGTGTAATGCTTTTCTTCACAATAGATATACATCCACTGACCGTCGATACGTGGATCGCTTACGGTATCTACTGCTTCTAGCGCGCCTTGGCAAAACGCATTACCTACGTTGGTTCTCATTCCATAATCGAACATATTTTCGGACTCAATCGAAATTGCTGTATTATATTCTTTTTTCTGCTCAAGCGAATCTCTGGTGATATTTCCAGCGATAACGCTACCAAGTATCAGCATAATGAACACAATACCAACACTGACGATCAATTCACGATAAGTAATTTCGGCATTACCGATTTCCAAAAAGGTTACCGACTGCCGGTGCTGCCTCATTCCCCTCATAGGACAGATACTCATAATTCTGAACCTCATATCCAGTCAGACCCAGCAGAAAGGAGTTCGGAAACTTACGAACGCTCTGCTTATATTCCTTCACGACACGATTGTAATCGCCACGATAGTTTGCAATCAAATTTTCAGTGACGGATAGCTCATTCATAAGCTCCTTGTAGTTGTCGCTAGACTTCAGTTCAGGATATGCTTCCGCAATAGCTGCAATCTGAGTCGTAATTTCTTGAGCGGTCTGGCCGGAAGTGCCACGAGCATTCACAACATCCATCAAAGTCTGATACTCATGTTGGTCATAAGCCTTGACGGTTTCAACCAGATTTGGAATCAGATCAGCTCTGCGCTTCTCCTGAATCTCAATGCCAGACTTAGCTTCCTGAATCTGCTCTTCATAAGAGATGGCCGTGTTCTTAGGCCCCTGCACCATAAAGGTCATACCAAGAATGGAAATCAACACGACACAAATAACGATAATTGGGAACTTCCAATTGTATCTCATATATGTAAACCTCTTAAAACTTGACCTCATCGGCATGGACTTTAGAGTTCAGCATTGAATGGTCAACCTTATTAACTCCTTTGTTGTTCGGAGACATAGTATCATTATGAACACTCGGAACCACGGCAGTCTCAATATTTGGAGTATGGATTTCTGGACGGAAAACCAAATCATCCGTATAGTCGGGATTTGCAAGACGAGGAGTACAATCCGTCATCGTAGTCAGCTTATCATTAGCCTCATCAGGAATCTTCTTTAGCGTATCTACGACACTTTCAGTAATCTTCTGCTGTTCCTCTAAAAGCCGGATTCTATAGTCCAAATACTTACGTGCCTTCATCAAATCTTGAAGCTTAGAATTGCCATCTTTGTGTCCTGCCCGGCTCAAATACTTACCAACATTCCAAAGATAAGCATCCTCGTCCAGTTGCCACTCTCGCAGCACTTTGATAGCCTCATAGGGATTGTCTGCACCGCCGTAATAAGACGGGTGCTCGACGTTCTTCTTAATTTCGTCAAGTGTTTGCATCAATAACCTCCTTGTTTCTTTCAATAGGCTTATAAACATCTGCCAACCTAGGATGACGGCCACAGCAGCCACGACCTTCTGGGCAGAACGGATACTTCGGATTAGCCTCGCAGGAAGGAACCATCCAGTTTGCCACTTCAGGACAAACCTGTGCAACTTCCTTCTTCATTTCTGTAAACATCTCGCGGATTTCTTTTTGGGCCCTAGAACAAAGTCGAAGATGGCTCATCTCAATCAAAGCACGAGCGTTCATCGTAATGTAAAACTCTGTACAGCAAGCATTTGGCAGAACTGCACGGGCGTCTTCGTTTTTGGCATTATGATACTTTTTGAGAATTTGATAATCAGTGTCAATGTCAGACATCATATTATCGAAAACATCGGCATCTTCACCAGTAAACGGGTTCACATACTTGAATCCATCCTCGCTGCAATAACGCTGGCTGCGGCAGCTCATGCTAATATGTCGATGACGACTAATCTGTGCCAGAAGTGCTCGGCTTACATCTTTTACGTAGAATGTAAAATTGATGTGCTCAAGTACAGAATAGTGACCGCTTGCCTTACATCCCTTGGCAATCTTATAATCGTCAGTCATTGAAGAATCGTAACAAATACTCGCAGCTTCCTCCACAATACATAAAGGATTCTTATCACTTGTAGGAACAACTCGCTGTGTGTACGCGATCAAATCAACAGTCATTCAACTCTCCTTAATATTCGTCCTGCCAGTTTTCAGGAATGTCGTTCTCACCAATTACGATGCAATTTTTAGGTGCAACATTCGTTGTGTACTTTCCGTCTTGAACTTTAATCATTACGTTCATAATGGCGACAACTTTACGAATACTCCAAAGAACTCCGCGACCATTTCGAGTTCTAGCTCTAAGCACTGTATCGCCAACATGAATCTCTCTATTAAGAATATCGGTTACCATTTAATCCTCCTTTACTTTAGAAGTGCAAACTTAAACCAATCTGGAAAATTGGATACTGAAATCCCATACTTGATAAGGCAAGACAACATCCACAACGCAATCATGATTCCGACCGCAATAAGATAATCCTTAAAAATCTTAATGAAAGCGATCCACATTTTAATCGTATCTTTCACTTACCTCACCTCTTTCAATCAGTTCATCAACAGTAACATCTCCGCAGAGAACATGTCTAAGTTGCTCTTCTGACAGCTGATATGTAATCGGCTCTCCACACTCGGTAGGATATCGAGCCAAGGTTCTGTAATATTCTGCAAGGGCTCGTTCTTTACGCCCCTGCTCACGATGGTCAATACCAATCATATCACCCCACCTCCTTCCTTAAATTCTTCACTCTTACCGGTCACGACATATACATCATCTTCGAGATCTTCTTTGAGAATTTTTACGATATTAAATGGTTGTTGGAATGGGTCACCTTTATCTGTACATACAAGATAATAAGTATCCGTTTCCCATATCACATCATAAAAATACCCTTTTCGCATTAAAATGAATTGATTCATGCACTCCACACAATAACAAGCATGATAGTTCGTCCTGAAGTACATCTGCTTCATTAGGACTCCTTGTAGGGTTCCATATCACCCTTCCAAATCTGGAAATAAGGATGTGCGTCAATGCCGTAAACCTGACCCTTCATACCTGTACTGGTGATTTTGTAAGGTTTTCCGTCCTCAAGGCTATTGATAAAGTCCTGATACTGAGGACTCATCTTAAAGAAATCTTTCTTACCCTGAATTCTCTTTACCTTAATAGTGACCTCGTCACCAATCTTTGGTTCCCATTCCTCTGCGGGCATTCCAGCCAGAAAGTCGGGACCACCAGCTTTCTTGATTCGCCGGGCAAGGATTCGTGCCTTACGCTGCTCTCTGCGCCGGTCTTCTCGGTTCATTGAATTACTCATATTCTGTTCCTTTCAGCTTATCAAAGTAGGGATCGCCGTCTCGCTTCTCTAATAAGTTGAGCTCCCCGGCGGAGCCTACAGAATACAAACGAAAATTTTTAAAAATCTCAGCACCTTTAATAGTGGCTAGAGATGCAATTATGTACAATATATTGTGTTCATCTGTGCCATCCGTAAGTTGAACTTCAAGTCGTTCTTTCTTTGGGATGGCTAATTTTCGGAAATCATTCATCATTTATCCGGCATTACATAAACATTCTCACTGCCATCACAGCAATAACTGGCGAAAATATCACCAAGAATGTATTTACACCTTTCTTCTGAATCGTACTCACCAAGAGTAATTCCACGTCCATGCGCATCCTGCCTTGCAAAAACCTGAAGACTAGCAGTATCAATAATCGCCATACAATCGAGATTCACAATTCTTTTGTCTTGCGTTAAAAGTAGCATTTTAGTCCTCCGGCATATCGAAACTAACACGGTTCTCACAAAGAGCAGTGTTAATTTCTTGAATTACTTCTTTTGCTCGTTCTACTGTTTTATATTTACCAAGTTTCATCCATCCATCTCCATCAAAGGTATACGCTCTGATTACTGTTGATTCATCTACAATATGGATTCCAAAACATTTACTGGTGTCAGCAACTCCGTTTTGATTCTGTGTTAAAACAAACATTGTAAACCTCACAAATCAGAAAGCTGGGCAGGAGACCAGATATCTGGAATATCCCAATCTTCTTCTGATTTTCCGTTATAAATTCCGTAGAAATATCCTTCGGACGGTACATAGACTATCCGTTGCCAGCCATTCATTCCGTGTGACTCCTTTGGCTCAAAATCACGAGTCAAAATTCTACGTCCACCGTTGCTATAAGCGGATGTCTTTGTAGGAACCTCGATACATTTATTATCAAGAATCCGAAGAATGTGCTTAATGGACTTCTTAGAAAGATTCATAGCTTTCTCCTTAGCCGTAGCTCACTTCATTCTTGTCATTTCGGAATCGCACAAAAGTCGGGAACTGCAAAGACTCAAGACCGGTTTTCTTATCACAGCTCTTTTCCTTGTATTTACATTCCACAATCTTACCGATGTAATTATCAGGATTCGCCCACACAGCAGCTCTCGTAGCATCATCAAAACCAGAGCCGACACGAAGCTCGTTGCCCTTGTAGTCAACAACAAGAGCGCCCATCGTACCAGCCAGACGGTTCTGACCTTCCTCAATCGCAGTGATTCGCAGATCAACAGTATAAAAACGCTTAATTTTGAGACATCCGTTGTGACGAGCCCGACGATAAGGGACGTCCGTATTCAACATGAGCCCTTCCCAATCGTGCTCAACCGCATAATCAAGCCACTTTGAAATCACGCCTTGATCTATTCCTTCATAAACCATCGGCACAATCTCAACGTTCTCAAGGTGCTTGTGAGCAATCTCTGCACGAAGACAATTCAGCCATTCACGGCGCGTCCGATACGGAACCATGCATTTACTGCGGTCAAATTCAACAGCAGGGATGACATCAAAAATAACGAACTTGATACCCGTCTTGTCCTTACTATCTGAGTTCAATAGGCCAGTTCCGAAACGAAACGCCTCCCCGTCTGACATTCCTTCGGGATTCTTGTAGATAAGTTCTCCGTCAAACACCCAAGAATCTCGCCTCGTTGCATCGCCGTCATATAGAGAGAGCAGGTCATTCTTAATATGGTCAAGACCTTCAAATTTCTGTGCCTGACGAGAAATTAAATCTCCACGATATAGAGTCCCCCTATTTCCGTTCATCTTCTGGCTAAGGCTGAACCAAGTGCCCATCTTCAGCTTAACCTTATCAATCGGATATCCTTGCTGAACCTCCCAGACAGGAATAATTTCTTCGCCGTACACCTTATTGATGGTAGCTGCCTCGACTCCGATCGGCAGGTTCTTAGTGAACAGTCGCTTTAGAAACTCTTCATACTCAGGATTTTTATGTAAATAATTCTGGATTGTTGCGATGGATGTATCAGAGCCTGTATTGTGACCAGCACCCATAATATAAAGGTATCCGCAACTGAGATACTGAACGTCGATATCTGGCTTCACAGCTACCTTCTTATTGATCTTTGCATCAGACAGGCCAGAAACAATTGCCGGGTTAAGCAGAAATCGGAAAAATGCCATCAGCTCATCAGCTTCATCTCCAAAATCCTTACGTGCATCCAGCAAAATGCGTGTCTTGTCCGTCTTTTTCTTTGCCTTCTGCAATGCCTTAACCATCGCATCAAGCTTACCTATGAGCTCTTTATCTGTCATAAAGCCTCCTTGCGTATCCTGTATTATATAGTTATAGCTAATAAAGAAAGGCTTGTCGTTACGAGCAAGCCATTTCTTTCCCGTATCCTGTATTACATAGTTAAAAAGAGAATTTTAAGCCTCCGAGGTGGAGACTTTTTATAACTATATTATACAGGATACGCACATAATTGTCAATGCTTTTCTGAAAATTCTTTCCGTAAAAATTCCTTCAAGAACGTCCGCTTATATGGAACTCTCGAAGTCTTTACAGCCCGATCAAGAGCATGAGTTTCGGCGCAAATCACACAATACTTCTTGGCACGAGTGATGGCCGTATAGAGCCATTCTCTCGTCAGCATCAGGTACGCAGAGTTGTCCATGCCAACAATCACATATGGAGCCTCACTGCCCTGCAACTTATGACAACTTAAAGCATAAGCAAGTTCAAGCGTTGCCCAGATGTTATTCCCACCAAAGTAATGCGGAATGAAGATCGTTCCCCACTGGTCAAAATCAACCAGAATAAAACTACTCTCAATCTTTCGGATAATGCCACGGTTTCCGTTGAACACCGGACACTTCTCTTCCTTTTTCTTTGTCTCGATATTGTATGTGTGAAGTTCATAGTTGTTCTTGTTGATAATGACCTGATCGCCCTCACGCAGAGTGTACACTCTATCCTTGCCATCACCGTAGATTGTGACCTTTGCTTCTGCCTGACCACGACTCGGATTCACAATTTCCTGAATAGCATTATTGACTTCATAAGTACAGATACTACCACGCAGCTTCTGTGGAAGTACAATCTGAATCTTCGCACTATCATTCCCTACCTTATTATATAAGGTACGGTACTGATTGATGATGTGGTTGAATGACTCACTTGCGTCTTTATAGATATCAAGCTCCAAATCACGAAGTTCACCACGAATCTCACTACCAGCCCAGCCATAAGGCACCAACTGCGTAGCATTACGAACCTTGATACTCTCTGTGATAATTGCAGACTTAGCTGCCTGACGATGGATCTTAGTCAAACGAGCCACAGGAACAACCTTAGATGCAAGCATATCCTTGAAAATGTTACACATACCGATACTCTCAAGCTGGCCGTCATCACCAATCATAATGAATCGCTTTCCGGTCTCGATTGCCTGAATCAAGTCATAGAACAACTGAGCTCCAACCATAGATGTCTCATCCAGAATGATAATGTCTTCTTCAAGAGGATTATCCTTGTTATGGATGAAACCACCATTCTCAATGTCATAACCAAGAAGACGATGGATGGTCTTACCATCCTGACCAGTAATCTCCTGCATACGAGCTGCGGCACGACCAGAGAGTGCAGTCTGAGCGAAAGACTTACCACGAAGAACCTTTAGAACACCAGCGACAACTGTACTTTTGCCAGTTCCGCCGTAGCCTGTTAAGATACAGACGTTACTAGAGCATACTTTTTTAATAGCATCTCTCTGCTCTTCTGTATACTCAATACCAAGTGCATCTTCTGCCTCATTGATTGCTGCATCCATATTTCTACCAATCGGCTCAACAGGTGCATCCGCTAATCGCTTGATTTCCTTTGCGATCTCATCTTCAAGATTCCACACTCTAGTTAAAGCAAATTCCTGACGGTCATCACTCCACCAAAGTGTTTTACGGACATCGTGCAGATGGAAAAGTGCCCTCTTGATTACTTCTTGGTCACCCTCGTTCAAATCAAGTTCCTTGATACAGCTATTGATTGTCTGATTTGCCGGAATAATAGAGTTGCCTTCTTCGGCACGGGCGGCAAGAAAATGCATAACATAAGCTTCGATTCTGAATTGCGAATTGTGCTTTAAACCCATATTCAAAGCAAGAGCGTCAGCTTTTTTCCAGCCAATGCCATACGCATCATCGATCAGGACGTAAGGATTCTCCTCAATCTTTCTTACCAGAGTGTCTGCACCGTGATACTGACGAACAAGCTTTTCAATAGCACTGGGGGTCAAACCGTACTCAATCAGTTTCGTGTACGCTTCACTGTTATCAATGTTGTTTTCAAAAGAGTCAATGATCTTTTGTGCTCGACCTTCCGTAATACCGCTAACAGTACAAAGAGATTTGATGTCACCATTCTTGATAATTTCATACGGATTGTCGAATGCTTCGTAAAGCATCTCAAACTGATGGTCTGTCAAGATAAAACGGAGAAAGCTTTTTTGTTCTTCCGGGTCAGTAATCTCTTGAAACTCATTCATGTAGATAATTTTGTACTGATCACCAAACTTTTCATGATGAACATACTCACCACAGAACGAATAAGTTTTATCCATATCGAGGCTAGGAACGTTGCCCTTTAGCCGGAGGTCACTGTATCGACTCATAACAGGGTTTCCCTGCTTGACTTTTACCACCTCGGCAGAGAAAGTGGCGAAGCCGCCGGGCTCCACCTCTCTCCCATCTTTCGGATAAAAGACTCGTTTTATCCTAATGTAGCAACGGATCATATTTTCATTAAATTTCTTATCTGCCACTTTATACCCCTCTTATTATGCACCTAATCTAAATTCTGTCAGTCCTCCGCACACTCTGCAATAAAACCATTTTGTGGTAAGCTCGCATTGTTCTGCGCAGTCAAACTTCCACTTCTGAACTTTTCTAACGACGCAACAATTCGTACAATGTATCTTAATTACAGTTTTATCTTTGTACCAATCAATTTTAAACTCAGGAAATTCACAAAGAACCTCTCCGTCAATAGTATATAAAACACCATTATATAAAACATCATTCATTGCTTTATCTCTCTATCATGCAGCCACTGTTTGTAAGGCTTCATCTTCTCAACAATGTACGAATTTTCTTTTCTCTTGCAAAGGATTGCAAGATCACTGCCCTTTGAAATTAGACTTGAATATCGTGCATACTGAGATGCCCAACAAATCATTTCAACAATACCACCTGTCGTGTAAACATGTAAGTATGCAAACTGGTTGCCACGTTTATCCTTCTTTTTTTGGATGTCTACGATGACACAAATAGCAGTTGCCTCACCGCCATCCTCTACAGTATCAAGACCTGCATCAATATAGGTGCAAGCATCCTTAATGGGATTGCTAGTCAAGAACATTGAAAGGGTTTCAAATTCCCACATGTGCTCGTCTTGCATATATTTTTCAGCAAACGCCTGCATAAAGGCATTCCGCTTTTTGTCTTTTTCTTTCTTTCGATTCTCCGCATCTGCCTCCCAGCGCACCCTTCTTGCCTTATTATATAAAGCAAGTCTAGTAGGCTTATCTTTAATATAATTTGTGTCAATCCCATATTCGTCTTTAAGAACAGAGATTTTGGGAAGGGATGCCATCTCATGAAAACTCTTCTCTTTATACTCGTTCTCAAAAACCATATTTGCAAAAGTGATTAAGATTTTTCTCTTGTCTTTTGTCGGGATAGCTCCCGCCTTAATCAACTTGACAACGTTTGAAGTTCCAATCTTGCCACCGTTTGCTCTCTGAACAAAGTCTGCCAATCCAGAATATGGACGGTCTGCAATCACCCCTGATGCGACACTCTCGCCCATTCCCTTAATGGCTTTCAAGCCAAACAGAATTGTGTGCTTTTCCGCATCGGCCTTAAATTCCATATTAGACTTGTTAACACTTGGAGGAAGGACCCGAATATGTAAACGATCACATTCATTGATGAACACACCCATTTTGCCAGAATCATCTTCTTTAGTAATCATACACGCCGCCATGAAATATTCAGTATAATGAGTCTTCAGGTATGCTGTCAGGTAAGAAAGAAGCCCATAAGCAACTGCGTGACCCCGGTTGAAGGAATAAGAAGCCTGTTTCAGGATCAATGCCCACATCTCAGAAATCTGATAATCGTTCCATCCTTTCTTGTGAAGACCATCTCTAAACTGGACCTCCAAGGATGCCATAACATCTTTCTTTTTCTTACCAATGGCACGACGAGCATTGTCAACCTCAGTTTCAGGGAATCCTGCATAACGAAATACTGCCAGAGCCTGTTCCTGATAAAGAAGAATGTACTGAGTCTTGGCAAAAAGCTGTTTGATATCAGGATGAAGTAGTTTGATAGTCTCTGGATGAAGCTTATTTGAACAATACGTCGGGAAGCTGTCCTTAGTACCAGGGCGGTTTGCTGCATTCACAACAATGATATCCTCGGCGTTGTCACATTTTGCTTCAACACACATCTTTCGAGCTTCAGCAGACTCCATCTGAAAAATACCAATTGTGTGTCCAGACTTATAAACTGCGTCGTAGACTGCCTTATCGTTTAGGTCGAGATGGTTGATGTCAACATCCTTCCAAGTTAGACCGGCCATCTTTAATGTGTCATCAATCGTGTCCAAATTTTCAAGACCAAGAAAATCCATCTTAACCAATGATAAGTCGTCCATTGCATTGTGCATTTCAAGCTGACACATCTGATTTCCTTCTCTATCCATACAGAGAGGACAATATTCAATGACAGGCTTAGGTGTAATCAAAGTTCCTGCAGCATGGCGACCCATACTCTTCGGTAAGCCTTCAAGCCGCATAACGTACTTAAACCACAGAGGGAACTTATCATACACATTAGAAAGCTGCTCGCTCTTTCCAAGAATGTCCTTCAATAGAACTTCCTTCTCAACTTCTTCTCCGAGATCATCCAATGTTTTCACGGTCGGAATCAACTTAGCAACTTCATTTCGCAATTCATACGGAATCTGCATATAATATGGGCTTTCTGGATCTTCATTCAGTACCTTGCCAATATCCTTAATGGCAACCTTTGTAGACAGAGAATTAAAAGTTGCGATTGGTGCTACACTCTCTTTTCCAAAAAGCTCTTCTGCAATAGAAACAAGTTCTTTGCGACGACGACGGCTAATATCAAAGTCGAAGTCTGCGAGACTCTTACGACCCTTATTTGCAAAACGAGAGAAGTCAAGATCCCAACGAACAGAATCAATCTGCGTAACGTTTAGCATAAATAGACATAGACAGTTTGCACCAGAACCACGAGAATAGCCACGAGGGATACCTCGTTCATCGGCCACCTTACAAAGCATATACAGCATGATGAAATAGTCGATGTAGTCAACATATTCCAAAACGTCAAGCTCCATCTCAATTCTGTCCCGCCGGGTTTGCTGTTCTTTTTTACTCATCCATCCGAATTTTTCATCGAAAGTAGAATAAACAAGGTAACGTAGATAATCCAAATGCGAATCAAACTTGCCCTCAATTTTCACTTCTGGCATCTGGTTTGGCTGACCAAGACCAATATCAATATCGTCAACCATATCTGCAATCTTCACAGACATTGAGCAGCCTTCTCGGATGAAGTCTTCATCAAACTGCTTTGAAAGTGTTCTCAGCACATCGTCTTCGGTCTGAAGATAACAGTCAACATAACTTTCTCCAACTTCTCGTCCTTCTCCAATTTCTACAAAAACTGAATGTGCATCAACATCTTCTTTGGAAAGCATATGAGCATCGGTTGTAATGGTATACGGAAGATTGTACTTTTTAATAAAAGCTGCAATTTTTGCATTAGCTTCAGCCTGATCTGGCGTATCATGAGACTGAACTTCCATAAACACGTCATCAAAGATCCATTTCAGTTTGTTCCATAACTGCCATGCCTCAGTCTCGTTTCCATCAACAAGCAATCTACTCATTCGACCAACTTGACAGGCCGTAAGACAGATGATACCTTTACCCCACTCGTTCTGTTCAATGATGTTCAAAGAAGTTCGAGGCTTTTTATACATGCCATCAACGCAAGCATTTGAAACAACCTTGAACAGATTTTTCAAACCGGTCTCGTTTTTTGCCAGCAGAACAAGATGATAACGAGGTTGTTTATAGTCTTTTGTGTCGGCTTTCTCTGCCTGATTATCTACTTCATAGACTTCACAGCCGATGATAGGCTTAATACCTGCTTCCTTGCAAGCCTTAACTTGGTCAACAAAAGAGTGCATTTTTCCGTGGTCTGTAACCGCGATTGCTTTCTGGCCGTTTTCTTTGGCAAAGTTTACAAGTTCCTTGACGGTAAGAATAGAGTCAAGTAACGAACCCTGCGCTGTATGTACATGAAGATTTACAAAATTATCTGACATCTATTCTCCTTCCACCATTAAAACTGATTACGTTCCTTTAGACGCTTAATCCAGCGCTTGCGCTTCTCGTTAGCAATCTTATCTGCCTCTACAGTGAACTTCCAAATTTTGTCTGCGTCATCATCAAAGTATGCGTAGATACAGTTCAATACATCACCGAATTCTTCTACGAGATTTTCGTAAGCTTCATTGATGCTTACCGGTGTTGGATTCTTCATATCAATTGCACGATAAAACTTTATTGCAGCCTTTGATAGTTCCGAACCTTCCTCTCCCATCTGAATGAGGATTTCTTTGCCGTCAATGTAATCAAGCACTCGTAAATTTTTGTCTTTAATCATTCTGTCTGCTCCTTATCTTCAATGGACACTCTCAAAGTTACAGTCTTACCGTCTTTTGTTGTCCATGTGTATCCACCAAAAGTTCTATTGTTGAACTGAGCTTCAGAAAGAAGCCAATCACGAACTGCCTCGATAGCTTCATCTGTGACACGAGTTTTATCTTTCCACTCGGTTCCATTCTTTTTAACAGTCCCTGCGTAAATACCAAACATACCACAACTTACATGATATTCACTCATCACTCTTCACCTTATCTCCAAACTTAATAATATCGTCGAAAAGCATCACATAGTCATCGGTGTACTTGTTGCCATGGAAATGGCCGAAGTACCAGAATGGTTTACAATCGTTAGGATAGCATTCGTATATATTATCAAAGAATATTTCAGTTGACTGGTCTACTGTGCTTTGATCAATACCACCGATAAACAATTCAGTTGGAATGAACCGGAATGGACAGGTGTGCGTGAGCATAACATCAATATCATCGATTTGAGGGTCATGTGTAATATTCCAGATCTTTTTCTTAGTCTTCTCATTAGGTTGCTCATCCGGCCACCAGTTCCATCCACGTTCCAACCGATAATATTTATCTACAGAATAGGCTCCGCCGCAAACAAGACAGTTCAGAATTTCCCTATCAGCAAGAATCCGGTAAACTTCGCCATCAATAGCAAAATACTGATTTGGATAATGTGGGTCATGCCACACTTTGCCGCAAATATCTCCACTGATTTCCTTTGTCTTATAGCCATCCTTACGAGACGGGCGGCGTTCGTGATTTCCATGAATACAGAATAAATTCGCAGGGATGTCCGCAGCAATGGTCTTAACTCTCCATTCGTTGATGTTATCCTTACCATAATAGTTTAGACTAACATCACCAAGACAGATGATCCAGTCGTTCTTTCCAAGCCTATGTTTTATGCAAAATTTATTTATCTTTAAGAGACGATTAAAGTCGCCATGAATATCGCCTGTAATATAAACTGCCATTTAATCCACCTCAACAAGACAGCCATTCTTTACAACTTTAGCTTTATCATCCCAATATTCATCAGCTCCAATCTTTCTAGGAGCAGTGCCAAAATGCTCTTTCCACTCAGGAAGACTCTCGTTGATTGCATCAAACTGAATACCCCAATCAAAGCAAGCCTCCATTGCATCATACAGAAGCTTTCCTTCCCGGCAAGTCCAGAGAATCAGACCAGCACCGTGCTTCTGTTCTTGAATTGCCTGGTAGATCACATTCCAGTTTGGTTCACCGATATCAGGATAATTATTCTCACAGAGAGTTCCATCAAAGTCGATAGCGATAGCACGCTTCCAATTTCTCATATCAAATCACCTCAAAATCAATAATCTGTGCCTGCGGAGCCACTTTATTTCCGTACTGATTCAAAGATAACCGGCATACAGCATTGATATATTTCTCTTCCTGACCACCATAGAAGTCATTGTTGATCCAGCCAATCATCCGGCCATTATCAGCAAAGCACACAAAATCAATGCCTTTTTCTTCATCAGAATACTTCCACATATTGCCGTTCTTGCCCATCGGAGCACATCCACTATGAATCAGCGGAATGTTTTTAATGTAGAAATACGGCTCGGAGATTCCCTGTGCCCAGATTTTATGCATTTCATACATGGTCTTCGGCAATGCAACGGTCAACCTACTATAGTCAAAATCAAAATCAACTACGATTGCCTTACTCATCGTGACATCTTTAAGCAGTTCTTCACAATCCGCAATAGCCTTTGGTACGTTTTTTTTCTTAATTTTTACGCCAGCGGCATTATCGTGACCAAGAACCGACTCAAAATCTCCGGTACTCATCAAGAACTCCTTTAAACTTTCAATCGGAGAACCGTCAGGATTTCTCATTGAACCACCAAAATACTCTTGATTTTCGTCTGATTCTTCAGGGCAGGCTATCTCTCGAAGTAGTACGCAAGGTTTACCATACATTTCAGCCAGCTTGATTGCTACAACGCCAGTTAAATTACTGTCCAGAATGCCAGTGGAATTACAAAATAAAACTTTACTTCTGTCCGCTCCATACTTAGAAATCCAGTTTTGAAGTTCTACAACAGCCTTGTCTTTGGTCTTGTTTTGCTGATACTTGCAAGACGAACACTCACGAGCTACATGCTGCGCCAGAGTCTCATCAATCGTGACACCGGCATTCTTGCCACGAGTCGGAGTATACTGGAAGGTCTGTTCCTCACCGACCATTGCACGGAACATCCGCTTCTTTTGCTCGGATGAGCCAACACGAATCAGTGCGTTCATCATCGGAACGATGTAGAACTGAATATCATTGATAGTCGGGTCACCCTTGATGTTGAAGCTATTCGCCTCAACCAAAGCACAAATCATCGGATTTACAATTCGTGCTAGACCTTTCGTGCAAAGGCGCTTTGTCTCATGCGAGTGCATATCCATGACATCACCGATATTTCCGACGGCCACCAGATCAAGATACCGGTCTGCAACATCAGTCCAATTATATTCATCAACAGCCTGAAGGAACTTATACACCACGCCAGCGCCAGACAATTCCTTATTAGGATATGTACCGTTCTGGTTGTTGACGATTACTGCGTAAGGATTTTCTCTATCACAGATATGATGGTCAAGAATCAAAATATCAATGCCATTTTCGCGGAGTTCCTTACACTGTTCGACATCGTTGCTGCCAGCATCAGGAATAATCAGCAATGTAGTTTCAGGTGGAACCTCAATTTCTTTAGAGAGCCCATGCTCCTTTCCACTATGATGCAGAACATTGATTTTTCCAAAATAACCAATCGTCTTCAAATACTGAAACATCATTGAAGCACTTGTGAAACCATCCACATCACAGTCTATAAGGATAGAGATAATAGACTTATTCCAGATATGTTTGTTCAACAGCCTGACAGCATCTTCCATGTTGTCTAGCAACCATGGAGAATTCAAGCAAGAATCATCCAGATTCATGTAGGTCTTATAATCCTTGACCCCTCTGTTCTCCATAATCGTTCCAATCGGGTCTGATAGGTCGTTCCTACTCCCCTTCCAGAGTTTTACATTCATTTAATTCTCCTAACACAGTTCTCAATCAATGCCTTAAATTTTTCAGGATTATCAGTCGGGGCTTCCTTTTCATCCAGAATCCCTTTATCATCTACTACAGCATACACACTTACGCCATCGACAAATCGATTGGCGAGAACCATAAGCTCACTAAGCTGAACGTCTTTATCAAAAACAAAACAAATATCAGCGCAAAGACGTGTTAAAATTTCAATTTGATTCTGTGAAACCTTCTTACCGCCAGTCGCCACACAGTTGCAAACATCCATATTCCACATCTGCATGACAGACTTTTCAGCTTCACCAACATATACCAGACCTTTATTCTTAATGTATGGCTCTGTCTTATACAGGCCATACAGAATACGGTTTCTGGCACACGGCTCAAGATACAAATACTTTAATTCACCTTCGGGCGGCTTACCAAAATATCTTCCCTTTACACCAACCAGAGTGCCAATTTCATCTCTGATCGGAATCGTGATTCTATTTGTCAGCTCATCAAAGCCAATCTCGAATTCCTGCTGTGTCTCATAAGATATCCCATCGTCAGCAAAAATCTGGTTCACATAAGGTTTGTAATAACCTAGGATGGCTTCGGAGATGGGGACTATCGGACGGTCATCCTCGTGTTCTTCACCTTCATTTTGCATGGCGATAAGTTCTTTTAGAATCAACATACTTTTAGGAAGGTCTTCCTCGAAATTGTGATAGTAGTCAAGGCCAACCCATTCGCAGATTTGCTTAATAGCTTTTGGGAAAGACAGTTCCAGAAAGAACTGGACGACAGAAATCAAATCATAACTGGTCTTTCCATTGGCAATATCTCGTGTGTAATCTACCGCAGTAAGATTTTCATTCTCGTAAACGCAGAGTACCGTTCTATTGTCACCATCTGGATTTGCGCACTGGTAATAACCAGTCTTGTGACTGATGTGATGACAACCAAGTTCCTCCAGAATCGGCTCAATCTGTTGTTCTTCAAGAATGTAATTTTTCAGATCTGCGATATTTACCATTGTAGTTCCTTACTTTCTGGTGCAGACACCGACCTCTCTCCAAATATTCTGATTCAAATTCACTTCAAACATGATTTTCTTTTTCTCACCAAAGCGGTTCTTATCGATGTTTCCAACGTAATACCGCTTATCTGGATTTAGCCGATGGGCACAGTCACCGCCCCACTCAGGGTCATGAGAGATGTATTGATACTTCGCGAACTTATCTTTTGGAATCTCCTTGAACAGAACCATCGTCCAAGCAACATGCTTAATCATTTTTGACTCAGCAATGTTGTTTGAATTCAGCTCATCAGGAAGATACTCATGAGCGTTTTCGGCCAACTGGATACTACCATAGATAAAGATCTTCAGATTTTTCGCAATCTCTTCAAGCTCTGTGGCTGTGACTTTAAACGCTGCCCATTCACCAATAGATGCAATGTCGTTCTTTAGAGTATCGTAGAACACATACTTAACTCCCTGAGTAAGAGCTGCCTTCTGGATTTCAAATCGCAGGGACTTATCACTATAATCGGCAGAAACATCCTTTGCGATAATCAAGCCTTGTGATTCGCTCTCAATCCACTGGCAAACATCAAGCACATTGCGGTACTCTTCGCTTTCTTCGTAGACACGAGCGGTAAACTCATCAATGCTTTCTATGTATTCTCCATCTTCGTTTTGCTTTCGGAAGATGAAGTTTCCATTTGCATCCCGGTACATTCCAAGAGTGATTTCTCGCTCATCCTTGTGGAAGCGATGACCATGCAACTCTTGAAATTCAGGATTGTTGATGGCGGTAACCAGTAAGCAATACCGGACTGACTCAAGATCCATCTCATTCAGCAGCAAAAGAGCTTTTTGCTTTTGAACTAATGTGACGTAGGCAACAATCGCCATCATGTATCTAGTCTTGCCAGCGTTAGATGGCATACCATTGAACATCACAGTGCCCAGCTTCAATCCTCGGAACAAATCGTTCATGATGGGGTACTGGAACGGCAAGCCCATATCAGGAACGCTCAGACGTTCATTGACCATTGGCAGCAGACCATTATTCAAAATCTCAGCATCATCGTTTGTAATGATAACCGTATTGATCTTGTCTGCCTTGCCACGAATCAATTTGTAAATGTCCTGAGCACCAAACATTTCAAACTGTCGATGCTTCAAGATTCCTTCAATGTTAAATCCGTTTCTCTGATACTCACGAAGTAGCGAATATTTCTTCAGGATATTGAAATATCCCTTGATATCATCGTCATTCGCAAGACTCATGTAGTATTCAATGGTTGACCAGCCCTTCAGCCGCTTATATTGGGACAATCTGGACTCGTCTTCAGCCATAAACGTTAAAACAGACGTTTTATTAAATTCTTGAGTCCGAGTTTCATAAATAATTAACGCTGCATCGTAGAAAAATTTTGTTGCTTCATCGGCAAAATCGTACTTGCTCTTGACATAATGCCCATACTCGACCAAATAGTCAGGATGCTTGTAAATTGCGCCAACAAATAGAATTTCGTTCGGGATATTTGAAATGAGTTCCACTCATCCACCTCCCTCTTTTATATCTCATCGAGAATTGCATTTATATCAATTTCGTTCTCGTTTTTGCTCTGTTTTGGTACTGTTTTCATTCGTTTCAGTACCGTTTCAGTCAGGTTTTCCTTCGTTTTGCTTTCGCTTTCACGGCGAATCGAAGCTAGTCTTTCTTTCCGTTCAAGATAACTAGGGTACTGAGCCAGCAAAACAGCCAAATCGTAATTCCATCGCTGGCTCATATCGCAACCCTTAGCTTCTTTTTCGGCAATTATCTTATCTAGTCGGGGTTTCGCTAGAACCCACATATCGTAAAGTTCTAGCGGAGGAATAGAACCTCTATATTTGTAATAATTACCGGAAATCAGCTGCGTAAGTTTCGAATAGAAGCTACCCGGAACAACCGCCGGGGCATATGTATCTCGAATATGGTCGAAAAGAATCTTTTTTTCTTCCTGTTTTATATGAGCAAGCTCACGATTGTGGTCTTGCTCTCTCTTTTTGGAAAGAAGATCATCGACCTTTTTGTCCGTAGTGTCTTTCACTTTTTCAAAAAATGCCCTTAGCAGGTCATCTGTCCAAGGGCGTTTTTGATTTTTCTTTTTTTCTACAAAACAATCCTTATGGTAAAAACCAGTCTTGTCGTAGAAAAACGTGCTACGGTCTCGCTCGATGAAAATGTTCTTCCCGCAAATCTTGCATTTACGGGTTAGTTCCATTAAGCCAGTTCCTTCTCCATGATTGCGGCAACCTTCTTCAGTTCCTCGATGTCAGTCATGGAACGGAATGCGGTAGACAGGCCAGCCGCCTTAACTGCCTTCTGTGCTGCACTCTTCTTCACAGGAGAAGCGGAAGCAATCAGATCGTTCAGCTTTGCCTTGATGTCGTCCAGAGAAGGCTCCTTGGATTCGGAGGGATTCTCTGCAGGAGCATCATCACTGATATCATTGTCGTCAAGACCAAGCTCACGAGCACGCAGCTTCATTTCCGTCTTGACTGCATCGTTCAGACCATTCTTGATAATGACCTCACGATTTTTTGCAGAGCGGTCAAGATACTCCTGATACTCAAGCAGAGTCAGGTCTTCGACAACCTCACCGCCATTATGAACACCGGTACGATCCTTATCAAAATAAGCAAAGTTGATAGACTTATCATCGCCGGGATGATACATACGGAACTCGGTGCCGACATTGTACTCCTGACCCTTGAAGCCATCAGGAATCTTGCGGCCAGTAGAAACGCTCACAGAAGAACCATTCACCAGCTTGGTTTCAGTCTCATCCTTCTCACGGCAAATGACGATGTAACTCACACCAGTTGCATTCAGATCCAGAATCAGGGACTGACCCTTAAAGTTCAGCTGCTGATAATCCTTCAGTTCCATACCAGCACCCTCAATCTTCACCGACTTCTCATCGCCGGTCAGACCCTGTGCTGCAGCCTTAACCTTTGCACGCTTCTGCGAGAAATTGGTCAAACCCTGTTTTGTGGTTAGATTAAGAATGGTTGCGGAGTCAACAACAATAGCATCAGCACGGAAAGGCTTGCCATCTGCATCCAGCCAAACGTTACCATCTTCATCCTCGAAGTCCTCATTATCTGCAACAGTATGGATGAAATCCTGTACCTCTGCGAGAGACTGAGTATAAACGATACGGAGATTCATCGGGTCGAGCCCATTTTCCATCAGTTCCTCACGATAATCGTCGATAGAACCAGACTCAGTATCCAGATACAGAACACGGAACGGACGACCTTCAGGAGTCTTCATGTAGCAGAACTGCATAGCAAAACGAGACTTGCCAGTCCCCTGCTCACCATACACAAGCATACGAAGCTTCTTACGAATAGCAGATGCATCACAAACAATAGCCATATATGTAAATTCCTCTCTAAATCTTTTCTTTTATAAGTATCCTGTATTACATAGCTAAAGCTAAAACAAATTAGCCCCAATCGACCTCTTCCTCATTAGCAGAAGCAATGTCAGTATTCATCTTCTTCGTGTCGCCCCACCAATCAGTGTTATCGTTGCCAGCAGCCTTACCATCAAAATCCTTCTTAGCCTGAGCATTAGCAGCAATCTTTGCCCGTGCCTCGGAGATGTTATCCTCAGTATAGGTAGGCTCTGCATCCTTATCCTTGGGGTTCGGGTCAAAACTCTCACGGTTAATGACATCAATATACAGCTTTCGGACAACCGGAGTGGACTGTCGCTTCATCTTATTCTTTGCATTCCAGTTACCGCCCCAAAGATCATCTTCTGCATCATTGACATCCTCGACAACCTGCTGGCTCACGATGTTTCCATGGCACTCAAAGCTAGTGTACGGCTTCAGACGCTTACGAATGGAATCTGCCATAGCCTTATTCATTGCATCCTTCTTGTAATCAATGAAGAACTCTGCATCTTCAATAGAGCTGTAATTCACAATCTTGGCGTCGATAATCACTTCATCATCTTCGCTCTTACGGCAACCGGTATACACGAGAGTCTGTACGAACTGTGCACACTCCTCGAAACCCTCTGCATCGAAGTCAATTTCCTTAGAGCTCAGAGAAACCTGAGTAGGAACAAAGCGAATCTGGTGCTTGCCGTTGTAAGTGCTGTACTCGATGTTGCCACGGACATACACGTTGTCACCGTCATGCAGGTTCTCGGAAATCTCCTTAGCTGCATCGAAGTCGGTCAGAGTCTTGTTGTCGTTGACGACCTTACCAGACTCATTCGTCTTCTTGGTAACACCAACCTTAACGCCAATCATGTCGTAGCCTTCCGGTGCAACATAAGTCAGACGATCCTTCCAAGCGACTTCCTTCTTATCCTTCTCGATGCCCTTGTCCTTATCGGCACGGCGGAAGAAGTAAACCTTATCACGAGGCATACCAGCCAGATCAACATAGAAAGTGTTTTCATTGGAAGTCTGAATACCAAAGCTCAGGACACGGCGCATAACACCACTCTTAGTCTCCTTCTCGTTATAGAAGTTGCTACGCTGGGTGCCGGTGACCTTACCAGCCATCTCAAAAGAACCACGGGTCTGAGGAAGGTTAAAAATTCTATCTGCCATATCAAGTCTCCTTTATGTAATTTTGTTTCATTGATAATCACTTATGTTTCTTTTTATTGTCTCGAATCAATTCATGCACTATTCATTTTATGTATTATCCTCCGTCTGGCTTATTGATGGCTTATATTTCATACGGCACTCACCGTTAGAAATTGTCCTTTAATGGATTATGTACAAACATTGCGCCGAGCACTATTGGGAACCGTTCTGAACACTCAGGACACAAATCAAAACTCAAAAGCGAACCGTCAAGTTGGCTACCATAAGAGTATTGATGCTCAAAACTGATTCCCTGCTCGCTACCTATCGGCTTAATTTCACGACCACACCAGTTACATATTTTCTTACATGTGTTCATACGGCATCACCCCATTTTTAATACTCTCTATCACGGAACATCTTAGATTGAGCACGAGTCAGTCTACTGTTCCGACCATACTTAGGTCTGAATGCTGACTGCAGCTTGTTGTTTGCGTATTCGAGGTCACTCTCCAGAATCTTCGCAGCTTCTTCAATGTAATCTCGAATTGCACAATACTGGTCATTGTTGACGCAGTGCGTTTTTAGATAATCAAGCATATCGACCGCCTGATTTTTCAAAAGAAGTGCATCTTCAAGCTGAGTCTTACGCCGTTGGAAGAAATCTATATTCAACCCTACACCTCCCCATTCTGCAGTCTTTCAAGCGTGGGACGAATCGTTCTTTCCCAATGCCTTACAAATCGCCAATCAAGTAATTGTCCGCAACGTGGACAGAAGTTATCAAGATTTGATAGTGTGTAATAACAAACCGGGCACTCATAACGTTTATAAACGTCATCGTGAAGAGGCTCTTTGTAATCTGTTCTAAACTCATAAAGTTCAGCTTTTGAAAGAATAATTTCGAGAGCCTTTGTTAAATGCTCACGAGGACACCATTGCCCGCCTTCTTTACCAAGACGAATTTGTTTCTCTACAATTTCCTTTGCTTGGTCAAAAGTCATGTTCTCAATCTCTTTTTTCTTTGCGTGCATCCAATCTTTCATAACACACCACTTTCAGCAAATGCATAATTGTGCTTTGCATTCTTATCCATCCATACACCCCAATCCATTTTATGTTGACACTCTGGACATTTCGGTTCAAGCTTCTCCAGCTTCGTCACACAGAACGGACAGAGATATGTGCTCTTTTCCTTCTGGAAAATTGGACTCGCCGGAAGACTCAAGGAACCGGAATCAATGGTTACATTGATAGGAATTTTGGTATTCATCGTGTCACCTCTTGTTTGAATTAGCCTTTTATGAGATTTTCTTATTACGGAATATGAGTTGCTTTGTCAACGGGCTTTTCCATTTCCTTCATAATCCGCTTGTGTTCTTCGATTGTCATGTTGTTCGGGAAGAAACACCTGTCAACCATTTCAAACGGCTTAATATAATGGTCAAGAACATCTCGTGCTTCTTTTCGTGCCTTTTCAGCACACATCTCGATATATTCTTCTTCGGTCATGTTGTAATCGGTGACACAATCGACCACCGAAGAAAACCGACACAGCAAACCGTTAGGCTGTCTTGCAATAAAAGCTCCCATTTTTATCCTCTTTGCTTTTCTGGAAAATGCTTCTTAGTTACTGCAACGCAAAAGCTATCAATTTCTGACCCCCAAATGGCAGTACCTTCACCATATGTGCTTTGAAATACTAGCGGAAAGCCGCCGATCCCATCGAAGAGGCTACCAAGAGTAGGATTCTCACCGATATACGATTTCATCTTCTGAAAAATCCAATACCATTGCGGTAATGCGATTGAATTGCCGAGTGCCTTATAACGAACTGCGTCAGAAGTTTTATGCTTCTTTTCGTTCTCATCAATCCAGTCACCGATATCTGTCCATCCATCAGGGAACCCCTGAAGCCGTTCATCCTCCAAAGGAGTCAAACGGCGAACAATCCATCGTAGATTCTTCGTTTCTTTCTCTGTAATCAGGTCAGTAGCGTCCTTGTAGTCACGAGATTTCATCGTACTAGCCTGTTCACTTTCCTTGTATTCACCAATGCGTTGCATCGCAAAGGCTTTCTTCTCAATGACCAGTGGCATATTATTGCCACCAGTTCCCCACTGAGCAGTACAAGTCGGACTTGTATCACTCTGCTGAGTGTATCGAGCGTCCTGACTGTGGCTCTCAAACACCACCGGCGAAATCTTTTGTTTTAAATTATGTAAGGAGGGATTTTCTGCCAAGCAAATCAGCGTCTGGTCTTGTAACGTAGAAATCGTTGCGCTCAATTCAGTTTGAACAAGAGCGCCTTTACCGCCACCTTCACATCCAGAACGGATTTTTAGAGTGTAGGCTGCAGGTTCTGTGCATCGAGTCGAAGTCTCTCGATGGTCTGACTCCAATACTCGTCCAATTCCTTCTCTTCCAGACCTTCTTGTTCCTTCACTTTCTGCACCACCTGTGACAGAGTTCCTGGATTCCACCATTCGATCATATCCAGCAACGCTTGCTTCAGGAGTTCGGGCAAAGGTTTTCCACGCCGGGATGCTCTCACAAGAATCCCCTGACATGCTCGTGCGCTCAAATAGAATTTCTGAGGCACGTTGTCCTCCAAAATCCATGACAAGCGCGATTCTCTGGCGACGCTGGGCGACTCCCCAGTATTTAGCGTCGAACAATCTCCATGCAAGAGACCATCCATTACCGGAAATCGCTCCAGATTTTGCCCACTTTCCGTTCTTTCCTGAAGGTCGAGGAATTGAAACGTCTGGCTCGACAATGCGTGCAAATCTTTCCAACACACATCTGAAGTCTTCACCTTTGCTTGAGCTGAAAGCTCCTCTGACATTTTCCCAGATTGCGAATTTTGGATATTCTCCATTAGTGGCCTCCCTCATTTCTGTAATCACACGAATCATTTCAAGGAACAATCCAGAGCGTTCACCAGCCAAACCTTCACGTTTACCGGCTTGACTCAGATCTTGGCAGGGACTGCCTCCTGTGATACAGGAAACCGGTTCAATCTGCCATCCATGGAGTTGTGTGATATCTCCGTAATGCTTCAGTTTTCATTCCTCCTTTTAGTATCCTGTGTTACATAGCTAAAACTCCGAAAATAAGCGAAAAATAATAGACGTATTAACGTCATATTATTCATTCGCTTATAAAACAAAAGTTCTAGCAGATTTGTTCCACATACACCGTGTATTTATTCTTGTCTTATATGTATAATTGACGTTTATCCTTATAAAAATTTTGTATTATTTCATATGGATGTCTTTTTGCGTAATACTTTTGATTGTATGACCTCGTGCACCATTCCAAGTTATCAGCATTGTTGTTCAATTTATTTTCGTCAATATGATTAACCTCTTTGTATTTATCTGGATTTGGATTATTAACGAATGCCATTGCAACCAATCGATGAACACTTACTGTTTTTTCTTTGCCATCCTTACAAAGATGCACTCGCTTGTATAAACATGTCACGAATTGACTAATTTCTCTTCCGTGGATAAATACAGGTGTTCCATTATTATCTCGAAATCTATCAACCGACCTTACTTTCCCAGCATTTGACACTTCGTATAATCCTGTATAGTCTATTCCGTCATAAATTCCAACGCTTTTCCAAGTCTCTTCTATAAAAATCACCTCCAATTTTTTTATTTTAATGGTGCCGGTAGCAGGACTCGAACCCGCGCCTCTGTCTTATCTGGACCAAGGGGTATAGACCCAGTGCTCTAGCCGCTGAGCGATACCGGCATATACCTCAGAATTTAATTCTCACTATCCAAGCTACGTCGCGTTCCAATATGATCACTCTTGGCAACCATGTCGTAACATATAGGTTTCTTTCGGCTCTGAGTAACCGGTGCAGCGTAAGGGGCTGCGTGTGGAGCGACTGACGGGGTATGATCCCGCAACATTCAGATTGGAAATCTGACGCTCTGCCAATTGAACTACAGTCGCATAAGAACCAACCTAGCAACTGGCATCACTAGGCTGGGATGCTCGGCTTGCAAAGGCACGCTGCACTCTTTCGAGCGAGCCGAGAATAACGTACATGGATAATTTCGTTAGCCCCTTTCGGGGTGGTATCTTGCACAGGCGCGGCCGGATCTGACCGCTAAAGATTCTACCCATACAAGATTGGAGCAGCGAAAGGTAGCCGAAACCTCATCCTCAGCTTGGAAGGCTGATGTACTAGCCGTTGTACGACCGCTGCATGAAAACCCAGCTTACAAAGCACTACTGCACCATCACTGGCGAGCTGGGAATAATAGTGGTCAAAGGAGTTCAACCATGAACAACAACGATTCATGACCGTGGTGCGGATAGTGGGCATCGAACCCACACGCCGAAGCACCAGATCCTAAATCTGGCGTGTCTGCCATTCCACCATATCCGCATAAATTGCGCCAACAGGGGTCGAACCTGTGATGGAGGAGTCAAAGTCCTCTGCCTTACCGCTTGGCGATGGCGCATCATATACCCAGCTTACTACGTCACACTGCTCCGTTTCCAGAGAGCTGGGAATAATGTGAATGAAAAATTCTACATGCCCTTTCGGACTGGTCTGAGCGACAAGACTTGAACTTGCGGTCCCCTGTTCCCAAAACAGGTGCGATACCAACTTCGCTACGCCCAGATATAAATGCGCCCGGCGGGACTTGAACCCGCACGCCATCTCTGGCAGAAGATCTTAAGTCTCCTGTGTCTGCGATTCCACCACGGGCGCATATAAAAAGAAGATCAGAAACAGCCAACCATTCGTTTTACATTCTAGTTTTCTGGCGAACCGAAGAGTATTTATCCGATAGCTAGTCGGCTTACACCTTATTTCTCTTCTTGTCTGGCTTGACGTCCTTTACCGGTGTGACGTCTTTCCGGTCGCCAATGTACGGCCAATCCCCGAACGAGCTAGAACAACTAATCTTCATGGTAGGGATAATCGGATTTGAACCGATACGTCTTTCGACACTTGAGTTTGAATCAAGCGTGGCTGCCAATTTCACCATATCCCCATATTGCCGGTCTTTCCCGGCTGTCAGCCCCGCGCAGGGCATTTTCGGAGGAAGAAATATCACTATACTTCGTTAATTATTCTAACGAAAATCACGATAAAATGTCTATTTTTTAATTTAGCTCTTCTGCTGACTTGCGTAGAACTCATTCCGCAGCTGAATAATACCCTTCTTGCAGAAAGACTCTTGATCTTTCTCTCGTTGTTCACGCATCCAACCATAGAACAGGTTATCCTCGGCAGTAAACAACTTTGCGGTATTTTCATAATAGCCACGTTTTTGAACGCTCTGCATGACACCACGCAAGAACTTCCAGTGCTTATAATACGGAAGCTTCAGCTTAAACATGAAATTATTGCTGTCTCGCAAAACAAAGCCTTCAACGTGTTCAAAACCATGATGCAGATAGTTCTCGTTCATGACTTCTTCGTACCAAGGATAGAATTCACTCCAGTTCTCAAAGGTTTTAACCTTCTCCTTAATCTGCAGATGACACTTCTCGGCTACACGCTTCAAATCATCATAATCCATTACACTGAAATTCATATCATTTGCAATAATATCCAGCAAAACAATGTGCGGTTTCTTATATTCGATGATATGTGCATCATTCACAGGATCAATCACCTCGAAGATGATGGAGCCATTCTCTTTTGCAACTTCTTTCAGATTCTTACGATCTTCATCAGAAGTCGTATCCATGAGAATCTTTCGGAACATATCTGCAAAAGGCCCATCAGGAGTGGATTTACTTGCAATGAACAGACCATCCTGTTCTGCATCATACGAAATGATACCAAGAAATCCGTTCTCTTTTAGATATGCAGTCACCGGGAACTTCAAAGTGTTCTGTAGGTTTCCAATTCTCGTTTCATTCCGCTCATCAACCGCAAAGAACTTATCATAGCTTCGAGCTACAATCTTATTCGTCTTTGTGTTAATGAACAACCCTCTTGCTTTGGTAGAAACCTCATCCCAGTGCTTCTTATAAAATGCTTCACGAGAGAAGTTGAAAGAAGAAATATCTCCGAATCGCTTCTCAAACACATATTTGCTTTGACGCATCTTACTAACAAGTTCTGCGTTATCGAACTCAGTTTTCATTTCAACGGCAGTTTCAGTCTTTGGCTCCTCTTTTCGGAATACATCATTCTTGGTTTCTACGCATTTGATAGGCTGACCGTGTTCAAGCTCCACACAACGAAGATATCCACCAAACTCGATTTTGCCTTCAAGATTGTAGCACCGATGACCCATATCAATAGGAACATCCTGTACATTTCGATGGCCGAAGATCTGAATATAGCTATCCGGCATCGACTTTTCCCAAGACTCAGCCACGGTCAGTATATCAGGATAGCGGCCTACGCCTTTAATCATCTGATCCGCAGACACGAACGGAAGAAAATAAGGAAGATAGCTCAGACCACCGTGACTTACGAAATACCGCTTACCATCATACTCAAAGTAGACACACTGGCCGACTCTGGAATAGATCTTACGAGCAGTGTTCTTGTCAATACCGGCTTTAAAGAGCTGCGGACGAGTGTAGTTTGCAAACTCTTCACTTTGAACCGGTTTATCATGCCCCCACTTGTTCAGCCAATGCTCGTGGTTCCCTTCCAAAAGGATCACATTCTTGCGGTTGTTATTTACAACATCACACAAGAACTTGAATACCTCAACGTTTTCGATGCCACGATCGAGATAATCACCAACGAAGATATAAAGCTCGTCGTCCTTCATCTCACCAAGGTATTCACTCAAGCAGGTATAGCAGCCATGAATATCACCGATGATATGTATCTTTTTCCACTGGTTAAAGTCATTCGGGCAGTAGTTCAAATCGGACATCACATCCGTAGTAGAAGGAAGAACTGTCACGCCAGAAGGAACTTTTTGAGTAGCAAACCGAGCGTACATCTTATCAATAGCCGCTTCAGGAACTCGCTTTAGCCATTCTCTCTGAGCGTTTCTTCGTTTGCATTCCTCGATCGGAAGGTCCGTCATATCAATAACATACATCCGATAACGATACTGTTTTGCAAGATTCTTATAACAATTCATTTCGACCGTCTTGGAATTCGTTGCATCAATCACAGTAAACTCGCCATGGCTCATCCGCACCTCAAGCAGTTTGAAAAGCATCTCCCATACAACATCATCATTCTGCGGAGAAATCTCCATCTGCCCATCAGGTGTTTCCTGTGCGCTCTGGCACATAAGGCGAAGTGTATCAGCACTCAATACGTACTGCTCAAGATTATGCTCTTTAATATAGGTGGACTTCCCGCAACCGGGTGCTCCACGGAACAGTAAAAGTGTTCTCATCTGCATCTCCCTTTCTAATAGGTATCCTGTGTTATATAGTTAGCATGTTAAAATGAAGGGGCCGAAGCCCCCTGTTTTTAATTTTCATGGAAATATTCAACCCAACCTTTATATCCTTGCCGGAAACTAAGATAGGCAACTTTACTGCACTTTCTTCCGATAATGTCCGCAAGAGGACCTTTACCATTTCCGAAACTAAGTTCTGCAAGATTAAATTTTGGATGAGTTTTACAGTAGTTATAAACCTTGATATACTCACAATTTCTGGCTAAATATCTTTGATCTAAGGTTTTTGAATGATGCCTTTTTTCGAGGATATCGTTCAACCTCGAAAAATAGACATGAATTGAAATTATAGACGTCTTTGGATCACTGTTTACACCGGGTTTATCCTTCGTTTTGCGTAGGATATAATCGCCATTCATGACATAAAATGTTCTATAACCGCTCTTATTGGGGGCATCATACTGTTTCATCTCGTAACATTGCTTGATAATATCCATTAACCTTGCGTCAACATCAGTCTTATCAAGAACGGTATTAGATTCAAAATCCACATCGTTAATTGTTAGATTAGAAATCTCATCGGAAGTAAGACCAATCCAGTACAAAACAGCAATTACGTTCATACGAATCTGATATGGCTCTTCGTACTTATTTAAGAAGTCAACAAATTCGTCAACCGACGCAAAATAACTGTCATTGTACATATCATCTGCGCTTACATCGCTCTCTGAAAAGTCAGCCAGATCATACATGCTTGTTTCGTTTTCACTTTTGATGTAGCCTGTGATTATTGACTTCACATTTTTAAACGAACGACTCGAATTCACCCAATTATATTTGGCAAACATCTTTACGAAATCATCTTTTGTGAAGTCAAACAACTCATACCCACGCTCGGCCTCGTAATCCATGACGTGACGCATCGTCGATGCAACAAACTCACCGCTTCTATCAGAATACTTTTCGGCAAAAGCTTTGATTTTTTCTTCAGTAAGCATAGTGGCACACTCCTTCTTATTATATGTAGTGTACCATTAAACCTTATAAAAAATCAAGCAAATGCGGCAAAATTCTGAAATTCCATGGTATGTTGTACGCCGCTCAGGAATGCTGCAAGCAAAAACGGTTCATCCTTGCATCTTGCCATTGCGATCATATTCATCTGACGCTCCGACAAGACACCAAGTTTTTTAATGAACTGTCCTTTGTTAAGTGTATCAGTCTCTTCACATAGAACGATACTATCAACCTCTAGGAAATCACAATCTTCCTTTGAGAGTAGAACATGAACCGGAGAGCGCTTGTATATTCTGGAAGACAACGGATTCCCTTTAATTGTTGGACTAAAGAAGTTGCGCTTATTGTTGCTCGTCACAACGAACGGTCGAATACCGCGCTGCTGATGACCTGTCGCATTGGATAGATCAACCAACCAAACCTCTCCGACCTTTGGGTCAATATTGTTGTCCATAGTCTTTCTCCTCTATAATAGTGTAGCTCCGTTCCATAGCTATATTATACAGGATACCTTTACAGAAGTCAATAGGTTTTCAAAAATATTTTTAGTGCCCGTACAACTCTGGATTCTCTGATACGAACACGCTGGTGTTATCGAATATCATCTCATACGCTTTCTCTTTATCGCCCGGCCTAAACTCAACCCTCCTTACTTCGTGACATTCTTGCCGCAACTCAATATGACTTTCGTTTCCAAAAAATCCAATGCCTTTGACAATCCCATGCGTCTCTACGCCAATGTCGTCCATCTTTTTGCAGATCATGTGAACATCCACACCATTGCAAATAAAACAGACCCACACTCGCTTTTTTCTTATGTACTTCAAAAAGTTCTCAACCTGTATAACTCCCAAAACCTTTTTCTCACTCATCGAAATACCGCCTTCCGATCACATAAACAACTTCCAAGATATATTATACACATCTTTTTGTTTTCGTCAATATGTACCACACCATTTTGTTGTTCTACTTTATCAAAATTTTAGATGATGCCATTTACTCAGCATCATCCACAACCAGCTTCGCGTCATAATAAAACCTGTGTGCGCCAAATTGTCCAGCAAAGGTTGCTCCGCGCTCGTGCCAACTGCCTGGAGCAGCCGCCGGGGTTACAAACCATTGAATAGGTTTGTCTGAAATCTTAGCGCCGTAATCAAACACCATAGACACAGCCAGTTCGTTCTCTGCCGTCACCTTCCTATTATATAAGGAACTATAACCATACTTCTTAAAGACCTGCTGGATGGTTAGACTATCAAGTACAGCGGAATCATAAAGGCATTGGGCCACAGCCATCTGGCCTTCCAAACTGTCAGCACCTGCTTCACAAGCAACGATCTGCTCCGCAAGAGCACGTTCGTCATCAGTGAGTTTATGTTTGCCCTGACCAAAGTTTACAATCCGCATCTCAGTAACGGTTTCTACAATGACTTCTGGCTCCTTTTCCTCTTGCTGCACTACACTCACTGCCGGAGGGCTATTATTATAAAGGTATGAATCACCATGATTCTGAATTACCGGACTGATCTTCGATACAAGATTCCCCGCCAGCAGGCACATTATACACACAATAGCAATACTTTGCTCACGATTTATTAACAAATTAGAGTTAATAAGAATCACTTCCTTTCAAAAATATTGGTTTTATCAGATCTTTAAAGACTCCTCATTTACGGTCATCACAAGCTCGTTGACCCGCTTCCAATCAACATTGTCCGGCAGGTAAGTCTCGCTCTTGTCAACTGACAATCTGCTTTCATAGGCCGGAATCAGTTGCTGACGAATCTCTTTGTAATCATATTCACCGTTGCGAAGCTGCGTCAGGAAGTTATGATCATTGTCTCGATAGGTTTTAATTTCACCTTTTTCCAAGATGTCAAAGAGCATCAGGTATACACGAACTGCATTCATTACCGTCTTGTGCATTTTCTTTGAATTATGGTAGATTGGATCTTTGTCTAATGTATCAGACTTCTGAATCAGCTTGCCTGCAAAACCTCCAAACGAGTAAATCACACGCTTTGAAAGGAATAGGTTTTTGTTGTCCATAAGTAGCTGCGTCATTGGGTTATAGCTAATAACGAGTTCATCGGCATTTCCTAACTGTTCCAGCATATTGGGATTTCCACTGCACATCAATTTCACAGCTTTGTTAAAGCTATAAATCGTTGTATCGGTCTGAGTGTCCACATAATGCTCAAACTCACCGAGACCAAGAAGGTCTTCTTTTGAATTCAATGCTACACCTCGAATGTCAAGATCTGAGCCCTCAACATTTGTCCCGTAAGCATGACTGCCACCGACCGTTACGAACATCATATGCTTGCCAAGATGCTCATTCTCCCGAAGAAAACTATATTCTGGGAAGCATAACGCTCCAAACAATTCATTTCTTGTCATAGAATCACCTCTATTAGAACTTAGTTTTTATAAATCCGTTTATTCCATGCTTCGATAAGATCGGCTTTAATTTTTGCTTTTTCCATTTCAGAGGAATCAAAGTCGTAAGTTTTGCTTTCCATGATAACATAGCAGTTGCACCTATTTTCTTTGTTTCCTCTCGTAACATACATCCATCGTGTTTGGCGATAACCGCCCTCTGCAATAGTAACTTCTCCACCGCAAAATGGACACGGTTTCAAATTATCCATTTCGACCATTCCTTCCCTGTTTCATTTCCAGCCGCCCACTCTGATCATCGGCATCGGAAAGCGCTCCTAACAGACTAAGTGCGTACACGGCATCCAATACCATAAGTAAAATTATCATAATCCACATTATATTAACCTCACATTCTTTTGGCTTGACCATCTTGTATTGAGGTTGTCTCAAGCATACACCGCACAAAGAGATTATTCAACACAATTATCAAAATTACCAAAATTTTACTAATAATCCTACGTCATCAATAGTTATATCATCGGTCTGCACATCCTTTTGTTAAGTATCCACAAGAACCCGGATTTTATCGGCCTTTATTTATTACATCCTCAAGCTTGCCATTGATAGAATCAATTTCTCGCATTAGCTTGCAGCGATAATTTCCATCCTTATCAAGTTTGAAACACAAATCCTCATCACCACTCTTGTAACCCATGTAGCATCCAGAACGGCACAGGCTCGTCGCATCAAGTGCGTCTTGGATTACTCGTGCTTCATTAAGAGTCAAATCAATCTTCATCTTGTTTCTCTCCAATCAAACTTCTGACCACAATCTCTGCAATAGTGATCATACCTACTCGTAATTACCGTATTGCATTTTGGACAACGAAAATTTCCATACTTTGGATCGACAACAACTATTTCACCATCAATACGGCTGAAATAGTCATCAAGCACATCACTTAAAATCATTTTTCCACGCCAGCCGAGATCATTCTGTTGAATATTCTTCGTGAGAATTCGATATGCGCTAATGATTTCACGCTTTGTGTATTTCATGTTTTACTCCTCTACTATATCTTTATTTACAGTATTCCGTATCTCAGTCGAAACACTTTCATTTTCATCAGACAGACGGTTAACCCAAGCATTTAGCACCTCTCTGTACACCGTCATATTCGGATCGAAGTAGCTGTTTGTAAATACCGGCATATCATCATTACACAGAATTTTCATAACAGCAGCGCACACAGCTGCAGATCTTGATTTACCAGCACCACAATTCACGCAGAACCAATCTGTCTTATCTTCCTCATGGTTGTCCAGAACAAAATTCACGATATTCTTAGCTTGAACATCAGTGATACAGGTGCCTTCTAAATCAGTAGTGCAATCATCAAACTTCAGCGGTAGAAAAGTAATATTGCCCTTACACTTATGAAAATCAATATGATAACCATTAGCTTCAGTGATTGAGATGAACCGAATTCGTTCAAAATGTGGCTGTCGGATAAAGTTTTCTGCATCTTCTGCGTTCATTACCGAGAATTTCCATTTTCTTCGATACATAGTAATAATCATTTAGTTTTTCCTCCAAAGAATTTAGGTTTTATATGGGTCTACGTCAAAAGCTTCCTTGATACATTCTGCCTTATCCCCATTTAGCACTTCATCGACGATGCTAATAGCAATTTCTAACCCATGCATTTTTCCATGTAGATATATTCTGTCACCATTCTTTTTCATATCGAGAGTAGACTTAATATGCTCTCGTCTAGCGTCAATGTATTCATCATATAATCGATTGTAAATTTCTTCCAGCTCTTTCATATTCATGTCTCCACTTAAAATGCAAACGGATTACTATTCACTGCTATTATCAGTGCCACATTGAAAGTAAACATCATAAACGCGGTCATTCTTTATCACCTCAATTTCTAAATTCAATATCTACAACAATATTCTCAGGCTCTGTCATGTACCTTCGTGCCAGCAACTCTACCATACGTTCCTTGTCCCCAAGATTGCTATTACGCAAAAGATATGAACAAACTTGCCTGCCTCTGTACAAGAACACAGCCCATGCACTTCTTTTCAATGGATATGTGGCCTTAATCATTCCATTGCTTCCTCCAGAGATGTAGTCACATCACCAAAGTCAAAATCCAGAGCACCAATCATATCATCCAGAGCATCTACAGCATCAGACAGATTCGTGCAAGCATTATCTGCCTTATCGTATCGTTCACTTCCCTGCAGGTTCTCCGGCATATTATCACGATACTCTTCTTCTTCCCACTGGATATCCTCAACGTCAGACTTTACACTTTCGACCTCTGCTACAAGCTCATCCAGTTTCTTACGGATGGAATCAAAACGATCAATAGTCTGCTTAATAGCTTTTCTACGAGCGTTATTCATTTTCAAATTTCCTCTCAATCTACGATACCAAGCTTACAAATATTTTTCGGATCAGTGATATAACCAAAGGTCAGTGTGTTTCGCAGATACCCTTTGTACTCAAATCCACGGTCACGAGCCGCCAGACGGCATACATCTCGAATCGCAGATTCTCTCGGCCAAGAGATACCAGCCAGCTGATATTTCCACTGAAGATCTCTCAGCTTCTGCCACTCAATCACAGGTTTCCTTTCATCCTCGAAACACAAACCATTCTGCACAGCATACTTCAGAGCATCACATCGCTTACTCTCTTCCGATGTACAAGTCCCCCATTCATTTTCAAGACGGCGATACGCTCTATCAAACGGTGCTTGCTTTGCTGCATCAATGCCAAATGCCGCTCCAAGCAAACCCAAACCAAGTAACAGTCCCATAATCTAAACCTCCAATTTATTTTTATCAATATCAAACATAAAACCATCATCTGTTTCCTGATAGTTCACTTCATCAAGTGCCTTATCCCGTCGTCTATTCTCTTCCACTATTTTAGCAACATTGGGATGATGCAGATTATACACAAGCTGCTTTGCTTCATCGCCTCGCAAAACGATATCTTCATTCATCGCATTCATCTCCTAAAATCACTCTTTTATTAAAATTCATAAATAATATTTTTAATCAACTGAGTTACCGTGCAAGGGAAAAAAGAACAATCATACGGCAATTTCAAGTGAAAAATCTTTTGTTCTGCATCAGAGCTAGACTCTGCAAAGACGATATAGTCTTTCTTATACACCTTACAACCGTCATCGTATTGACCTGATACTTTGTACCAATTACCCATAAGCTCCTCCTAAAATATTACTTTTAAGCGTCTTTCTTTATTAGCGGACGTCTATGCGTTGCGTTCTTCAGCCAATCACCACCGCTAGGCATCTCCCTACTCACTCTAAGATTACGACCACTCCCTATCGGACAAGCCCGGCGATAATCATCAGCAGTCTTGCAACCAAGAGATTCTGCTTCATCCAAAGCTTTTCGCACATAAGCCCATGTACTACCACCCAGATCCGAACACTTACCAATCACAGCAAGCACAAGTTCGTCACCCATGCGATCAACATATTTTGCTAAAGCCTTTTGACTAGTAGCACCAAGCTTCCCGATATTCTCTCGGAAAACATCTTCGATAGGTTTCGTCATTGTCGTCTCATCACAAGACGAAGACGATATCTTATCTTTTTCTTTCTCTTTTTCTTTTTCTAGCTTAGTTTTGCTTGCGGTTGCTTCGTTTTGCTTACGCTTGCTTGATGAGCCACCAGCTTTACCAGAAATCCTCTTACCTTCGATGTATTCGGCATCTTTATCCAAATCTCTCTTCACAGCAGGCCACACATACCGCTCATTTCCGTTGAGTTCAGGCTCCGTTCCAGACGATTTATATTTCATCATCGCCAGTACCAGACGCCCCACCTCAGCAGCACTAAGGGGTTCAAAATAGCTCTCGTAAGTATCCCAGATTTTAATATAAGTATCAGCCATCATATACCTCAGTCTTCCAAGCTGTGTGTATTCACACCATAAAAAGTCTTCTTATAATATTCTTTTGCCTTATCCTCATCAAAACCAACGTACCGTAATGTAATATCCTGACTACTATGATTCAACTGTCCCTGAATCCAAGACAATGCCTGGTTATCATCCTTATTAAGACACATCTCACGATAACCAAATGTCTTACGGCAAGAATGAGATGCAATCTTATAATTAAGATTCAAATCTCTACCAGCATTACGAAGGATACGAGCAAAAGAATCAACATCAATAGGATCACCGGCCTTTTTGGGTTCTGCAATATGAGGAATACCAGTTTTCCCATCTCCACCATTTGTCCTCAATGACTTTTTCCAACTCCCCTGCCGAGATGGAAACATCCAATCGTCATATCCAAGATTTGCAATCTTAATATACGTTTCAACAATGTCTCTCGCTTCTGGAGTAAGAATAATCTCACGATATTTAGATGTTTTTTCTTCAACGATACACACTCCAGCGTCTTCAACCACTTCAATCTTTCCATTGTAAAGGCAATAAGACATATCGGAAACCTTCAATTTGAGCAAATCACTAGCACGCAAACCAGTTGCAATACCTACATTAAATAGACACCAATTGCGATATTGCTTTTTATCCCAGAAGTATTCCGAAATCATTTGAACATCATCCAAGCTTCTAATTGGAGAAATATTACGCTTACGCTTCTGCTTACTTTTTGTAACACCACGTTTTTTAGCCAGAACAGAAGGTTTCGGATTAAAATAAATCAATTTAGATATCTGTTCTTCTTTTCTTTCAACGGCTGCACTCATTACATTCACCTCAAATCCCATACTTCAAACAGTATTTTCCGTAAGACAATCCCTCTGCATCCGCAAGTTTAACAATATCACAGAATGTCAAGACTGGCTTTCTGCTTCGTTCCTGTTCTTGTCTCTTTCTTTCATAAGCCTGTCGCGCTTCGATTCTTACCATCCTGCGGCAATGATCACAATATTCGTGATTTACAGCAGCCGGAGCACCACAAACCTTACAATATCCGTTTCCTCTAATAGTAGGCATTTTATGTACCTCAATTCTTTTCAAATAGATCATTACGAACCTTCGGAGTAAACTGGCGAGTGCCAAGCTGTTCAATGGCAGTCTCTAACTTGCCATCTCCCCACTCTCTGGTTTCTGTATTCATAACGATCTCAAGCAAAAGCTTTGCGTCCTTAGCTTCTCTTCGCTTACGACGAGCCTTTTTAAGCTCTGCCATAAGCTGATAACCTTGCGCTGCATTCACGGTCTTAAACTCAATAGCATGTTCTAGATCATCAATCTCATCACTTGCGGAAGTCAAATCACCGTACACTTTTGAATACATCTCTTTCAGATTACACATGGTTTTATCCGTGATAACCAAATTCTTTTTAAGTTCTGCCAGCCATTCAGAATCTTCCATGTGAAATGCGTATGTATTTGGCTTTACAGCCGGAGCCGTTATATTCGGACTCTTGCCTGCGATGGTAGCTTCATCCATAGACTTCGGCGCGTAGTGTCCATTCTTGTACCCGGCGGGAAGCTTGTTGATCTCACAAATCGCCAGTCCCTTGGATTCAAACTGTAAAGCCAGATTGATATCACAGGTGGCGCAGATTCGACCTCCCTTCCGTTTCATAATATAGTTGTGACCATTCGATATTACGTACATTTACTTATTCTCCTGCTCCTTCATCAACTGCTTTACAGTTTTCTTAAACAACGCGAGGTTCTTTTCGTTTTCAATAAACACCTTAGTCTTCGGATTCGGTGCTTTACCGTGTGCCTTTTCGTAAGCCACAAACAAATTATTCATTTTCTTATAGCCAATACGCTCGTAAATCAGAGTATAAGTGTGCTTATACTGTGGCTTATCGCCAAGTTTTTCTGCCAGAGGAAGCATAATGGGGAAAAGAATTTTTGCCGTTTCGCTCTGCTTCTTGGGCTTTTCCTCCACAACCGGTTCAGGTTCAACTTCCTTGGCTTCTACCTCGATCACAGGAGCATCACAGACAACCACTTCAGGAGCTGCTTCAATAGTTTTCGCTTCAGGCAGAGCTTTCTGCTCAGCGGCCTCTTCCTTCTTCTTATTGATTGCTTCAGTATACGAATCTTCAACCAAGGCACCAAAGATGGACTTATACATCGTACTTGCTTCAACCACATCAATCGTAGGAATGTGACCAGTGCGACCGGTTCTTGCACAATACTTTCTGCGCTCTTCCTCAATAACGAAGGTATAGACACGATTCATATATTCGTAAATATCACGGAACACATCCTGAACCTTCATTTCATTGATTGCGGCAATCACATTGATACGTTCATACATCTTCTTACGCCAGTCGCTCATCACATCCTTACGAGGAGTAAAGTTTCTGGTGGAACGAATTGCTTCATCCATCTGCTTGTCCTTAATCTGATGGACACACTGAGATACGCTACTAATCGTATTCAATGCCTCGTTACTGGTGGCGCGAGCTTCCTCAATCTGTTCACTGAGATCCTTGCGAACAGACTTGAGTTCACTCTGAAGATTCTTCATGCTATCAAACAGGGCGTGAAGTCTTACATCAATGAATTCTTTGCTCAGTGCAGCATCCATCTTAGGAGTAGCCAGAACGGAATCACCACGCATCAGAGATTCCATAATGTCCCAGCAGAAATCCATAAACGCATCAGCCTTCGGCTGACGAGACAGACGGCAAATTTCCATCACACCACGCAAACTGTAACAAATAATTTCACGTTCCTTCGTGATTCCACCCTCAACTGTCGTCAAATTGACGACAGTTGATAAGGAGTCCAAACGATCTGCATTACGCTCATGAATCTTTGCAATGTATTTCCGAGGTTCTTTACATTCCAGTGCTCGCCCAATTTGTTCACGGGTCATGTAATACTGGTGCTTGTCATTCTGGTACACATCCACATTCAGTGCGCCGAAGGGCTTAGAGGTTATTACGGTCATAGGATTGTTGGTAGTCATTTTGTTTACTCCTTTGTATTTGTTAAGAAAAATCTGCGGTCAAATCTTCAAACGACCAGCTCTTATGATTCGTGTACTCATCACTGAATACATCCATCCAAAGATAACTTTCAATATCACCACAACTTTCGTAATTGATACTGGACAGGTTAATTGTTTCGCCATCATTTCTTTTAAGGTAAATCACAATCTCAGGATATGGCTCTGTAATGCCTTCTGCGATAATCTTTCCGATATGTGTATCAATTGCAAATTGCTTTTCATTCATTTTATTTTCTCTCCTAGAAGAACTGTTTTATCAAGCCATTTCTTTTTCCATGTATTTCAAAGCATTAGCAAGATATCTAAACGTCTTACTCTTGTGCATTCCATCAAACCACTGAGCAACATACCAGTTGCCAAGACAATCACAACGACACTTCAATTTGCCAAACCTGAACTCCGGTCGTACCGTTGGCATTTTGCTCAGCTTATTCCATAGGTTTAGAGCCTCTTCTCTATTCATTGGAAATGATATCCAAGGCTTATGACCATCTGTAAATTCAAGCTTTAAAACCATATCGTCACCTCAAAACTGATACTTCCAGAACAATTTCGCATTACCAGTAATGGTCTGCAAATAACTAATGTATTCATTAAAAGAGCACACACCCTTCATTTTCATCTTACGTGCTCCCACAGCTCGTGCAGCAACCTTCGGATCATAATCAACAGCATCAATAAATGCACTGTCAATCATCTTCTGCTCAAACATTTTGATTTCGTTGATATCCATACTCATATTTATTCCTCACATAAATTTTCAATCTTGCTAGTCACTTTAAATCCTTGCCAAGTCCAACTCATATCTTTATTACCGACCAACGCAACCATTCCTTCTGGGTCAAATGCGATCTGAAAATCCTGATAATCAGAATAAGTTTCCATACACTCCTCTGCATCTCTTTTTATGAAATCCTTCGCCGCCTGTTCACTCTTAAAAAACTCCGGCTCAAATGCTGCTCCGTCAACACTGCATTCAATAACGCACCAAATCTCATCGCACAGTTCCATTTTTAATTCTCCTTACTCAAAATCCCACCATGCGTTAATAGACGTATTCGGAACATAAACCTCAAGCATATGATGGCCGTCACGAATCCATTCAGGTTCATAGCCTTCATCTCGCAGTTCTTTCATCAGACTTTCAAAATCATTATTAACAGACTCTACCGCATCTTCCATTGTTTTGTGTTCTACACGGTAAGGACCATTACACATCGTATCATCATAAACAACCGTAATCATTTTTAAAACCTCGATTCTATTTAGATTTTTACACTTCCTGCCTTTTCGTCCAGAATAGATTGAAACGTATAAAGCAATCCTTCAGCCGTACATTTCTGTGCTATCATATTCGCAGATTTTTCACTGTGGTTGCAACAATATTCGCTATAAAAATGCAATGCGTTAATAACCGTCTGTTTCTCAAATTTTGTCATATTCATTCTCCTTTATATTATTCTATTAAAGATTATCAATAAGAGAATTGATTGAGTATTCGATTGCATCTTCAGAATTAACCCTTTGAGTGTCAAGAACGTAAATTAACTCTCCATCGTCTGCCCATCTTATTTCAAGCATAACAACGTAACCAAGCTCATCTTCATCATATGAAACATCAAGCTCATATTCATAAAAACCATCAATGGTGTATGTTTTAATTCTAGTGTCAAAGTTATCAGGTTTTTGACCTACGCCAGCCCACCTAGACGGATTCATCTTAGAAATAAAATCTTCTGCAATCTCACGTGCCGTCATAAGTTAATGCCCCCAAAATAAAAGATTTTTCTGAATCAAAAGGTTTTAGTAACTCACATTTGTTGGTTTCTTCATTAAAAATCCCAACTGTCACACCTTCTCTTAACCAATATGAAAGTGTATCAAGAGCTTCCTTAACTTCGTCCACTGAATGATTCCATCCGCAATTTTGGATAATCATAACTCTCACTCCCTTAATTCCTCATTATATTATTATCTTATCTTCACTGAGTGTTTCGGTTTCATATGTTGTATAGACAAGTTCTGTCGGCTTGCTGTAACACGTTTTCATCCAATCAATCTCTGCATCACGCAGCTCTTTTGTGGGATAGATTTCATGCCCTCTATATGTATCGCCGTACATAAAGTGTCTAACTGAATATTCAAGATGATAGAACATTAGATAGCACCTTCTTTGTAACGAATCGGGCAAATCCATGCTTCAAGAGTGTTCTGTTTATTCATAAAGTGAACGCAGCTTAAACTATCCTTGCACTCTGCAAACCAACCCCATTTTTTCGCTTTTGCTAGAATATTTGTATACTTCTCATTTAGTAAAGCCTTATTTTTATTATCCATCTCGCAAACGATACACGGATAACTATATTCACAACAACCTCTGATTTCTTTGTGTTGAATTCGTCTAAACTCTTTTACATCATGAAATTTTTCCCAATATGAACAACGACTAGGATTTACGTATTCAAAATATTTGTGGAGCATTGTAATATCAGAATTAGACCAGCCATCTTCTTCATTAAACTTGTAACCATATCCGTTATTAGGAATCTTTAACTCTGGCAAATCTGCTAACGTTTTTACGATAACATCAAAATCGCATTTTACAAGAACATATCCATTACTTAGGTAGTAAAAATCGTTTTCCTTGTATATCTCATAGCCTCTATCACCAAAGAGGATATATCGCAGTTCCTTAGTATCAAATCCATTTACGATAGCCATAATTTATTCCTCACTTTCTTCACAATCCGTTACTGTAAAATCACACGTCCATTCAATATCTTTTGAATTCATATCGTTTGCAACAATATCCATCGCTTCTTGCTCATTATCGGCTTCAATTTCAACATAGCCAGTACGAGCTACAGTTACCTGATACTTCATAATAAAACTCTCCTTTTACACCTCACTAAAATTCGCATTGAAAAGAATCTCATTACCGTATTCAGCAAGAGTATCCTTGAACCACTTTTCGTTCTTCTGCCACCACTGTTCAGCCTGTTGCGGAGTCAACACAATCCCGTTCCGTTTTGCTGCGTCGATAACATCATCAGTACACCAACACGTTGGTGCAAACCAATATTGATCTACACCATCATCTTTTTCCTGTTCGTCTTCAATGTAGTTAGGGCAATAGTCGGTGTAGAAATCCACATCAAAAAGTGTGATAGTCATATCATTGCCGCTTAATTCACGTTCAACGTCAGCTACTTCTTCTCTGAGATACAGCTCAGACATAATACCGTCTTCATGTTCCTGAATCCATTTCTCTGTAATATTGAACTTTTTCGCCAGTTCATCGACCTCAAACACCCATGTGCCATAATTCGTATTTTCAGTACCATGTTTCACCATATAATCAGCAATCTGATGTTCCATCATATTGTCATCCATGATATCTTCCTCCTAAAATTCAACATTTATCAAAGTTATAAGTGACGGTAACGACTTTCTCAGCGTCACCAATACGGCATCGATCTTCCTTTAATGCTGTTTCAAGGCCACAACCAACGCTATATGTGATACCGTTTTCAAACACGTCAGAACCGATAAAACCGAATGCTCTATCAATCTCTTTCCATTCTCCGTGCTCTTCTCGATAAAGCGTATAGCCATAGTTCTCACCAGAAAGATAGTCACTGTATTCCTTCACCTCATCACGCATGATTCGTTCTGCTTCATTTTTGGTATTATCCAAACCATCCGTAATAGCTGTTACAATCCAGCCAACATTACTATCATCCCATGAACCTCTGAACCGCGTATCGCAATCCATAGACAAATCAGAATGGTCATGCAGCCAAAGAGGAAGCCATGCAATATGCTTATCAAGAAGAATCTGACAATCACGAATAGACAATTCACCATGGACATAAATAACGATTTCGTTATACTTCAGACCAACATACATTGGATTTACAGAAACTTTTTCATCAAAAAGAGTTCCGATACCACAGATGGCGTATCGTTTTTCGTCACTATAATTTTCATCAACAATGGCACAGGTATCTTCCAACTTCATGTTAAAAAGTGCATCTAAAACTTCTTCATCGGAGCAATACTCGTAAACAAGATTATTCCAAAAATCTTCTGCCGTACTCGCATCGATCTTATCACCAAGATGATAACGAGGATGAAAACAAGCCATTACAGAATCATGATCATCCCACCAGCGAGGATTATTGTCTGCAATGTCATCGTGCTGAATATGTAAGCAGTACAGATTGTCGCCGTAAGTCCACTTTATGATTTCATTATCATAGCAATACAGGTTTTCCATATCTAAAATCTCCCTTTTATCAATCTTTTTAATGCACAAAAATTGTAATCATACCTTCTTCATCTGCCGTAAAAAACGATACTTCGTATCGACTGGCTTCTGAAATTGAAATCTGGTCTCGCTTACAATAATCCTTAATTTTTTGCTCCCTGTAGTCATCCCAAAGAGCTACGCTTGTACCATCAGTGATCAAAGAAAGAAAAGTAAGTAAATTCATATCCATTCACCTCTTATGCTTATGCGCTTTCCTTTTCTTCAAATATGTATTTACTTTTTCTTCAAATGCGTACCAATCAGACCAAATCTTATTGATCTCGCCATTATTAAATCCATTCTTATAATCGGTAAACTCAACATAATAGTTGCTCGTCCACTCGTTCAAAGCGTGTTCGTAGATGGCTGCAACACCACGCTTTGTTTCAACAACAAAGCTATCGACTAAAACACATTCAACATAAGCACCAGTGTATTGTGCTTTATTCTGGTGCATCCAACGGTCAAGAGCACCCGCATTAAGATAAAACCGCGTCATAACTCATTCTTCCCTTTCAATTCCATCACAGCTTCCGGCAATCTTATCAATCATTTCCATATATTCTCCGAACGTTTTACATTTCACTTCCACTCCAAAACAAGCAGCGTAAACAACCAAAGAATCATTACTTGACACATAATTACATTCGTGCCACCAGTCATAAAGCATGGAGTCAGCACTGCCAGAAATAACTCTGCTGTTACCGTTATCATCCTTAACAATTACAATGCAGTCATCCAAGACATCATTAAAAAGCAACATTTTTATTCTCCTTTACTCCGCAATCACCATAGCAAGAACCGGCTCACCAGAATCTTTCAGCTGAAGTTCAAGAATATCGCCACCGTTAACATCCACAATTTCACACTTGCTTAGATAATCCTGAAGGAAGAACATTTGACATTCCTGCCAGAAGATTTCTTTCGGATTTTCATTCTCACCTACGAACACATTCTTGTGATGGAAAGATTCATTCCAAACCCAACCATCGCCATCAAAACAAGCGTGAACTTCCCTCAGATCCCACATAGTCTTCACTCCTTAAAACTCCATTATTCCTCAGTTCTTCTACAAGTATTTTTTCAATATCCTCTTTTTCGTTTTCCGAAATATTAAGAGAATAAAAAACACGAATTGAATTGTATAACGGCCTACACCTGTACATAACATCAAGATAACACCTATCACTTGTGTTGAACATCAAGGCGCAACCTGTTCCATCTTCTTCGTGGTAATTATTTGTTATTAAATCCCACATGGTTAATCCTCTACAAAAATCCCTTTCTCTTTCAAATAGGCTTTTAAGATATTCTCACACGTTTTCTTTTCTAGCCGAGTGCTCGCTTCTAATAGACAATAAAAGAACTCAATAGAATTTGTATCTTCATATATTTTGAACATAAGTGTTACACACCCAAGCTTATCAATATCGTAAAACACAGCATATCCAATCTTGTTATCATCTGAATATTGGCATTTAGCTAAAACCCACATTTTATCACCTCAAAATCTCCTTGAGCATCTTTACCATACCTTCATAATCTTTATCATCTGCGCCTAGCATACGAACCGTCATATCAAAATCAACTGTCCGACAATCACTGAAATCGTATTGTTCAATATCGTTGCTACAAGTGTCAGGGTAATGTTCTTCGAGCCTGTCTTTCGTATCACAGTCACAGAAGGTTCCAGAACAATAATCACTGGCCGACTCACCTGTTTTCATGTACACACGGATACCATCTGTGACAATCACTTTAGCGAACCGCTTCATATCTTCTGGCGTAAAGGTCTTATCCATAACATCATACGAATAGACCATGTAACAAGTTTTATCAGGCTCATAAATATCCTGTTCCTTATCTGCACCAAACGCTCTAGCGTATCCACCAGCCCATCCACCACAAAACACAAGAATTTCTTTTCCCGCTTCGATAGCTGCCATATATTCCTCTTCAGGAATCGCTACAATTCTTCCGTTAGGAAAAATAAAACCTTCAAATTCTTTCATTTTTATTAAACCTCCATATCCATTATTCTTAATGAATCGCTTACTCTTTCATCAAGTGTATCAAGCCACTTTTGATACGAACTCTCCATCAACCGATCAAATTCCGATTCTTCTTTTAATTCATCTTCAAGTATGGTATAGCCCTCTAATACTTCATCGTATCTTTCTCTCATATCAAACACTCCCTACATTCTTGAATCCATAAAGGCTATAACCTTTATATTTGAAATACCGCATCGCTTTGTTGATCTGAGTAGAGCTTGCTGTCGAATGACTTTTCAGGTATGTATTCTTATATTCGCACAGCTTTTTATACTCATCACTTTCACGATGGGCTTTTAACTTTTCGCAATGGTCGTGGCAACCAGGATAACGCTCCGGTGCTACACAATAACGGCAAGGATCAGTCATCGTTGCTCTCCTTTCTACCTGCGGCGTCAAACATCTCTATGATACGTGCTACCCAATCATCATTTTCTGATACATTGCAATCAAATTTATCCTCGAATCGTTCTGCTAATTCGTCAGCAAAATCCATAATCTCATCGTGAGAATAACCGTATTCTTCCTCAATCCAATCAGCATTGCCATCAAGCTGATTCTCTGCATCTTCAATACGATACTGATGCTCTTTGTAACGGTACGCTGCTTCAATCTGTTCAGGTGTCATTTCCCAAGACTTACCATTCCAGCTAGTAACAACAATCTTATTTTTGCTATTCATATTCCACACCCTCACTTGTTAGATTTGCACTGATATTTGCGTTCAATCATCTCTGCATCAGCGCAAGTCATACCGTAATACCAACGCACATCAACAACGGATTCAACCCAGTTTCCAGTCTTGCGGTTCTTTATGACACGAACCTCTTCAACATCTTTGTGAATCTGTGTGCCTGGCTTCGGGAGATAAGTCAAAACACTTTCTTCAGAATGTTCCAAATCGTAAGAGCCAACAAATGTGCAATCACGTTTGATCAAATCAAAAATTTTCTTACGGCTCTGTTTAGACAGGTTTCTCATATTGCAAACTCCTTTTCTCTTGTGAACTTAATCACCAGTGCATTCACATTGGCTGCTTCCATCGTTGACTGCTTTGCATCCTCATGGTTACCAGCTCTAAGGAATGAAACACTCTGATCCATCAGCTTGCGCCGATAAGAAGAAAGAGCTGCGAGAATAATATTCTTTTCAATGTTGGTCATGTTCTTTTTCCTCCTGCTCACGTTCCTTGTGAAATTTTCGCACTTCTTCCCAAAAATCAAACGGACTAGAATTGTGATGAACAAGCTCCATGTATTCTTTTCTACTGTTAAGATGGTTTATGTTAGTATCCATTTCTATCACCTCAATTTTCATCGCTCAGGTTCTGGCAAAAACTTAAATAAAAATCAATGTCGAAATCCTCCACAGTGCCATCAGGAGAAAAATCATAGAGCACATCTGCAACCGCTTCGTGTTTATAAAGAGCATCTACAATCTCGTCACGGAATGCCGTAACCCAGTTTTTTGTTACATTGAATTTTCTGGTGATCTCGTAAATATAGATGATCCAATTACCTTCTGTGGTGCTTCTTGTTCCACTTTCGACCATCCAGTCAGAAATACTGTTAATCATCCAATCGGTAACTTGTTTTACAGTTTCGCTAGTATACATTTTCTATTACCTCAATCAAAACTGAACCACTTCATGTTTTGCCTTTTCCAGCATCTCTTTCTCTTGTTCTTCAAGACGCTCAACCTCGCACAAAACATCACGAATGCCAAAGATAATCAAATCACGATCTCGTTCACGTTCTGCTCTATGTACTGGATTGTTTTTACAAGATCCTTCGCACAAGTTATTTTCTCTTGCAATCAAATTATCAATCGCATACTTCAAAACACGCTTATCTTTTTCAGTCATATTTATCACCTCAATCATTGTAAAATATCTGTTTTAGCAGTTTTTGAAATCCAAAGCTCTTACAAAATTCACAATAGGGTCTCGGAAAACAACGCTCTTAATACAAAGCGACTCCAAATCATACTGACCTTTACAATTTCCGTAAAAGATAAGTCCATGACCGATTTTATCAAACCATTTTTGAGCCTTATCAATAGAATAAAAGTGCTGCGCACCATCAACGGATTCAGTAAAAAATGTGTACCCACACTCACCAAATTGAACATACTCCCAACGATTAAGAGTGTTTCCTTCGTAGTCGAATAAATGCTTTACGGCAATAACATATACAGTTTTCATATTTTCATCTCCTATAAAAGCATGATTTTTAATCCTCATAATAATCTTCTTCCGCTTCAATATCATCTAAGATATTCTCTAAAGAAGACTGTAAGCCAAACTTATAAAGGAGCTCCTTCAACTCTCCAATCGTATCAAATTCACCCAGTTTCTTCTTGGAATCATCAGAATCAAGCAAAACAATGGAATCGTATCGCTCTGACTTACAAACCTGTACACCGCAACCATCATCAACGGTGCGAATGTCATACAAGGTGAAACGCTTCATATTAAACACTCCTTTTAATATTTAAATATAAAAAGCATCATAAAGATCTTCTGGCTTATCATTCGGCATCCATACTTTTGCATTATCATTAAGGAAGTAACCGCAACCAAAAAATCCAGCAGGAGAATCACAAAGATTCTGTTCACCATCTTTAACACCAGCTTGATAAACAACATAGATAAACTCAGCAAGCTCATGCTTATCCATTCGCTTAATGCGGTCGTACATTGTTTCCATATCAATCGCTCCTTTTAATGCCAAAAATCGTATCCACCAATCCAGATAGATAAATTATAAATATAATTACCACAACGAACACATTTATCATGTTTTCCCCATAATCCAAGCTTTTTCATACCTCGGACGCTGCCGGTGTAATGGATTGATGGATGTGCGTCCCTTGAAAACTTTTTTGCACTCAAATATTTCATACCTAACACTCCTTTTAATATTTTTGTGTTTTCGCATTCTGGTAGCGGTTATGTCTGCCCTAGTACCGCTAATCACCTAGCATCTACTGCTCACACTACCCAAATCTGACTTCTTATGTAGTCCTCAATGTCTGCCGGGTATCCATTGCGCTGGATGTACTGACACATAACACGTTGGACATCACGGTTGTCACCGTAGTCCATCGCGATAGAAATATCTTCTCCGTGCGTACCAACACCTAGACGCTCATATTTCCTGACCTCATTATAGAAATCATGTGCACTGTAGTGTTTGCCGTCCTTACGGTCAAGAATAGAATCAATAATCAAAGTTTTCACCTTCCTGATTTTCCTGTTCTTCAATATGAACCAAACACTTCATGATGCCTAATATGCTGTTGCAACGTCATTGGTTTATAAACATTCCTTGCATTAGGATTCGGACGATACCAATGAATAATTTTCCCATCATTCAAAAAATAGCAAGTAACAATACTACCATTACATAATGCTTTAATCGGTTTTACACCAGCCGGAAGTTCAGACAATTTCCAGAAATATTTTTCTTCTTCAAACTCATGACTCAAAGAAAATCTTGCGATTCCATTTTCCATTCCAAGATAGCAAGTTCTGAATCCAACTACGTTTTCAAAGAAATGCAGTTGTTCCAATGAATCAAATTCAGCTAAATACCACTGCCAATTTTTATGTATTATAATTTTTGTACGGTGCTTTTCGTTAATACTTTTTGCAATAGTCATATAGTTCCTGTTCCAGTAAAAATCATTCTTCATTTTCAATCACTCCCTCATCAATCATATTTTTATAGAAATCATCATCCAGAATTTGTTCTCCACACCAATTTACAAATAATCTTGCAACGTCCTCACCAGACATTTTAACCAGTGCATCCCACATCTTTTTCTGAACATCAGTCATCGTTTACCCCCTCCAAATAGATCTCTTAGTGTCAAAAATACCCTCTGACGTATCGCCATCACTTTCGGTGTAGAAATAAATCATATCTGCACCATCAGCTTTTTCGATGTGAAAGTATTTTGCATTCTTGACAATTTCCTTTTCACGCCAACCAGCAGTATTCAAAAGATTACTTTTGCTAAGGAATGTAAATGTTGCAACAATCTTTTCGTCACCTGCGCCATTGATTGTCGTTATTACAGTAGGCACAGCTCCTGCCGGTGTTCTATCCCATTCAGCTTCACAAGAAGCATGAGGACCAAAGAAATCATCATCAAAGAACGGAATTGCTGTAATGTAGTTTGTGTAAAACGTAGACGAAACCACTTCTTCCTTTGTTTCTTCCGGTACAAGAACCATCTCCCCAAAATCATTTTTCTTATAACGAACCTCACTCATAAGAATCAGGCAACTATCACTTGTGTAGTGAAAATTCTCGTAATTATAGTTATTGCATTTCATACTCACATCTCCTTATTCTCTGTTTTTACTTGCCATATCAATTATCTTGTCGATATTGTTTTCGAGTAAAAATTCCATATCCTGCATACGAATCGCAAGAATTTCTTTCAGCTCTTTTTTTACAGCCTGTTCTGTAATTTTGGGACAGTTGCAATGCACTGTCAGAATCAAATCATCAAACGTGATACCATCCAGAAGATTGTCGCTCACAACCATATCGTCACCAAGTTTCCAATTCCGTTCCATTTTATAGCCCCTCTCTCGTATCCTGTATTATATATCTATATGGTAAAAATAAAAGTCCTCTGAAGGACTGTTTTTTTCTAGCTACATAATACAGGATACTATTGCTTTTGTCAAGCACTAAAATGTAGATTTTATTAACGTCACATTTTAATGCGTTGATACGTTGTTTATTTGTAAGCATTTTGTGAACATCAATCAACATTCACTTCATCAGGCCGTGCCCACAAGACATCCTCGATGATGTCATCATGAATGGTTTTTGTTCCATTGTTGTTCATGATCATGGTCACTTTCTGACCATCTGCCGGGGTTTCTTCCATGCTTGCGTAGGAGTATAACCATTCCTCGCCGTTCTCATCGATAACATGGATGGTCTTAATTCCGTTGCGGAATACTTCGATTTCATCCACGCTACCGGCCAGGACATAACGATTCTCCAGGCGAGTTTTCATAGGCTCTGCCGCATTTGCAGTCATACAGTTTGCCAGAATGGAAACACCAGCCACAACAGTAGCCAGGATGACGGACAGCTTATTCTGAGTAAGTTTCATTTTTTGTACTCTCCTTTCTTTTTAGTGACCCCAACGGCACACGATAACACCATTGATCCAGATAGAAACATCAATTCCCTGCCGATACCACTCGACAGCTTCACGATGAATGTTAGTGATAACACCTGTTTCATCGTTCATGAACCATTGACCTTTTTTCATATTGTGTTCTCCTTTACACTCTCAAGCACTCATCAAGATAGATTCGTTTACCGAAACACTTGACGTATGCTCTGCCAGACGGTGCATAGATGATCTTCAAATGGTGATAGTGAAAATACTTCTCATCATCACACAACACACCAGACATACCATAAAGGTAATCGTCAATGCCGTATTCGATATCGCCATGAATCTGAAAACCACCACAACGGCCATAGCTGCTATCATAAGCGGTTACAGGATGGCTCTTGCAATATTCTCTTGCGGTCATATCAAGCTCTCCTTAAAACATATCTTTTATTTCTTGATGATATCAACATCATCAAAGCCGTGCCAATTGTAATTAACAATGGCCTTTGCTTCCTCGAAATCACGGCCAAGATTGTGAATCTGCCGTGCATCCTCAATATAGCGATTGTGGTTCTCTGCCGTGGTGATATACCACGTTCCAAGAGCTTCATACATGACATACCTTTTCATGCTTTTTATTCTCCTTTACTCAGAGTTCTTGCAAAGACCCAAACCACCCTTTTCACGGGGCAAACGTCCGAGTGCGTCACGGTGCGGACAGTCGATATTCTCACAATACCGACAGTTCGCGTTTTCTTTCTCTTGCTCTGCAAAGAATTTCTTTGCATCTTTTAGAGATTCAAAATAATGACCCTGATCCCATGTGTAAGAATCAGGGTCAAAATGCCACGCCACAATGTATGGTGTGTAATAATTTGCCTTATTGAACAGTGCTGTATAGGCGCTGCCAGTCTCAAGAACAACAATATCTTCTCTGTTCATCTTACATTTCTCCCTTCAGAATCAGCGTGAAAATCAAAACAAGGCTTGCGCCCAAAACGATACCAAGGACAAACATTTCTTTTGCGGTGAAATAATCCATAACAAACACCCTTTCTTTTGCATATAAAAAGAGCCTTGTAAGAATTAACTTACAAGACTCTTCTTGACGGAAATATTCTGTTATCGTTATGCGGCAATATGTACCGCATGGATCGCATCCAACAACATTGCACGGGCATCAATTCCGTACACACCAGACACGGAATCCAGAGATTCCTCCGTCCATTCATTATCCACCATAGCATCGTCCATGGTGCCGTAACAGCCGCCCCATCTGCGGCCATCTGAACTGTAGATATCCCAACCGATTCGGCTGCCGAAATCGCCGCAAGACATATCGTCCACAGTGACAGTAAGGTAATCCCCGTTTTCGAGAGCAACAAAGATGCCCCCGGACGGCTGAGAGTATCCACCCCCATTATTTGCTGTATCGGGATTTACACAAGGGTTGGTTTCGCAACCCCAAAAACTAATCATTCTTGCATCCATAATAATTCTCCTTTCTTTAAGGGCTTTCTGCCCTTATTATATCACAGCCCACGCTACAATCATAGTTAAGGCTATGACAAAATTTTCGTACTGGTAGTGGGATCTTTCTGCCCCGTGCCCACTAACTTCACGGCATAAAGATGGATTAGTCTGGCATTGGATTTTCTTTATCGAATTTATACCAAGCCTCGAATGCTTCATCGTATTCGATATTTGCAAAATCCAATCGAGAAATCGGCTTTAAAGAAGTTACCCAAACTTCTGCAACATTGATTTTGTTGTTCAATGCTACATACTCTGAAATAAGCTCATCACAAGGAAAGTCTTCTGCCTTTCGGATTTTATCCTCTACTTCTTCAAGCTTTCTACGAAGCCCATTAAGCACTTTTTCCTTTTGTGCTTTTGCTTCTTTTTTCTTTGATACTTCCTCTGCGCTCTCACCTTCTAACCGAGCTTTTTCACAAGCGGATCGCGCTGCTGCCAACCGCTCATCAAAAGGCTTTTTTGCCATTTTCCAAGCAGAAAAGGCGGCTTCTCGTTTTTCGTAATCTCTCATAATATAAATCTCCTCTTTTATAGTTATTTCTGACGTGTTTTCTTTTTGCATATTCTGCATAATATTTGCATAGTTATACAAAACAAGGCATAAAGAAAACGCCTTGCGATAAATTCACAAGACGTTTGTTGCTAGGGTTATTTGGTTCTTAGTTGGATTCTGACGGCTCTGCCGGGGAAACAATCAGCTCACCACGACAAATCTTTTTTACAAGTTGTGAAACGTTTGCACATTCATGTTTAGGCAAAATCTCTGTTTCCAGAATTTCACCCTCTTGCAAAGTAAGAGTGCAAGTCTTTTTCCACTGATAAGAGGCGTTTTTTTTCTGCCGTTCACGCATTGCTGCAAGAATTTCTTCTTTTGACATTGCATCATAATTCCGCTTTATAGGCATCTTTGCACCACCTTTGTTTTTCATTGATGATGCAATTATATCACGGTTTTGCCGTTCTGACAAGGGATTCATAGTCATATAATCACCTTGCCTTTTTGCCGGACTTGAGCGGGAAAACAGGCTCAAGAGGACGCATATCACCACGGAATTTTCCTAATCCGCTACCGTCCATGTACTCTGCCGTTCTATTCCGGCAACGTCTGACCGTTCCGTCCATATCAATGGATTCACCATAAATACGTTTAGAAAGATCGTTGTATTCTGCCGTATAAAAGTTAGGCTTTGCCCGCATTGCTTTTGTGTGCTTGCTAGGTTTACACCCAGCTGAATCACGGTTATTTTGTGCGGACAGAATTTCTTTCCATTCCTTACGCTCTGATTTACGCTTGTTTTCACGTTCTACAATGCGCATTTCTGCCATTTGTTCTGCCTTGTGATTCCAGTATGCAAGCGTAATTTTGCCGTCATTTACAAGGCTTTTCACGCTCTGAGAAATAGCAGATTCAAGCATAGCCGAATAGATATTTTTAACGATTCTGCCGTTCTGGTAGAACACAAAAGGCATTTTGTCGAAAGAATCCATTTTAGGCATTGAAACAAAGACAAAGTTATAATTCTCTGCCTTAATTGTTCCGTAAATGGAATTTGCCGGAACAGATACACCACGAAACACTACAGGTGTATTCTTTTGGTGCAAAGAAATTTTCATTGTGTTCACTTCCTTTTCTGAAAATAGGCGCACTTTTCGTGCGGAATCATATCGGTTATTTGGTTAGAAAGCTCTTGCGCCACGTCAAGGCAAACCGATTTTGCAAGAGTAGGGCTGACTATTGCCAGCCCCAAAGGCATTCTAGTTAGATATAGCTTACTTACTTTGCTTTCTTGAAAAAGGCAGACTTGCTCTGAAGATCGTATGCACGGGAACGCTTGCCGGTAGATTCATCAAAGGACAGTGCATAGCCGATAGTTACAATAATTTCGTCAATCAGCGCGTTGTCGTTCAGCGTGGTAACAGTGCCCATTTTAGCTTTTGTGTATGCCGTCTTGATATAGGCCATATCACAAGAAAGTGCCTTTGCCGTCAAAGTTTCGGGCAGAATAGCGTTATAAATGGCCTGCAATTGTGCAAGACGTGTCTCTTTGTTGTTCTTGTTGCTAGTAAAGCAATCAAGTTTTGCATTCTTGAGTGCGTCAACCATTTTTTCGGAACGAACAGGCTTGTTTGCCGTCAAATCAGTGCAAAGGGATTCAGCCATAAAGCCGTTAAAAAGCATAACAAGTTTGCCGTAAAAGTCGGAATTGCAAAGAGTATCATACTTTTTGCCGGTAGTATCACGGTATACTTTTTCAAGCTTTGCAAACTTGATACGCATAGCGGATTCAGTCAATTCGTATTTATCGGTTTTGTCGTTCTTTTTACCGCTGAATTTATGGCCGGTATAAGTTGGGTTTGCGCAATAGGTGCGGAACATTTCAGCGCGTTCCATAGCAATCAAAACCTTGCATTTATCGGTGCAAAGGGAATCGTTTTCGGCCTTGTTGTTGTCCGAAATAGCTTTAATCAAATCAGCCGTTTCGTTGCCGTTTGCCGTTGCCATTTCGGCGGAATTGTTGAGCAATTCCAGCAATTCGCGTGCGCTGAAAGAATCGGTAGTTTTGTTCTGAATAGCGGTGCGGAATTCGGGCATAGTGATAGCTTTACGCATAATAATCCTCTTTTCTTTTGTTCTAAAAGTGTGTGTATAGTCGTATGGTTTTACGTTTTAGCGCAAAATTTGAATAAACAGAATGGAACCGCCTGTCAAAGTCAACAATGCAGACGGCACAACATAGGCAATACCGCATAAACCAACAATAGCGCCTACTACAATTAAAATAAAGCCTAAAGCAAAAAATAACGTAAACAAAAAATCTTTAATTTTTTCAAGCATTATAAACCCTTCTTTCTTTTTTGCATTTTAGCGCAAACCAAAACCCGCAAACTAGACAAAATTGCCTTGCTTGTGGGCTTATGGTTTGCCCTAAATAGGGCAAAGTATGTACACTTTTTGTACTGTTTTTTTCTTGACGTTGTAAGGTTTTTGTCCCATTAAACAGTTAAAACATTTACTGTATAACTCTTGCAAACTACACTTGACTTTGCTACAATAGGTAATGGTATAAACCATAAAAGCAAAGTATAAACTTTGCAACGTGTAGCACATGGATATAAACCCATAAAAGTTAGTTTGTAGTTTGTGCAAACTGTACTTTCTTTCTTGCCCTTCCTTGCCTAGTCATGTACTGTATGGGCGTTGCCCTCTTTTCTGTACAACGTGTTTGTGTGCATACAGTACAATCTAGTATCCTGTTGATTGCGGATTGTTTGCCCTCTAATGCCTTAATTGGACAAACGGCTTTTTATGGTTTTTTCGGCTTGCATTGCCAAAACCAAAACAGTGATTGAACGGTCAAGCCGTGTTTCCTGTTTTCCGTATCTTTCTAGCCTATACGGTAGGATAGCAAAGTGCGTTTTGTCGTGTGCGGAATGCACAATCAGCGTCCACTTGCAAGCGTTGCATTTTCTGAATCGGTGCTAGCTACACCGCCGAATTTTTCCGACTGAATCAAACTTTCTAGGTGCTTTACCGTTCCGGTAGACTGCTGATTTATAACCATATAGGCTTGTTGCACTTGCCTAGATTGAGCGGGAACATTTGAGCCGTTCCCACAAAAGATTGATTCAGTTTTCAAAATTCGGCACAATCCTTGCTAGGTTCCTTGCTAGGTTCCTTGCTGGATTGTGGCTTAATTATAGCGGTTCCTTGCTAGGAAGTCTATGTATAAAAGTTGTAATTCATGCACAAAAGTTGCAAGAATTATAGATTTTTATAAAATAGCGATATATCGTTAAAAGTTATATTTTGGTAAGTTGTTGGTGTTTTTGGCTGAAATAAGGATAAAATATAATATATAATTACCTTATAAGGGAAAATAAACTTGTTGATTGAAAAGAACAAGAAATAATTAAAAGTTGATTTTAAATCAACTTAACATTTTGTTTTATATCGAACATTTTTGTTTGTTATCAAACATTCAATTCCTGGCTAAAATAGTTAAAATTTTTAGCTTTTGTTTTGCCTATAATCAGATACCAGATACCGCCAAAACTTCCCGCCGTTCCCTTCCCTGTTGAGTGTCGTATTTTGAGCATTTCCGGCACTGGATGGAATGGGGCATACTTTCCATTTTTTGGACGTTCCCAGCAGCAGACCGAGCCCCCAGTACATCTTTCTTATTCATAATCACCAATTATAAATTTGTTATATTCCATATTACTATATAATTTGCACAATAATCTCCACAAAAATTACCTTCTTTCTAATTTCTATCAAACCTTCCTAATCTCCATCTTATCCCATCCCGGCACTCCATTACACTCTCTACCATTTCCTACCCTACCCCCGGTACACTTTCCCCTGACAAAACTATCCCAAAATACACTCCTATACCCTCTCCTACATACACCCATAAATCATTCACTTTCCCCTCTAAAACACCTAAAAATGGCTTAAAATCGCTATTTTTCAATCGGTAGCTTATTCGGTAACTAGCTAGAATTTAACGTATTTTCGTTATATTTTGGCTAGTTTTTCTTTTTATTTATACCTTTTTACCCATTATTTTGTTCCTTTTTGACTCAATAAAAGCCGAAAAACCTAGGTTTCATGCGGGTTTTCCCGATGTGTACCCGAAATGTACCTAAAATGACCATTCTTCGGAGCATAAAGTACCTATTTATATCAATCTATACTCCCATATCACCATAAATAGACTGATCTGGTATCTGAGCAGCACTCTCAGAGGCTCCAAAGACCTACAAGGAGCATGATTGTAGCCTTTGGCAGCTTACATAGAACATATAGAGCATCTGGATGTCCTTCATAGAGAACAATACCTCCCAGAACCATACCTTATTATAATAGGCGCTAGAAATGCTCGTATCCTGTATTAGATAGCTATTGAATTTTTGGCAATCTCATGGTATAATGAATGTAGATAGCTATACAATACAGGATACTGCTAAGAGATTGTGTTAGGATGATTGTGGTGGATGTTTATAGTAGTCTTCCAGACAGGGCGGGAGATGGATCTCGCGTCTGCGGACGCTCGTAGGTTTACTCAAATTGAATCTATGCCGCTTGCGCGCCATAGCTTCAAGTCGAGTAAACCATTGTTAGATATTTTGTGAGAGTTGTACTTGGACTGACGACTATGTATCTTCATACATATATATAATACAGACTCGTCAGTACAACTAAATTAGAACTGGAGGCAATATGGAGCAGAATAATTATAATGTTACGCAGAATATGGTCAACAAATTAAGTGATGGACAAAAGTTCTCAAACTTCTTGGAACTATCTACTTATCTCAACATCCTTAATAAAAGTGGAAAACCGTTGGGTGGGAATAGTAAAAAACACTTCCTTGAAGAGTTGAATCGTTTTGTTGAGTTTAAAAAGGAAGGAAAACGCTTTGTCATAGTAAAGATTCGTCCAGACAATGAGGTACTTCCTCCTCTACCGACAAGAAATAAAGGAAAGTTCTCATTGCGTCTGCAGAACCAGATTGCTTACCACTTACTTAAAGAATGTGACGGCAGTAGTTGGATGGAGTTCTTTTGGACGCCAACTGCAATACTACGAGCATGTGGAATGACTAACAAAAATTTTTATCAATATTCAGAGGATTTACATGGCGAGGATACCTTCTGGGCTGAGATAGTTGGTACACCATTAGAAAGTGTTGCTCGTGAGCAAATGGATGAGTTCAGAGAGAATTTAGCAGCGGATGCTGAGACGTTTCAACAATGTACTAAATCTACAATGGTTGGGTACATTGAGTCTGCGCTTAAATCTATGGCAAAAAATAAGGAAATATTTTTTGAGGACTGCCCTGCTGTGTTTATAAACCATGACCCAGAAGAGTACCACATTCCTTCTGAAGACCAAAAGGCAATTTATATGAAGATGTATACGAACGTGCTTCATGAATTTTACACGTCATCTGGGCGAGTGTGTCAGAGTGAGCAAGACGTATTTTTGACCGGACGACTTCATGAGTTTTATGAAGAGCTAGATAATAGATTCAAGGAAATTTTTACATATGACCTAGCACGGCCAATGTATCATATTACGATTGAGCCGAACTCGTTGAAGCGATCTGCGGCACGGACGGAATATAAATTGCAACAGCAAAGTTTTCACGAGATGAATGATGCTATGTGTGAGAATATTCCAACGCTTTCTACCGTCAGAAGAGGTAGAGCGGTGTTGGAAGAAAATCCAGAATATTATAATGATGCTTCTCAACCACCGTTTCGCTTTGTGCATAGACAGTTAAGTGATGAGGTTCTTCAGCTCTTTATAGATGGAATGATTCGTGTTCCTGCGAATTCTGGAATTCCTCGTGCTGGATTTAAATGGTATGGCTCTTATAAAAGATAAGGAGAGTTTATGAATAAAATTTATAACATAACACAAGATATGGCTGATAAATTACATGAAGGCCAGGTTTTTAAAAATTTCCGTGCATTGTCTGAATATTTAAATATTTTGGACAAGAATGGATGTGCAGTATGCGGTAGCAGCAAAAGACAGGTCATGGCTGAATTAAACAGATATGTTGTACTAGAAAAAGAAAAAGGAAGCTTCTGCTACACTGTAAAAAAGATTCGTCCAAAGACTGAAATTTTATCTCCTAGACCAAAGAGTGGGAATAATAAATACGGTTCAAACATCAAAGAAATCATTCGGTATCAATTATCTAAAATTTCACCGGAAGTAGAAAATGGTAATATTGATGTATTTTGGACATTGGATAATATAGCAAAAGCTTGCGGAATGATAAATGAAGATTTCGACAAGCCTTACACTCAAGTCTATGATAATGAAGCAAGAGTCACGGATATTATTAACTTTAAAAGAAAGGTACGCAGTTCATTTAAAGAATACATTTATTATGCATTGGAAGAAATGAAGAAAAATAAAGAGTTCATCTCTTGCAATTATACTCCCGTTTTTATTAGTAAAGAGTTAGGCTGCGATAAGCTTCATGTTCCTACAGAAGTAGAGCTACGAGACTATAATAATTTGTTCAGCAAGGTTGTCCATAGTTTTAAAAAATCTTCAGGTGAAGAATGTGAGAACGAGCAAGACATTTTCTTGAGTGGAAAATCATCGTATTTTTATAATGAATTACAAAATAAATTTACAGATATATTTCCGTATGATTCAGTTTATTCTATGTATCATATTATAATTGATACAACTTCTATTAAACGTATGCGGAATAATACAAATGAGGAAACCTGTTTAGAGTGTGTTCACCGTTTAAATGACGCTATTTGCGAGAACATTCCGAAACTAGCAAATATAAAGCGCGGAAGAAAAGTACGAGAAGAATACATCGTATACACTCAAAATGGTGCGGAGACGTGTAGTGATTATGTTGAGAAATCTTTAAGTAAAACTGTTATTAAAAAATTAGTGTATGCATTGATCTACATTCCAAACGAACAAAAAATTCCATGTGAGAATTATATTTATAATGAGGTATCTAACAATGAATTTTGATAACCCCTACTGGATTGATTTAAAGGTAACTTATGAGTGTTACCAAGCGGTTGGACGCTTGCCGGAGTTTTATAAGAAGCATGTCTGCACAAAATGCCAGTATGAGATCCCGTGCTTCACCACTTGTGATGAGGTGCGATGCAAATGTCAAGAGTTTAAGCCTAAGACTGTGCAGAAGGCTGACAAGTACCTACATATCAATGATTTCATGAACGATGTGGCTGCATTTGAGGCCGCTAGAAATATTTAAGGAGGGCTAAGAGATGCGAGTGCAAATTGGTAAATACATTATTAAAAACTGCGACGAGCGGAATCTCGTTATTGTTGAGCAGCGGCCAGCTGGCAAGAATCCAAAGACTGGTGAGATGGGCACCGGCGTAAAGGAGGTTACGGTCGGCTATTACCCGAACCTTGAATGGGCTTTACATAAGATTAAGGATTTGAATATTTCCGAAAGTGATGCTGATACAGTGGACGTTTTACTGGCAGAGCTTGAACAGATTGATGAGACGATTCGCCGGGTGGCTGAGGAGGTCAAGTGATGGATAAGTTTGTAAATGCAACACGATTGATTGGCGTCCTCGATAGTGCCCTCGCTCGTCCTAGGGTCAGAGGTAATGCAAAGTCTATTGGTGGTATGTGGTGCGATATGGCAATGCAATACACAAAGAGCATTCTTGAAAAAGAAATGTCTGCTGGCGGTGAGTTCCGTCGAGTGGTTCATGCTCATTGGATTGAACATGAGGCGGATTTTGGAGAATCACTGTATTGTGAGTGTTCAAGTTGTCATAACTCTACTGGAATTGACTGTACACTGTTCTGTGGTGCCTGTGGTGCTATTATGGACGAGCAGACGATTAAGGTTAAAGACTATTGAGGTTGATGAATGATGCGTACTTATGAGGATGTTGATGTAGATATCAAGCAGCTTGTGCGTGATATGAACAGTAACAGCCTGACTCGCAGCGAGTACGAAACTGCTGACGATATGCTGGATGAGCTCTATCAGGAGCGTGAACGACTTTGGCTCAAGGCTATGGAAGATGGCGAGAGCTGCTATCTGTAAAAGCCTAATTTTATATTTTTTCTTTATAGCTATACAATACAGGATACGTTTTAGAAGAATACGGAGGTGACTGCTGAATGGCAAAACAGCAAACTTGCCAGAAGTTTGTTTTTAAGATCCATACGAAGCGTCTGGTTGAAGCAAAATGGGATTTAACCCTACCATTAGATGAAGCCAGACGAAACCACGAGATCATCTCGCTGGCTGATAGCACTGTTCTACGATGGATTGATGAGTTGAATGGTGTTACGGACGCAGAGGCTAAGGCACGGAGTATCAAGCGTAGAATCAAAATGCTACGGAATGAACCTTCTTGCTTAGAGAACCGCCGGGAAATTCGGAGATTATACACTGAGCTGGATGCAGTTCAGTTTAAGCCGGATTATATGTGTCTGGTGGTTGACAAGAAGAACGACTACCGCCGGGCGTGTTCTCCCAAGGGGTTTAAAATCAATGGAATCACGTATCGCCGTTTGGTTGGAACAACTGGTGGCGTTAAGAATAGTACGATTGTATTTGTGAGCGACCGTCTTGTTGACGAGATCCGCAAGCGAATTGATAATGGCCGTAACAAGGGTATGGAATTTGTGCCTGCAAAGTTAGAGGCTTATAGAGCCCTTGCTTGCTCTGCTTCTATTCCGGTCACTGACCCTGATGGTGTACTTGTTATAGATGATTGCTACACGCGCTTTAAAGACCATATTGTTGTTCTGGACGATGGAGTGTCTGGAGAACCTACGATAGTTGAAGATAAGGAACACGATTGTGAGCTGTGTGCGAATGATGGGTTTGGACTTATTAGTTATGATCTTGCACAACAGTGGAGTGAAGATTTGAAACTCCCTGCTACCGCATCTGGCTTCTGTGTACGGAATGCTTTTTGTAAAGGTATGTTGTTCCCTTTCCCTTTCCGTGAGTTTGCCAAGAAGGTTGCGAAACAGAATATGCTAAAAGACGCATGGGGAGATTATCGTGATATAAATAGGATTCAAGTAGTTCTTAGTACCTCTATGTTGAAGCTGTGGGATAGTTACCATAGTTGTGAGGACTATCTTGAAAACTGTAGAGAGAACCACTATCACTTCTCTGTAACCAAGACTTGTGAGTTGGAGCTTGATGAGGAGCGTAATCTGAATTATCAGTTTATCCAAAGCTATCAGCTTACGAATGATGAGATTCGTGAGCTTGTAAAGCCGACTTTGGACGAAATCAAGGGCGTCATGGGCGGTGATTGGCGTGATGCGTTGCTGTATTTGCGTGGTAGTGGAATGCGTGATGACCCGAATTACATAAACAGTCTGGAAAACGACTATATTAAGGCTCTTATGATTGAGCCGGAAATGATTAACGACCCTTATGTGCAGAATCGGATTCGATACTTTATTAAAAAGCGAATCTCTCAGGCAAAAACGGGTGTTGTAAAGGTACGAGGGAATTTTCAAGTTGCGAGTGGCGATCCATATGCGCTTTGCCAGTCTATGTTTCGGATGGAGGTAACCGGACTATTGAAGGCTGGTGAGGTTTACAGTCGTTTTTGGAATGATAGAGACGTCAAGAGGGTTGCTTGTTTTAGAGCTCCTATGAGTCAGATGGCAAATATTCGGTGCATGAATTTGAATGTATCTGATGATTGCCAATACTGGTATCGCTATATGAAGTCCGTGTTTATCACCAATGCGTGGGATAATATGTGTGCAGCACTTAACGGTGAAGATTTCGATGCCGACCTTACATTTTCTACCGACAATAGAGTTCTCATTGATAAATGGGTAAATGAGCCGGTCGTTCTTTGTGTTCAGCGCAAATGCGAGAAAAAAGTTCCGACCGAAAAGGATTTTATTGAATCTAATATCAGCGGATTTGGAGATAATATTGGACGTACAACAAACCGAATTACAACGATGTTTGATGTGCGAAGTAAATTTGAGCAAGGTAGTAAAGAGTACGATGAACTTACATATCGCATTATCTGCGGACAGCTTTATCAACAAAACGCGATCGACAAAATAAAAGGCGTAGCTGCGACAGATATGCCGCAATACTGGTATGACAATAAAGCTTGCGCCGTTAAAGACGATGATAATCCTGATACTATCGAGGATAAGAAGTTCTGGAGTAGTATTTGCGCATGGCGTAAGCCATACTTTATGAGCTACATCTACCCTGCTCAGATGCGTGATTACAAGCAGTATGTGGCCGCAGCTCGCAAGCGTATTAAGTGGGATGGATTTGCCGGTCTGGATGAGATTATGCAAAAGACCGTCAAGGACGATGTGGATGAAATGGTTATCCAGTATTACCTCTATCGGATGCCGGTCGGAATCAATTCTTGTACCATGAACCGCCTATGCTGGACTGTTGAGGACGAGCTGGAAGATTTTGAAGAAGAACTCAAGATAAAGCGCAAGTTTGATTACGACTCGCTCAAGTCTGGTGTTGAGTATACCAACTCTCAGTATTATGGCATCCGCTCTATCTTTAAGGACTACTTGAGGTTTGCTCGTGGTAACGCAATCCATTCTGGCAACGGAAACAATAATAAAGAAACCGGCGCAGATCGCAAGGAGCGCATTGCGCTGTATCAGGAAAGTATGTTCCGCAATCTTCATGACAAGTGTTCTAATGACGATGTGCTTTGCGACATTCTGCTTGATCTTTGTAAAAAGAATGCATCCAGTATTGCAATCGTCTGGGAGTTGTTTCATGATACTTTGATTAAACGCTTATTGGAACGCCATAATGGTATGGTGCATTCTCTTGTGCAGGATGAGAATGGCGATATTGAATATGACGGCAAGCGTTTCAAGGATGTGTTGGTTGACATGAATAGCAAGGAGGATGCGGATGATTGTATTGAATGAAGTTCTTTACGCTGAAGAGTGGCTAGAGAAGGATGTGCCTTGGAAGAAAGCGGGGCATGTTTTGCATTATGTAGCGAAGTATTATTTCTATAAGGGATACTCAAAGGATGACGTAAGAGAAAAGCTTAACGAGTATATGCTGCGTCATTTTGAAGGGTACAACAAGGTTCTAGATAGAGAGCTGATTGATAAAGCAATTGCTTCTGCAAAGGGTCGTCCTATGGTGGAACTTGATGGTGTGTGCATTACGAAGGCTGAGGTAGAGAAGATTCAAGCACTTGAAGGCAAGCAGATGCAACGCCTGATGTTTACGATGCTGTGTCTGGCAAAATACCATATTGCTGTTAATGAAAAATGCAACTACTGGATCACGGAAGATACGGCTGATATTTTCAGGATGGCAAACGTATCTGTAAACGAGAAAAAACAGAACGAGATGATCTGTGAGTTACATAATCTTGGCTTTATTGGGTTTGCTAGCTTGAAAAAGATTGACAACTTGAATATCCATATTTTGATCGCGGAACCGGATTCTCCTCATGAGATTTTCGTGGACGATTTTGAGAATGCTGGTATTCTCTGGAGCCAGTATTGCGGGAAAGAATATATCAAGTGTGATTGTTGCGGAAAGATGGTTGCTCGCACCGGACGCAGACAAAAATACTGCCGTAAGTGCGCTAAAAACGTAAATATTGAGAAAACCGCACAAAATAGAAAAATGTTTGATTTATGAAATGCGAAAAAGTGTGACATTTCAACGTAGATACGTTATAATTTTGCGTATGTAGAGCAAAACATAGTGCGGAAAGTTATGGTAGGGAGAGAGCGAGGACGCTTGTTTTCTTCCTACCTATTTTATTTTGAAAGGGTGTTTTACCTAATGATTGAAATCACTAAGTCCGAAGCGAAGGCTGTACGAAAGGTCTTCCCTCATGCTTGCATTGCAAAGACCCGTCACAAGCGGTATCTGGAAGAGTCTGCTCGATATCTTGAGTTGCTTTCTTTTAATATTGCAGCTGTCGAGATGCTGAAGCAGATGCAGTGTAACGCACGTTACTAATCTTTGAAAGAACGAGGTATAGACTATTGGACTTTGAAATTCAACTGCCAGAAGATATCACCAACCTGATGAATGGTGGCGGTCTTCCCTCTCCTGAGATGATGAACTTTTACGTTGATTAGAAGGATCGCATCTTCTTTATTGACTTTGAGATTGACCAGTCTCTGATTGAAATTGAGCGCAAGATTCTGCAGTACAACCGTATTGATAAGGACACTCCTGTTGAGCAGCGTAAGCCTATTAAGCTGTTTATTTACAGCTATGGTGGCGAGTTGGACGCAATGTTTAGCTTTATTGATGTTGTTGCGCTGAGTAAGACTCCTGTTTGGACGATCAATGCAGGTATTGCGATGAGTGCTGCTCTTGTGATGCTTCTGTCCGGTCAGAAACGTTTTGCTCTGCCTCACTCTACCGCGCTGATTCACAGTGGATCTGGCGGTGCGCAGGGTACTTTCGAGCAATCTAAGATGGCTATGGACTACTACGAGAAGCAGGTTGTGAAGATGCGCGAGTATATTATGGCTCACTCTACTATCGACAAGAAGACCATGACCAAGAATAAGGCTAAGGATTGGTATCTAGATGCTAATGAACAGGTCAACTTTGGTATCGTAGATAAGATTTGCGATGATGTGGATGAGTTCAATTAAGGGAGAGTAAATACAGATATGGCTAAGAGAAAGATTCCCACTGAGATTCCTATGGAGAAGATTACTGATCCTGATCAGTATGGTTTTTACGGCATTTCTTTGGACCCTGAACAGCGTGTGTTTCGTGATGCAATTTGGAATCCAAACATTGATGTTGTGATCTGCAACGCTGCAGCTGGTTCTGGCAAGACGCTTATTGCGACTGCGACTGCAAATCTGCTTGTTCAGGCTGGCTATTTTGATAAACTGACTTACGTCGTGTCTAGTTATGGTGAGAAGCGTCAGGGTTATCTTCCTGGATCTATTACGGAAAAATCGGAAGTTTTCTTTGAACCTTTTTATCAGGCTCTGATTAAATGCAACGTTGACCCTAACAAGGTTATCAATGACGAGTCTATGGTAAACCAGAAGAATGGTACTGGTTATATTTCTTGTTTAACTCATACTTTCCTTCGTGGTACGAACCTAAGTGGAATAATTTTGTTGGATGAGAGTCAGAACTATACTCCAAAAGAGTTACAGAAGACTATTTCTCGTTGTGACGGTAGTGATGGAGAGAAGGTAAAATTGATTATCATTGGTCACGATTTGCAGTGTGATCTTGATAAGCCGTCCGACTCTGGCTTTATGCGTTGTCTCCAGCATTTTGCAAAGCATGATCGCGTGGCCGTATGTCAGTTGACTACGAACCACCGTGGATGGATTAGCCAGTGGGCTGACGAAATGGACGTGAGCTAATGTCTAAAATTATTACAAATGAAATATTTCAGGCTGATGCAAAACAGAAAAACTCAAAAGTAACAGTTCTTGGAACGTACACAAAGATGAGAGATTCTATTTTGGTGCGTTGCAACAGATGTGGGAAAGAGTATTTCACTCCAGCGCAAAGTGTTCTTAGTGGAAAAGGATGTAGATTTTGTGCCGCGAAAGACTTAGCAAGAACTAGGAAGAACAAATTGAAGTATGATGATGTAAAAACTGCGTTTGAAAAACGAGGATACACGTTACTTACAGGAGAGTCTGATTCATATTATCGAGTTCGTTATTTGTGTCCTATTCATGGCGAAATGGAGATGCTTTGGAACAATTTCTCTCGCGGAGCTGGATGCCGTAAGTGTGCAACTGAAGAAGTTGCTAAACGTCAGTATGCGGATTTCGATATGATTTCTGAAGAGTTCAAGAAGCGTGGGTACACATTGCTTTCAACTAAGGACGAATATCACGGAGCTTTTGAGAAACTTAGATATCTTTGTCCTATTCATGGTGAGCAACAGACTGATTGGAGTAATTTTCGAGCTGGCAAGGGATGCCCAGAATGTGCAGTTCATCAAAATGACAGTAGAGTCGCTATCGGTCTAAAAGAATACTGTAAAAAAATGTATCCTGATACCATCACGGAATATAAAGTAGTTAAGAATCCCGAAACCGACCGCTATATGCCGTATGATATTTACATTCCATCGGAAAATATTTTTGTGAAGTTATGGGGCAACAGCACTATAAGAGAATTCCATATTTTCAGAGGAATGATAACGACTTTGAGAAGCAATTTGAGCGAGATAATATCAAAGAAAAATACGCTGATAAGCATGGTCGGTATATCGAAATTGATTTACGTCATATAAAAACTGTTGATGAAGCAATTGAGCAGTTTGAAAGTTTGCATAATAGCTGGATTAGTAAATGGGCAGCAATGTTAGATTTCTAATACAGAAATAAAATATAAGGGAGAATAGAATTATGGTTGCTAAGAAGAGTGTTGTTTTTAAGAATGCTATTATTGATACTGCCGAGGGCACTATCACCGAGATTACCAAGGACGGTGAGAATGTCTTCAATCTAAAGGAAGCTCTGGCAAGGTGGAATGGTATTGAGGGCGTCACCATCAATATTTCTACTTCTGATGAGCTGCTGGGCGACCTGGCTTGATGCCAATGGGTTGCTATAATAAACGGCCAGAAGAAACGAGCGATGACTTCTTTGTAAGAATCGGGAATGCTGTTCTGGCTAGAGAATTGACTTGGGATGGCGCATCTAAAGTGCTCAATGATGAATTGGGTAAGAATTTTGGTGAGTGTGCATATCGCAAGCGTTTTAAGGCATTCCGTGCGGGTATGCAGTATCAGGAGTCCTTATCTAATAGAGATGTGGGAACCTGCATTCTGTCTATTTCCGACCTACATATTCCATTCCAGAAGCCCATTGAGACTTTTAGTGAGTACGCTGGAAAGATTGATATCCTTCAGGTAAACGGCGATCTGGTTGATGCGCAGGCCATTTCTCGTTTCAACAAAGTGTATCGCAAGAGTCCAATGGAGGAAATTCTGATTGCACGGCAGTATATGATTGACCTGATTGAGATGCTTCAGCCTAAGAAGGTTGTTATCAATTATGGCAATCATGACTTACGCTTCCAGAATTATCTTGCTAAGAATCTGGACACCGACTTGCTTGAACTGATGCCAAAGACATCGTTGGAGCTTATTTTTGTTGATGGTTTTAACCATTACAACAAGGAGCTTCATACTAAGGTTCATTACGACCCTTTGATTGATGTTTTCAAGGACAGTGGTATTGAGATTGTTTATAACGATACTTGGTTTAGTTTTGTTGGTGAAACAATTTTTGTGCATCCACTTGCTTACTCCAGCGGTATGTTGAAAACGGCAGAAAAGGCATATCGGTATTTCAAGGATAATGATTATTTCTTTGACAATATCGTAATGGCACACACTCATAAAACAGGGCACTATGATATCGGTAATTCTGTAATTTATGAGCAGGGCTGTTGTTGTGAAACGTCAAAAATGGATTATGCAGATGGAAAATTAACCCCATCTCAGCGAGAAGGGTTTATTCTGGTTTATCAGGATAAATTCGGAAGGTTGAATGAAGATAAAACACGTATCGTGCGTTTGAATTAAAAGCGGTGACACCCTACCAATAAGTGGGTAATTAAAAAAGAAGTACGACCGCAAGGTCTGCTTTGGGACATCATTTGTTGTCTCCTTTTCTATGCCCGTAGGTTAGTGTCTACGGGTTTTATGTGCCAGTGTAGTTCAGTTGATAGAACGCGGGTTTTGTACTCCCGATATCGCAGGTTTAAGTCCTGTCATTGGCTCCATGCCACTTTAATTCAGTAGATAGAATAATGTGTTCGTACCACATATGTCGTAGGTTTGATTCCTACAAGTGGCTCCAAGTTGTGCGGTCAATAGCTGCTACCGCCTAGACCAACTCAATCTACGGATGGTTGGATGCAAAGTAGTTCTGTGGAACGAAATGATAAGCTATTCGTGTTTCGCTACGTTAATGCGAAGCTTTAAAAGTCTAAAACAAGCGTTTTATCAACACGAGAACAATTCAACTTAGCTCGGATAGCTTGATGGATGCTTGTTTTATATGGGGATGTAGCTCAGTTGGCTAGAGCACGGGATACTGATCAACCCGATAGGTCGAGGGTTCGAGTCCTTCCATCTCCATGACTATATTGCTACTCCCTACTCTTCGAAAACAAGAAGCAGCAATATATGGAAAGTGGGGCTATTATGGCATCATGGCAGAGTTTGGTTTATTGCGAATGGCCTGAACCCATTTGTGCCGTAAGGCACCGGAGGTTCGAATCCTCCTGATGTCGTGTCCTTCTCCCGGAGGACCTATATTATACCGGTTCCCTACCACCGGCTAAAAGGTAGGTTTTATTTAGGTTGGTGTGCCGAACGGTGAAGGCAGCGGACCGTAACTCCGTGACATTAGAAACGTTGTAAGTTCGAATCTTACTCAACCTACCAACAAAATGGCTTCCAATTCGCGGTTGGAGGCAAGTCCGAAGTCAAACTATAAATCAATCTGTGATGCGCACACGATTGCGAGATAGGTGACACTTAGGCATCATATAACGCAGAGTGGAGCAGTCAGGTAGCTCGTCTGGTTCATACCCAGAATGTCGGTGGTTCGAATCCACCCTCTGCACCCAGCATCTCCCCTTTTGCAAGCCTGCCGTCAGTTTTCTACTCCCTCTGGCGGTAGGTTTATTTTGATTATTATGCCGGTTTGCTGGCAGGGCAAGGTATGTTCACGACATTTATGTCGGTAACATAGCAAGCTCAAATAGATGATTAGTCTCTCACTCGCCTACTTGCAGTGCGTACCATGTGAGGGACGTTTTTAAGAACAGAACCTATTAAGCCTCTCGACGATGCGTATCATGATAGGTCTTTTATAGAAGGAAACACTCTCGGCCTCTGCTACGCAAGCACATTAGAGGGTGTATTTGCTGCCGTAGGATGTGCGCACGTTCTACGGCTTTATTTTTGATTTTGATTGGAGGTGTATTGATGCCGAGAAAGAAAAAGGTACTAGATTCCGTCGAGGCATCTATACCTACCAAGGAAAAATGGGAATGTACTCGTTGTGAACACTCGTATGAAACTCCCACTGGACATTTTTATAAAAATAGTTTTTCTCAATTATTTAAAAATCGAGGTGGGTTCTCTACTCTTTGTAAGGAATGTGTCAATGAATTATTCGATGAGTACACGAAACGATATGAGAGTGAACGTACAGCATGTATGATTCTCTGTCACATGTTGGATTTTCCATTCTATAACAGTCTTTATGATTCTATTGTTCAGAACTCCGGCTCTTGCAAACCAGGAATGTACGCCAGAGCTCTCTCGTGTCGGCAGTATCAATTCCAGACATTTGCAACCGTTCTTACAAATGGTGAATTGAATAAGAATGCTCTGGATGTTCGAGATGAAAAAGAACAAAAGTGGTCAAAGGCTGAAATTCAAGCTCGTGATGATGTTGTTTCGGTTGTCGGATACGATCCGTTTGAAGGACACTCTGAAAACGACAGACGTTATTTATTTAGTGACCTTATTAAATATTTTGAAGATGGTATTGAGGACGATCCTTATAAGCTATCTCAGATTATTCAGGTCGTCATCAATAATGGTCAGATTCGTAAGATTGATTTCAGACTTGCACAGCTTGACCCGATGAATTCAGCAGACACTATCAAGAGCCTGAATGATATTAAGGTCAAGTTGGTTTCTAATAACGATAAGATTGCCAAGGAAAACGAGATTTCTGTCAAGAACCGTTCTAATAAGGATGCCGGACGCAACACACTCACCTTCTTGATGAAGGATATGCGTGAAAAGGATATTGCTGGTGCAGAAGCAAACTTCTACGACCAGTTACGGTCTCCGGGCACTCAATGGGCGGCAGATATGAGTGTTAAGGCAATCAAGGAAAATGCTTTCTTTGACGAAAATGACATGCAGGAAATTTTCGATACACAAAGAGAACTGATTGATAAGTTCCAGAAAGAAAGTGATGACGCTAAGGAAAAATACAGGCTGTCTCTTATCGAGAATCAGCGGCTCAAGGAGCTGTTGGAAGATGCCGGTATTGATGCAAGCGCAAAAGATACGGATGGTGATGCCGTATGAGAATGAAACAAAGAGCGCCTATTATTACAGCCGCAAAACGTAAGATTTATGAGTGTGATGCAGCAACAATTGCATTCTATCGGCGCAATCCTGTTATTGGCGCCAGAGATTTGTTAGGTATCCAACTATTTGACGCTCAGGCATATATGCTAGAACAAAGCTGGAACGCAAGTCATGTTCTTTGGGCGTGTAGTCGAAACTTTGGTAAGTCCTTTGTTGGGTCAGTCTTCATTCTACTGAAGGCTATATTGTATGAAAACCAAGCTATTTATATTGTAAGTAGCGTTGGTGATCAGAGTAAGGAAACTTTTAATAAAATCGAAGAAATTGTCACTCGTGTTGGTAAAACAGCTGCGTCTATCCGTAGTCTGCAAGATATTGCAGAGAAAGAAACGAAAAAGTCTGCAACCAATAAGAGTGGATTTAGTCATAATCCCGCAGGGTATGTTGTTGAGTTTTACAATGGTAGCTCCATTAACACGCTAAACTCTAACCCGGATTCCAATAGAAGTAAATTTTTTAATTACGTATTATTGTTCTAAATAAATCATTGATGAACGGGACAATAATCAAAGAGGTATTTTATGAAAAGATGGACAAAAGAAGAAGAGCTATATTTAAGAGACAACTATTATATTTTGTCTCCGCAAGAAATAGCAAATCATCTTGAACGCACAAGAAAAAGTGTTATATTTAAAGCTCATGAAATGGGCGTAAGTAAAGACGAGAGATGGTCAGAAGAAGAAATTCAAAAATTAAAAGAAAACTATTCAACACATTCTTTTAAAGAACTTATGGAGATTCTTCCTGGACGGAATCGAAATGCGATACAGCTCAAGGCAAGTAAGCTTGGAATCACGGAAAGAAAGAATGTGTTTGATTTTAGATTTTTTGAAAATATTGACACCGAAGAAAAAGCTTATTGGCTTGGATTTTTCTATGCAGATGGTTTTGTTTTAGATAGTTCAAATTCTCATTCAAGGAATTATGAAGCCGGAATAAAACTTTATAAAGGAGATTACAAGCATTTAAAGAAGTTCAATAAATCCATCAACGGAAATCTTCAAGTAACGTTTGAAACCAGAACATGTTCTTTTAATGGAAAGCCACAAGAATCGTGTAATATCCGATGCTACTCAAAAGAAATGGTTCATGATTTAGAGTCGCATGGATGTGTACAAAATAAAACATTCATTATCGAAGTCCCTGATATTGATGCTAATTTAATGCATCATTTTATCAGGGGCTTTTTTGATGGAGATGGTTGCATTTGTACTGATAGTTCAACAAAGAAAACCATTGCTATCAATTTTTGTTCCGCCAGTTTAAAAATGTTGGAGCAAATGAGAACGATATTATATAATACTGGAATTTGTTCGTATATAACAGATGAAAAAGGAAGAAGCACATATAGATTGTATATCCGTGGCGTTCAAAATGCAGATCGTATGTGGAACTATATGTTTGAAGATGCAACAATTTATCTTGATAGGAAGTTAGAAAAGAAGAACCGCTTGTATGAAGAATACAATTTAGCACAACGTTTGCTTCGCCTGTCAGAAATGGCAGGTTAATTTATTAAGTGAGGAAGAATACTGGAAGGCTGAGAAGCTAATCAGAGTGGAAGGCTATATTTAAAAATATAGTCACACGCAGAGCATAGAGAGTGAAACTAGCAATAGAATATAATCTCTCCACGAGTCCTCGCCCCTTAACAGGTAAAACTGAAGGTGAAAAGATATGCCGACCTTACGAAAATAATAATCGTAAGAAGTTTGGGATAAAAAGCCCAAACGATAACATATGAGACGTGCTACACTTGTGTTTTTTGACGAGGCTGCGTTTTGCTCCGACGAACTGATTGTTGTCTGTGAAGCTTTTGCCACTCAGAACACTGACTTTGTGACTGATACGGATGATTCTTATAACCCCGAAACCCAGCCTCGCAAGGTTCCTACACAGCTTGTGTACGCTTCGAGTCAGGATACAATGGATAAACTATTCTATCGTTATTACAAAAACTTTGCAAAGCGTATGATTGCAGGTGACCGTGATTATTTTGTTTGTGACATGATTTGTGATGTTGCAATTCAGGTTTATATGAATGGCAAGCCGTACAAGGCTCTGCTGACGAGAGATAAAGTTGAAGCAGCTCTAAAGTCAAATAAAATGAAGGCGTTGCGTGAATATTATAATCGACCAAGCCGTGATGGTGGCGTAAACCAGATCATCAAATGGGGCACAGTTCGTCGCAATGAGCGAAAATATATACCACAGCTTTATTGGGATAAGAACTATCAGTATATTCTTGCGTTTGATCCTGCCCGCACAATGGATAATTCTATTGTTGGCGTTATGCGTATTTATAACGATCCAGAAAATGGCATGTGTGGTGACATTATAAATTGCGTGAACATGGTTGACCTTGCGAATGAGAAAAAATTCAAGCTCGATTCTAATCGTCAGCTTGAGCAGTTGCATGAGTTGATTCTACATTACAATGGTCAAAATCCTGATTACGAATACATTGATAGATTGATGATTGACCAAGGCGCTGGCGGCGGTGGTACTTCCACATATGCGGATGGTTTGCTTAACAATTGGACTGATAAAACAGGCGCAGAACATCGTGGTTTTATCGACGCAAATCATGAATTATATGAAGGATATGATGCCCGTTACCCAGATGCTGTTGACAAGCTACGTCTAATTAGTCCTCGTAAATTCCGTACTGCAATGGTTGAGGAATTTATTGAGCTGATGAATCTTGGTGTCATTCACTTCCCTCTTGAATATAATGGCGGAGATTACGTTCAGGTAGTAGATGGTGTGGACAAATCAACTGGTCAAGAAATTTTGAAGACGCATGAACTCTCCTTAGAGGAACAGACTGCGTGGGTTAATATCGACTTGATGAAGAACGAGATTACAAGTATTCAGAAAACGACAAACTCTGAAAATACGACCGTAACATATGCTTTGGCACCCGATGTTGCCAATAAAATTCATGATGATCGTTTTTACGTTGCAATTTTACTCGCTCATCGTCTATATGAGTTACGTCGTAAGGATAAAGTGCGCCAGTCTGCGGTGGAGACAATGACTGCTCCGCCGATTTGTATTTCTAACATTGACTTCTAAGCAGAGGAGGTGAAAATGTGGCAAGAAAGAAAAAGGAAGATTTTGATGTCGTGACTGCTTCACAGACAGATGATGGTACTGTTGTGCTTACATCTGTAAACGAGCTTTCAGAAGAAAGAATGGATAATGTTATCCGCCATGCTATCGCATCCTATGACCCTGAGAACAAGCAGTACAGTACATATTTGAAAATATCAGCCTCCTCTGAAACGCTGACGGTTGACCGAATTGATGAACTTGCACGAGGGTTACAGTCAAGCCTGACGAATGTGCAGACGGTAAATGGAATCATTCGTAATTACATTAATAAAGATGACCTGATTGGCATTACTTATGATGCGATTGAGGCGAATGTTAATACGGAGTTTAAATGCAGTTTCGCGCAGTTCCCTGAGCAGCGTAATAAGACAAAACAGGTAAATTACGCCCGTGAAGTGATTGATGATTTCAACGCACAAATCAACGTGCGAAGTCTGCTGCGTGCTGCCATTCCGATGACTTATGCAGAGGGCACTTATATTACATATCTGCGTCAGAAGGATGAGAACTACATTGTAGACTACTATCCTCTTGGTATTGCTGAGATAAGCGATTACTTATCAAATGGACAGCCTGTTGTGCTTATCAATATGTCTAAGCTGAAATCCGCTTTGAGCAAATCTATGCTGAAGGACAAGAAGAATAAAGCGCTATTCTTTGAAAATCAGGAGACCGAGATTCAAAACAACTATCCAGACGAGGTGTATCAGGCATTTAAGAATGGTGATACATATGCAAAATTGGATGTTGACCATTGTGGCGTGATTCGTATTGGCAATATGGGACAAAAATATGGTGTCTCTCCCCTGTTTCGCGCCTTACGTCCGGCATTGATGCTTGAGACTTTTGATACTTCAGACCGTGTAAATGCTAAGGCTAAGGCAAAGAAAATCATCTGGCAACAGCTTGACCCTGAGTTGATGGGACCAAACAAAGATAAAAAGGGCTTCTCTGAACAAGTGACGGCGCACGATAACCTGCTGCGTGCATGGAAACAAAATACCGTGCTTGTGACGACCGCTCCTTATGTAAAGGATATCAAGTATGTTGAGCCAAAAGTTGAGATGACAAATATCGAGACTGTTAAACAGTATCGCAACCGAGAGATGGCTGCTTTGGGGATCAGTTTCTTAAATACCGACGGTCAGCAGACTGTTTCAACTGCAAAAGTGTCTCTTGACCAGTTGATGAAAAATATCGGTAAGATTGCAGAGCAGATTGAAGATGTATTAAAACGCTGGTATCGTATTCGCCTTGAAGATGCAGGTGTAGACCCAATGTACTGCCCTGATGTGAAAGTCTCTACTACTGAAATGATGGGTATGGAGATGAAGAAGGCGATTGCTCAGTTCCTGTTTACCACTTTAAACTGTTCTTACAAGACTGCTTACGAGTATATGGGACTTCATGCCGAGGACGAACTACGCAAGCGTCAGGCTGAAACCGAAGAAGGTTATGACGATGTGTTTGTGGCTCGCCAGACCTCTTATACATCGACCGGTAGTTCCGGCGGTGGTGGTGACAGTGATAAAAAGACAGGCCGTCCAAAGGGTGAGGAAACTGAAAAACAAATTTATGACCAGCAGAGAAATGAAGATAGTAAGTGAGGTGATGAACGATGAGTAAGGAGTATTTCTATAGTAGAAACATCTGTTGCTCTGAGATTACGGAGCATCCAGACCACTATCTTGCCAAGTTTGTCATCTGTGACTTCTCAGTAAATGGGAATCAGGTTGCTTTGAATCGTGATACCATTGAAAGTTGGATGAGTACACTGGTTGGCAACCCGCTTGTTGGCAAGTTGGTCGTAGCTCCAAAGGGTGAACTGGATTTTTCCGGTCACAATATGAAAGTCGTCACCAGAAAAGACGATGATGGCAATGAATACAAAACTGCTGAATTTGACACTGATGCATTCGGTAGTTTTCAGTCGGTCGGTATCGAGAAAATTGACGATACCGACTTTATTGTTGCCTCTTGTAAGATCTGGAAGCGATATCCAAAGGCTTGTGCGACGATTCTGCGCCGTATTGAGAGCGGCACGTTAAATACCAGTTGGGAAATTGATGTGCTGAAAGCTCATAAGGGAATTGTGGGTGGCCGCATGGCAAAAATCATTGACGATGGTGTGTTTACTGCACATTGCTTGCTTGGTGCAAATGTTGAACCGGCATATAAGTGCTCTAAACTGCTTGAAGTCGCTGAAACCGATTTTGGTCTTGAATTGGCAAATGCCTATATCGAGGATACAAAAGAGATTTCGAATACAGAATCTAATGAAAAGGAGGCAAAAAATTTGGAACTGAATAAGGACAAGGAGACTCAGACCGCACAGGTCGAGCCCACTAAGCCTGAGCAGGCAGAGCAGGCTCCCGTTAGCGAGCCTGACGCTGCACCTGCTACCAAGCCCACTACTCCGGCAGAGCCTGATGTTCAAACTTCCGAGGAAGGCGGTAAAACTCCTCCCCCGATCGAACCTGAAACCGGCACTGAACCTGCTGGTGAGCCTGAACCCGCTCCAGAGACTTCCAGTCTGACTGATCGTGACCTGTATATGAAGCTTGAAGATGCAGTGTCAAAGATTAGCTCTGATTACTACATGACTGATGTGTTCCCTGAAGATCACACTATCTGGTGCAAGAAGTGGGGCTACATGAACGAGCTGGATTACATTATGTTCCCCTACACTGTTGAGGGTGATGAAGTTTCTCTGGGTGAGCCGCAGAATATCACTCTGACCGTTTCTATTTCTGATGTCAATACCAAGATTGCGGAGCTGAATAACACTATTGCAAGTTTGAATACCGAGTTGCAGAGTGCAAAGGAAGAGGTTGCTTCACTGACTCCGTATAAGGATCAGGCCGAGAAGGCAGAGGCAGAAAAGGCGGCTGCAGAGCTTGCACAGAAGAAGGAGGATCTGCGTCAGTACGCAATCTCCAGCAAGATGATTACTGAAGCTGAAGTTTCTGAGGGTGGCAACTACGCAAGTCTGATTGAGAATCTGGATGAGACTGGCATCAAGAGTGTGATTGCCGAGCGTTGCGTTGAAGCCGCTAAGAAGACTCCTGCTGAAAAGAAGATTGAGACCTCTGAGGTACATAAGCCTGAGAGTATCAAGCTGAATTTGAATGAAACCAAGTATAACACCACTAACGCTAGTAAGCGTGACGCATGGCGGGAATATTTGGGTAAGTAATAACATTTGAGAGAAAGGAAAAATATTATGATTCGTGAACTGATGGTGAACGGCGCGAAGAATATTCCCGCTAACTATGCCGCAAAGGTCGCTATGGTCACCGGTATGGGTGTTCAGGTCGACCACAAGGCTGGTCAGGTTAAGTTACCTGACGCAGCTACTGCCGAGGGCATCGAGATGGTTGCCCATGAGTTTATCCCGGAGGGCATTTATGCAAGCCAGACTAATTTTGATGACTATGATAAGATGGTCACCAAGATTGAGGCAGGTGCGCTGGTGAAGCGCGTTCCTCTGTATGCTGGCGAGCTGTACGGTACTGACCAGTATAAGGCAGATGATGCACAGGATGCCAATATCGGCAAGCTGCTGGAGGTTAACACTGATGGCAAGTGGCAGGTTGCTACTGCTGGTACTTCTCGTTTTGAGTTTGCTGGTGTGATGGACGACAACGGCCACAAACTGATTATGATCAGTGTGCTGCCCGAGGCAAAGACTGTTGCTTGATTGAGAGAAAAATCTTGAATATGATACGTGAAATTTAAGGCTATCGTCTTTTGGCGGTAGCTCTTTTATTTTGCGCGAAGAGAAAGGAAATGAATTATGGCACTGGATATTGAAGTGGCCGAGCTGATGAAGCAGCCTGGTCGTGTTTATGAAGTTGCTGAGAAGACTCAGTACAATCGCGCTATGGATGCCGAGGACAAGGAAATTGCTGAGGTTGTTGGCGCTCATGTTGAGGAGCTGATTGATAAGGGCGACCCCAACAAGGAGATTGCTCAGTTTGTTAACCGCACCGTGACTGATGAGCTGTATGGTGCACCTGATGAGCTGCTGGACTCTATGTTTGAGCGTGGTAATGTTGGTGAGTTTGATGATTACGAGGCAGGTCGTACTGTTAAGAACACTCTGAAGGCTTATGATGCAGCTAAGGGCGGCAACGTGCCGAAGTCTTACCTGCACTACGAGACTATTAAGCCCGTCTGGCGTAATAAGCAGATCGAGGCTGACCTTAGCTTTGTGGAAGTAAGACGTAATGCTTGGAAGAGTGTTGCAACTCTGACCACCTTTATGACTGAGGCTCTGAAGAACCAGATGTTCTATGACATCTTCAGCATGGTTGATGACGCTATCACTGGTGGCGAGCAGAAGATCGATGCACAGGGTAAGGAGCCCACTATGCAGGACATGGACGCTCTGGCTCTGTATCTGAATGAGTACGCCGATGGTGGTAATCCCTTCACTGTCAGCCTGATGAAGTATTGTGCCAAGATGCGTCGTATGACCGGTTACGCCGAGTATCTGTCTGACGCAGCTAAGGACGAGTTCAACCGTTATGGTCTGGTTAAGACTTATGATGGTGTTGCTATCACTGGTATTAGCTCTGCTAAGAAGCTGGGTGATGGTTCCCTGCTGATCCCGGATCGCAGAATTTATGGTATTGCCGGTCGTATCGGGCGCCTTGACATGAAGGGTGAGACTCATACTTACGAGGATCACGACAACAATAACGAGAAGATCCATCTGATGGTCAAGGACTTCACCTTCGGCTATAGCATTGATCACATCGAGCGTGTTGCTAAGATTGTTCTGCAGTAATTTTTTACCAAAGACAAATCTGGGCGGAGACTTTGCGGTCTCCGCTTTTATAGAAAAGGAGACAAATTATGAGTTCCGTGATGGAAAAGAAGTTTATTGACGTTCTGAACTGCGACGATAACGTGGTTACCATTTCGTCACTGAACGGTAAGGGCTATACTTTCGAGCCCGGCAGCGTGGAAGAGCCTTGTGTGATTCCTATTCCGCCGGAGGAAATCATGTATATGAACAGCACTTGTTCTGCGTTCAAGAATGGTGTTCTGCGTTTTCGCCCTGAAGAGCAGAATGAAATTTTTAAGGCTATTGGCATTAAGGGCGACGATGTTTTGTTCATTGAAGATATTGATGATGCGATCCTGAATCCCACCGTTGAGAATCTTCAGCGAATGATTGACATTAAGGATGGTGCTCAGTTTGAGCGTATCCGTGGTCGCTTTTATCGTATGACCAATGCCGGTGAAGACCTGTCTACTAAGGTCAAGCGTCTGATCGATGAGCGTTACAAGGAGCTTCGTGCTGGCAAGCGTAATAGCGAGTTGTCTGTTGTGCCTGCAACTAAGCCTGTCGATAATGTTCAGGCAGAGCTTGAGGCCGCAAAGAACCAGCTTGCTGAAATGCAGAAGCAGATGCAGGCAGCACTGGCACAGATGCAGGCTATGATGGCTGGCGCACAGCCTGTTGTACAGGATAGCTCTGCGGAAAAGACTGCTGTTAAGCGTGGCCGTAAGAAGGCAGAGGCAGAAAAGGCGGAGGTCGTTCCCGCCGAGTAAGATTGGAGGGATAGTGTGACCGCATTTTCGGAAATATACGACAAGTTCTACGAGCTGGTTGAAACTGATAGCAATTTCTTTCAGTATTTCGACTTGAACGAAAATGAAGTAAGAAACCTTGTGCATGACCGTGCAAAGAGTTATTTAATGGAGTCGCTTTCTGTTATTTTCAGAAATATTGAACCTGAAGAGAATTTTAGCTTTGATGATTATGATTCTGAGTTAGAGGAATTCAATTCAGATCTTACCTACGACGAAATTGATATGCTTGCACACCTGATGCTGGAGCAGCATTTCAAACGAGAGTTTGGAAAGCTAAAGGCATTTAGTGCACAAGACCTTCCTACAAGTTTACAGGTATTCTCCCCTGCTAATGAGCGTGCGAGTATTCGTGCTCTTGTGAAAGACATCCATGAGGAGAATATGACGATGTTGGACAATTATATGGCAAAAGACCGCTCGACCCGTAAGCGTAAGACCATCGACTATGATACATACGCTTCCTACTCTGAGTAAGGAGGTATACCGATGGACTTTTATACGAGGGCACGAGCTGTTGGTGGTGCCGCAAAGATGTCTGATAAAAAAGATGTCAAAATTGCTTTTGCAAAGCGTGACTTCGCCGCACACTTTAAGGATAGTGTTGACTACGAGGATAATACTCTAGTGAATGGTTTACCTCAGAAACTGGTCGTCAGCCGTAGTAACAGTGTAGCCAAGGAAAAGAAGATTTGGGCTTATCCCGGTGATTCTTTGAATCTTGGTGATATTGTTGACTGCTACAACTGCAAATGGCTAGTAACTGAGATAGAACCAAATGATGAGATTTTTCTTCGTGGAAAAATGGAGCTTTGTAACCGTCAGATTCAATGGCAAAATCCAATTACTGGTGAGATAGTCTCTCGCTGGGCAACACTGAGTAAACCTTATTATGCAAATAATAAGGAACTTATTGTGACTTCGCTAAGTCAACGTGAGTATAAAGTGCAGATGCCTTTTGATGACGAGACTGCACTAATTGACCTTGATAAACGCTTTATGCTGGAAATTATCAATGGAGAGCCGAAAACGTATGTTACGACTTCTGTTGACCAGAGTACAGAGCGTTACGAACTGCATGGCAAGACACAGGGGTTCCTTGTGTTGAATATCCGGCAGGATCAGTACAACAGTAAGACGGATAATGCCGAAAAGATGATTTGTGATTATTTTGAGCCGAATAAGAGTGATGAGCCGGATTCGGATTCTCAGGTAACAGCTACTATTAAGTACGCAGGCAAGCCGGAAGTTCGTGTTGGTGGCTCTTGGAAGAAATTCACTCCAGTGTTCACAAGTATTACGGGTGAAGATGTTGCGGAAGTTGCAAAGTGGAATTTTATTTGCCTTAATGAGTTTAAGAGCTTTGTTGAAACACAGGTTGCTACGGATGATGTTTTCAAAATTCGTATTTTGAATAATAGTATCATGGATGGCGCAACTGTTAGGATTTCTCTTGCAAATGCGGATGGCACGGCAAATACATCCATCGAATGTAAGGTGGTGAGTTTGCTGTGACAACGAGTGAATTGATTACGGACTACAAAAACAAATTAGCTTTAAAGTTGGTCAATACTGATGGGCTTGTTGAAGCGATGGGTAATGACGATATTGAAGAGCCTGACGAGGCGATTTATACATACATCTTCCCGTACTTCCATATTCCTGACACGATTGAGGCAGCGCACAGCTATATTTGTTTTAAGGTAAACATGACTGATCGCAGTAATGTCAACGACTGGTATGAAAACTTCACGCTTACTGTGTGGGTTATTGTGAACCAAGCGTTGATGAAGATGAAGGGTCATGGCGGTGCAACACGAGTTGACTATCTGAGTGGTCTTGTGGAAAAAGAACTACACGGCAGTACAATTTTTGGAATCAAGCAACTTAAAATCACATCCAACATTGAGGACAACATGGATTTGCACCATCGTGTGCGAATTATGACGTTCAAGACGCAGGATCTGGATGACCTTGTGGGGTGTGGCTGATGGAGCTTCGGGAAATGTACGAGCCAAGCTTGATGCGCGGAAGAGACTTTAAAATCAACGACAAAATTACGATTCACATGCCTTCGGTCGGTGACATCATCGATTATGGTGAGCAAAAGTATTTTCAGTTGGTTTACTTATTCTGTTCTACATCAAGCGATTATAAAGCACAGCTTGACTCTGTTGGGGTTGATTGGCAGAAGGTTTCGGATTTTGAAATGTTCCGGCAACTTTTTATAGGCAATAAAAATCAGGACATGTCTATTTTGCTTGGCAATATGGATACTTCTGGGTTTATGATGGCAAAAGATAACATAAGTGGTGAGATTGTCTTGCACAACAGACTTACGGACACTCGTATTGACCATGTGGTGTATGAAACAATTTCTCAGTACCTATGTGCCGCAAATGGAATTGAAAAGCATTCTGAATTTGCTGCTGACGAACCAACAAGAATTGCAATGATAGAGGAAGCCAGAGACAACTTAGAGTATCAGAAAATAAAGCATTATGAACCACACCTTGCGGAGCTTGTACTCTCAATGGCGTGTTCATCTGGCTTTAAAGCAGATTACTTCAAGGCTATGGATTACCCTATGAGTGTGTTTATGAATCATGTAAGGAAGATTCAGCAAATAAAAAGTTACGACAATACGATGCATGGCGTTTACGCTGGCACCGTGGAATTTGGAAAGATTCCAAAAGCACAACTGGATTGGACGAGCAAGGTTGATTGATTAGCCTTGCTCTTTTATTTTATCCAAATAAATTGAAAGGAAGAATATTATGAGCGATTTTAATTTCAATGAGGTCGTTATTGACCGCGTTCATCGCATTCACGAGTATGACCTGAATGGCAAGCGTCTGTGGACTATGAATCAGGTTAAGGATTTCAAGCTGACTCTGGGCGGCGAGACTGTTTATGCTCAGGATGCACAGGGCGTTAACATCATGGCATTCGATAAGAGCAAGACTGCAGAGGCAGATTGGTCTAATGCTCTGATGCATCTGGGTGCTCTGGCAGAGCAGATGGGCTCCAAGAAGGAGGTTGCTTCCTCTGAGGCAAAGCAGGTCTTTACCACTGTTGAGTATCTGACTTCTGCTGACGGCAAGAAGCTGACTCTGACCCATACTCCCAAGGCTGCTGTTGCAAATGCCCCCTTTAAGTACATCGATCTGGTCGATGGTCAGGGTAATGCACTGAATACCTTTGAGCTGGGCGAGACTGCTGAGTCTCAGTTCTCTGTTACTGGCACCGAGGTTACTCTGCCCACTGGTGCAAACCTGAAGGCTGGTGACCGCTTTGTTGTGAAGTATCAGTACGAGAGCGAGGAGGGCGTTGCTATCAATGATAGCGCCGACAAGTTCTCTGCCGAGGGCGAGTTCGTGATTGAGGCATTCTGCTACAATCCCTGCGATAAGGCAAACAAGAAACTGATGCGTATCATCTTCCCGAACGCTAAGATGGACAACGCAATCGACATGACTCTGAATAATGAGCTGACTCACCCTGTTAAGATCAGCGCAACTCAGGAGTACTGCTCTGACGATAAGCGTCTGTTCCGCATCGAGACGGCAGCTGCCTAATGGCAAATCTGAATTGGTGCCGTACTTGCGGAAAAGAATATCCGGTTTGCCCGCATTGCGAGCAGGATGCGCGTCTTAATCCTTGGCGAATGATTTGCGACACTGAGCCGCACTTTCTTGTGTGGACTGCCGTAAATCAGTATCGTCAGGGAATTATTTCAAAAGAGACTGCAAAGGCAGACCTGACTACTCTTTTGATGCGCAAGTATAAGAATGTTACGGAAGCCGAGGTAGAAACTTTTATCCCTGCTGTTCGTGATGTTTTCCATGAGATCATGGATGAGCCTGTAATGGCTGAAAATGAATCATCTAGTGATGTAAAGGATGAGACGCCCGTGAAGCCGGTAGTTAAGAAAACATCAAATCGTAAGGGGCGGGCATAACCGCCCCTTCGTTTTTCGTGGTGATTTTATGGAGAAAAAGAGCAGAACAAAGTTTAATGTCAGTAAGAATCCAGCAGATAGAACATATGACGGAGTAGTTTATGATAGTAAGGCAGAAATGTTGTTTTATCGAGATATTGTATTGCCAAGGCTGGCAAGCGGCGAAATTGTAGAGTGTCGTAAGCAAGTCCCCTTTCTTCTGCAAGAAGCGTTCCGCCGGGTCGATAAGGACGGAAAGGATGTAGCGGTGCGGAAGATTGATTATATAGCGGACTATGAACTTACATATCGAGATGGCAGCAAACAAGTGATTGATACGAAGGGGTTCGCTGATAGTGTTGCGCTGATGAAGCGCAAGATGTTCTGGTTCAAGTATCCTGATGTAGATTACCGCTGGATTACATACTCCAAAATTGATGGAGGCTGGGTCGATTACGACGATCTAAAAAAAGCTCGAAAAGAGCGAAAGAAATTAAAGCAAGCACAGACGAAAGGGAGATAAAATGAAGGTTTTAAATTTTCAGGAGCGAAATGAGTTTCTTGATGAAGTAGTTAAGGCATGTACTATTGACGGTGATTATCAGCCTGCACTGCTTGATGTGGTGTTTCGGCTAACCGTTCTAAAGTATTTTGCGGATTACGATTATCGTAGTGAGCCGCAGAGTGAGTGGCCGCGTATTGCTTACGAGTCTTTTAACTTCAAGATTAACAAGGCTGGTTGTGATACTTCTGCATTCTGGGATCAGTACGATTCTCTGGAGAAGGCTGTCCACGAGCAGATTGACCGTTCTCATAAGGAATGGCTTGTTCTTGGTCTCTGTGGCAAGCTCAACGAGATTATTAAGAAGCCTGACCCTATTTCTGATTTCGTTGACTTTATGGAGAACTATTTGAATGATGTGAAGGGCAACTTGAATGACTTTAACGTCGAGAAGTTTTCTGAAGTGACTTCTGCCCTGCTGGACAATAAGCAGGAGATCTCTGCTGTGCTGGCAAAAGATAAAAAGGAATAAACACTTTTAGAGGTGGGTTGGAGGGAATTTTAATATGGCTACAAGAAGTAAACCGCTGAAGTTATGGGATGCTGAGAAGTTCAAGAACGTAAACCCAGTGTCTTTAAAATACTGGGATAGGTATGAGACTGATATGGGCATCCGTGATCTCAGCCCATCTACTGTTTACAATTATGAATCGGATTTCAAGCAGTGGATGATTTATGTTTTGGACAATCAGGGTAATGCCCCTGTAACGGAACTTGAAGAAGAGGATATCGAGGAATTTCTGTTCTATTGCAAGAAGCACGGAAATAACTCTGCTCGCATGAAGCGGCGCATGAGTACAATTTCTGCGCTGTACCGGTATCTTCGCAAAAAGAAAATCATCAAAGAAAATCCGATGGAGTTCATTGATCGACCGACCAAAGACGTGGCTGTCGTGAAGCAGACATACCTTACGCCTGATGAGGTTAAGTTGATGCGAGAGAAGCTGAATGCTCTGGTTGAATCTGCGACCACTGTTCACATGAAGGATAATGCGATGACGCTGCGTTTGTATGCACTGTTCTCGCTATCCACGATGGCTCGTGTCAATGCTGTGCGAAATACACTTTGGAAGTCTATCGATTATGAGAACCGCATGGTGCATGACGTTCTGGAAAAAGAAGGTAAAATCGTAGATTTGATGTTTAGTAAGGAAGTTTCTGAGCTTTTGAAAGAGCTGAAGGAATACCGCACTGAGCATGACATTGAGGATGGTGGATATGTGTTCGTTGGTACAAAAATCAATGGCGCATGGATGCCGATTACTTCAAGCACTGCCGGTGATTGGTGTAAGAAGATTGGTGAGATGATTGATGAGCCTACGTTGCATCCGCACGATTTCCGGCACAGTGGTGCTACCTTGCTGAAGAATGCGGGTATGAGTCTGGAAGATGTCTCTTCCCTGCTTAATCATGCTGGCACGGATGTGACCAACAAGTATTACATCAAAAAGGATACGACAAAGATTCAGTCTGCAAAGGATCGGTTTGAGATTTGAGGTGGAGTGAATGAAACAGTCATACACAAATTTCGATGACCTATTAAGCGATGTGGCGGATGGTGTGGAGCGTATTGTTCGTGATGATGTTGCGCCACAACTGGAGACACGTTTGCTTGAGAGTGCTAAGGAAAATATTCATCCAAAATATGGGCTTTCTGGAATTGCTAAGGCAGAAAATATTGTTAGCAATGTTTCTCGCGATGGAAACGTAATTTCACTGATTGTTAAGGATATTGCTAAACCAGAGCTATCAGTTTTCCTTACTGATAGCACAGATCGTTCTGAAGTTCAGTATGGAATAGACAAGCGAAATGGGCTTAATGACGACCCAAGAGCCGTTAATATTGGATTTAATGATGAAGAAGACGAGGCTGTTGGTGGAACTATGTTCGCAAATTGGATTGAGCATGGATTGTGGATGGACTTAGCGTACTATTTTAAAAATGGTAAAGCAAAAATGAAACGTCCGAAAAGAGAATTCATTAAGCCTGTTCAACTTGAGGCTGCAATGATTGTTAAGACGGCTTTACATGGATTGTAAAAGCCATCTTTTATGAGGATTTATTTGGAATAAAATTCAATGAGAGGAGGGCTGGCTTTAAGGAGCTGGCCGCTTCTCTTTTTTGTTTTGAAAGGAATGTTGAAAATGGAAAAGAGAGGTGACCAACGGTATGGCGGATAATACAAACAACGCAAGTAGTGCTGATACTTCCTCTGTAACGGCCATAAAGGTCAAGGTCGTTCTTGATACTACTACCGAGGAGTTAAAAAATCAATTTAAAGGAGTTCAAAACAGTTTTAAAAAGGCTCCTGTGGAGATTGCTTTTGGTGTAAACGAAGGCGCAACCATCGGCAATGTTAATGCCGCATTGAAGCGAATCATTAAAAAGGTAGAGTCTCCAAAACTCACTTTGAAAATAGATGAATCTAATATTGATGCTGCTGTAAAAAAGGCTGTTGATAAAGCACAGTCTGGCGCGAAAAATGCGAAAGCCGAAGTCAAAGTAAACTTAAACACTAATGAAGCGAAACAAAAACTAGATGCTTTTTACCGAAGGGTTCAAGAAAAAGGTTCTCTTTATAAGGATGCTCTCAAACTTGAATCGTCTGGTAAGAATCAGCCAGAGTTAGAAGAGGTTTTACGTCAACTTCAAGCTGTTAGAAATGAAGCTGGTCGGCTGCGTACAGAACTTGTAAACATTCTTCCGACGGAAGAGTTTAGCAAAATTTCCGAAATTGAACGAGCAACAACTAATAGTATTTCTAGGCTTGAGGCTCGGCTTCAAGGGTTAAAGAATGCCGCGAATGATGGAGCGTTAAAGGCTTTAAAAAAATCACAAAGCGATCAAACTAATACGTACTTAAATAATCTTGCTGACGCCAATAATAAATATAAGAATTTTTCTGGAGCTTCTGATGTAAAATCTTCTCTTGCGGATGTTCAAAAGCAGATTGATATTCTTAACACGCTTGAAACCGGAACGCAAGATTATGTTAATCAATTAAAGGTTGTCGCTGATACATGGGCTGACGCCACTCGCCAGATGAGTACTTTTGATGAAGCTCAGAAGAAAGCTGAAAATCATGTCAAGAGCATGACGGAACAGGCGCTGAAATGGAAGGAATCCATTAAGGACAGCGACACTGCTTCGCAAGAATTGAGAGATTCCATTGACGGTATTATTGATGCGTCTAAAAAGTTGGATTCAGACCATAGTTCAGATGCATACAAGAAAGGCGTAAAAGACTTAGATGATGCTTTTATTAGTGCAAAAGCGTCCATGTCTGTTTACACGGATGGATACAAAGACCTTGAATCCACTGCGAGAAGAACATTAACTGAAATCCGTAAAAAAGAATTAGAATTAGAGCAGGCCGGAAACCACAGTTTTGACAGTGTTCTTATTGGCGATAGTAAGACGAATTCTCTTGATGGTAGTCTTGAAAGCCAACTTAATTCTTTAAAGGGAATGAACACTCAATCTGCTACGTACAAACAACGAGTAAGTGATATTGTTGACGAGTGGCTAAAGGTAAAAATTCAAATTGAGCAAGCTTTGAAATCAGAAGAGGATTTGCAGAAAGAAGCCGAACAGAAGCACGGTCAAGTCCGTTCAAAGCAAGCTGCCTATAACACTATTCAAAATAGATTAAGTAGTACGGAATTCACAAGAAAAAATAGTGTTGCTTTAGGGCAATTTAACACAGGCGTGTTGGATGATGGCAAAACTGGGCAACAAGTATTGGCAGAGCTAGATGCTGCTATGAAACAGTTGGATGAAAATAAAGGTCCAACAGAGTTTAAAGCAACACTTAGTCAAGTTGACGATTTACTTGTTCAGGTGAGAAAACATATTGACGATGCTTTGGGGCAAAGCCGTCAGACAAAGACAGCAAATACTGATACAGATAAGATAGAAAATCTTATGCGTACTCTGTATCAGTATAAAGAAACACTTCATGGATTTGAAGGTTCAAAGTTTGAAGCAGAATATAATGAGCTTTTTGATGCGATTAAAAATGGTAGTTATTCTTTTGAAGAAGCTCAAATGAAAGTCAGCAAATTCCAAAATGCTTGCCACCAAGCTGGCCTTGAAACTGAAACTCTTGGTCAAAAACTGTCTCGTCTATTCAAAGAGCACTTTCAGACTGCTATCGCTATGGCTGGCGTTGCAATGGTCAAACAAGGTCTGCGAGAGGTTTATGATAACGTTCTTGAGCTTGATACGGCTGTAACTGAACTCAAAAAGGTCAGTAAAATGACTGGCGACGAGATGAATGAATATCTTGACAGAACTGCAACAAATGCTCGTGAGCTTGGTGCGAATATTTCTGACCTTGTAAGTAGTACTGCTGACTGGAAACGACTCGGATATACGGACAAAGACTCTGAAGAGCTTGCTCGTGTGTCTGCGCTTATGGCTAACGTTGGAGATCAGATTGATAACGCAACAACTGCCTCCTCTTACCTGATTTCTACAATGCAAGGCTTTGGTCTGGTTGCAGACGACGCAGAACATCTTCTGGACTGCATGAACCAAATCGCGAATACAGAGCCTGTCAGTATGAATGATCTCGGAATTATCATGCAGAAAAGTTCTGCTGCGATGTCTGCCGCCGGAAATACATATCAAGAGACTCTTAGCCTTGCAGCCGCTGTAAATGGCGTACTTCAGGACAGTGAAGCGAGTGGCACTTACCTAAAAACTTTGAGTATGTACCTTCGTGCTTCAAAGACTGATGCAGAAAATGCCGGTATTGCTACGGATGGAATGGCGAGTTCCGTATCTGAGCTTCGCTCTGAGTTGAAGCAACTTGCTGGGGTTGATATCATGAAGGATGATAATACCTTCAAATCAACCTATCAGATTATGAAGGAGCTTTCTGAGGTTTGGAAAGACCTTTCTGATACCACTCAGGCAAATATTACAGAATTGATCGCCGGTAAGCGTGGAGGTCAGAGTACATCTGCCCTGCTGAATAATTTTAGCGTTGCAGAAGATGCTATGAAACAGGCTCTTAATTCTAGCGGAAGCGCAATGCGTGAGAACCAGACGTACATGGATTCATTGCAGGCGAAGCTTAATCAGCTTGATTCTGCATTCCAGAAGTTCAGTACGGACTTGATGAAGTCAGATATTCCGAAGTTTTTCGTAGATCTTGCAACGGTTTTTGTTGACGGTGCAGATAACGCTGTAAAATTTGCTGGTGCATTACCCACTTTGACAGCTGCCATCTCTGGTGTGTTGTCTGTAATGCAGATGAGCGGAAAACTCAAAAATGGTGCGGGTAAAGTTAATATGCCCTCTTATATTTGTTGCGTATAAAATATAGGATGCGGCACCATGTAAAAATAAAATAGCCCCTAGAGTGCTGGGAAACCCTAAGAGCCATATCGCCTATTGTTATATTTATATAATGTAGGAATCGAAAGATAGAAACAAGGATATGGATGCTATATGCTGAGATAAAAGCTCGGTTTTATCGTATTGTCAAAATATGGTAATAATCGAGTGCTAAGTAGCGTTTATAATGGGCGGTCAGCAGCCGATCCACTCCCCTATTATATAATGTAGGAGGGTGGAAGGTTCATCGACTAAAAAGGGTCAGTGAGCAACCACTGGAAGGATAGTCAGTTCTGGACGAAAGTTCAGAAGTCCACCTCAGACGTAACCAGACGACTTAAAGAAGTAGGTGGAAATGAGGAGACGCGCTATTCTCTGGCGCGATATAAGAAAGAGAAAAATGATTGAATAATTGAATAAAAAGAAAAAGTACACTGTTGTTCGTTGACAGCGTACTCTAAAAAGTGTATAATAAAAGCAACCAAGAGTTCCAATAGACGGTTCCCTCGGTTAGCATCAAACAAATGGAATTAAAATCTGGACAATTTCAATCCCAATGAAGAGCTGCCTACTGGACATAGGCGGCTCTTTTACTTATCACGGCTCTCGCTGTGATGATGTAGCATCTTGAAAATCTCAAGAACAGTCTTAACAAAGCCAGCAAAACCGAAGAACAGCATTGCGACATAGTAGACAGTCTGAATGTCAAAATTCATGGCAACATCCTTCTTCCGACAATATTGCCGGAAGGCAGTTAAAGAAATACACGCTCCTTCTTGCCTTCCGGCTACTGGGAGGGTGACCGCCTATTTTTTACATCTATGATTGGACAAGTTCGATGTGGAACTCCTGATTGCTCCATTATTATACACCCGTCTGTCATATCATGTCAATATTTCTATAATGTAATTTATAATACATAAAAAGAGGTTGCTTTTCTGAAATTTTCTGGCTATAATAATATTACAATCGCGTATCCAAAATATACGGAGGTATTTTATTATGGCACGTCCTAAAGGAAGCAAGAATAAAGCCAATATAGCTGCAGTTGTTGATTACGAAGCTCTGATTGCAGAGAAAAACGCTGCTATTGAAGCAACCAACAGTGAGATCGCATCTATCACTGCAAATATTGATACGCTGAAGAGCGATCTGAAAACACGCAAAGCAGAACTTAAAAAACTGAATAAAGATATTGCAAAATTGGAATCCAAGAAATCTGCCGCCGATCAGAAGGCCGCTGAAGCTGCTGCTGAAAAAGAAGCCATTGATCTTGTGAAGAAGGCATTGGCAGGTGGCACTACTGTTGATGAAATCATTGAACTGCTGAAATAACGGCTGCACCGCAAGGTATCATCATAAAACAAGCCCGACTTCCCTACTGCTGGGAGGCCGGGTGTTTTATTTATGTTGCTTTTTATGATAACCTATGATACACTCTTGTAAAAGGAGTGTTGAATCATGGAAAACAATAAGAAGCATGTGCCGGATTATGAAATTTCGAGTCGTGATATGCAATTCTCGTATGTTGATGGCAAAGGTAAGGATTTTGATATTGATTCGGATGTAAAATTTTTTCAAAGCCTCAGAACTGTAAAACCAAAAGAAGGAGGTCAAAGTGAAAATAACGGAACTGATAAGTGACTTTAACTCACTTTTTTCTTATTTTGTTCCAGGAGCAATTTGTGTCTGGGTTTATACTCGTCTTTCAATGAAAAAGATTGAGTATGCGGCATACGTTATTATTAGTATTTCGCTTGGATATCTTTTCAAGAATTTTGTGGATGGTTACGCGCCACAATGTTTGATTACAGTAGTTCCGTCAGCCCTACTTTATGTTGCCCTTGGCTTTATTTGCGGTATCTTATTTTATTTAATAAAGAATAGTTTTCCGGCAAGAAAATTCTTTGCCCATTTTCTAAGTGTTGAAACTGCCGATAATATTTGGACTAAATTCTTTGATACGAAACGTGGCACAAAGATTCTAGTTTTCACAAAAGATGGGAAGGTAATCTACGGAAAGCTTTCAAGTGCTGATGATGATTACATTGTGGTGATTCATCATTGTACGGCAAATAGTGCCGACGATATCCCAACTGCACTTAAAGAGCATCGTGTAGATGGAACTGTCCTTTGTATCAAGATGAGTGAAGTTGAGCGATTTGAACTCATGTATATGGATAATAATTCCCCGTATCAAAAGTTCAATATTGGCGGATTGGTTGAGATGCCAAAACACTAAGTTAAATAACATGCAACTACCCTGTTGGACGGATGCCGTCCGACGGGGCTTTATTTATGTCATTTTAGTTAGCTGCAACTCACCACTCATACCCACAATTCTTGCAATGGAAAGTTTTCTTTACTTTTCCACTGGCAAAGCCCCAGAATGCTACATCTAAGACTTTAGAAGCGGTTCCGATCTTTTCTATATCTGGCGAGCCGCATATGGGGCATTTGGGAACATACTTAGGTTTTGCTGCCTCGATTTCAGCTTGTTCTTTCTCTTTTTCCAGATATCTACGAATCTTGGCATCAGTTTTGTCAGCCTCATCAAGCCATTCCTGATTTTCCATCGGTTTGTACTCTTTTGGTTGATTTATCTTCGATAATATTTCCTTTTTGCCTTCGTCGTCAGCGGCAATCCATCGCCTATAATTTGTCATTAAACATGAGCAATGAACGCAGGTCACTTCTGGCAACCATGCTAAACGGCCACAATGCGGACATATCATAATTGTTTTACCCATGATTTCTCTCTCCTCAAAATCAGATATTATCTTTCATGACCGGTTTTTCTGTTGACAAAGACGGAAAACAAACCGGTGGGTTAGAACAATGGGCCACGTCACTTGGCAAAATGATTGGTTCTGTAAAGGGACTATGGCAACAGTTAGAGACAGGAAAAAAGAAGTTTGACGCAATGAACGCCGCTGCTGGCAAGAGCAAATCTTCTTTCTCTGATTATATCAAATATGTTTCTGAAAGTGAAGATGCAACCGAGGCTTTTGGAATCGCAACCTTATATACTCGTGCTCGTGTTCTGTTATTGAATATGGCACTAAGCACTGGGCTGGCTTTAGCTGCTTCTTTGATTGTGAAAAAGATTGCAGAAGCATCGCAGTCTATTGAAACAAATGCAACGAAATCAAAAGAAGCCGCCGATGCTGCGCAGAGCACCACTTCCTCTTTAAAGGATTTGGTCAGTGCCTATGAAGAACTTGGCGACAAGTCTGGTTGGGGTACCGAGGACTTTGACCAAGCAAAAGATATTCAGGCAGAGATTCTTGATCTTGCCAAGGAGCAAGGAACTCTGGATGAGGACAAACTTAGCAAACTTAATCTTCAGAATGGTAAGTACGAGGAACAGCTTGGGTTGCTTCAGGATATTACAGCGGAGCAGTTGGAGGCATCTCGTTATGAGTTGGCCCAAAACAAAGACGCTCAAGGCGACAAGCTTGTTGATACAGCCAAGAAAAATAATCGGACGCATTACCTTACTGTTTGGTCGGCTCCTGAAATGGATATGGGCGACCAGATTAAAAATGCTGGCATTGATGTCTTTAACAAGTTCGGTGGTTATGGACCTGACAAGTTAAATGATGCGGATTCTATTGTTGACTATTGCAACGAGGTTGGTAAAGCCTTAAAGTATATTATTGACAATACTACCGAAGCCGAGCGAGCGGCTGGTGGAACGTACCATAGCCTCTACCAATTTTCACTTGATGAGCAAAACGCTTTGCGTGACGATGTAGATTCTTATAATGATTCTACTGATGCCATCAATAATAACACGAATGCTCGTAGAAAGCTTCAAGCTGTTGATTTTTGGCAGAATGACAATAACAACAGTATGGACGTCAGTTTTACTTTTGACAAGGTAAATTCTGCTATTCAAACTCTGGAAAATACGATTGATGGATTTGATGCAAGTAAGCTAAATGAACTCTTGTGGGGTACAAACGAAGGATTATCCGACGAGCAAGCTCAAGCTCTCGCAAATCTTCGTAAAGCTTTGACCGACATGGACTTCTCTGCTGACACAGACGGTGTAAATGCGTTTATCCAAGCACTTGTTCAAGTTGGTATTGTAGCTCAGTCTTCTGCAAATGGTGTTGACGCATTGGCTGCTGGCGCACAGAAGATGGAAGATATTTCTTCTAAAATGGATGAAATCCAGTCTGCGTATAAAGCTTCTACCAGTGCAATGGAAGAGTACAATCAGTATGGTTACATGAGTCTCGATTCTCTTCAGTCTTTACTGACGATGAACACTGAGTATTTGAATTGCCTTGAGCTTGTTAATGGTAAACTCCAGATAAATAAACAGAGTTATGCCGAGTTACTTGCTGCTGAATACGCAGAAGCTGCGGCAACAATTCTGTCTAACGCACAACATGAGGTCGCAAACCTTACTGCCGATGATACGGCTGAAAGCACTGATGATTTAAAAGAAAAAACAGAGGCTGAAAAGACTGCTCTGGAAAATCTTCTTCCTGCCTTGAAAAATGCTACTGCGGCTACTGCGACATATAGTGCAGCTCAGGAGTTTGCAAATGAAGTAGAGAAGGCCGGCGAACGCGGCGTAGATCCTGCAAAACTAGAGGAAATCACGAATCGCACAAATACTCAGCTTTCTTTGCTGTACACCAATATGAATGCCGCTTTAAAGGGTGGGCAAGCATTAACAAATCAGTTGAATGGATTTGGCTCATCTTCTAAAAATGCTGGAAAATCATCTAGTACAACTTCTAAATCTGTTGCTGACCTGTCATCTGCTTTTGATACGTTAACAAAAGCGATGAAAGAATATAACCAGTATGGCTATATTAGTGCAGACACCATGAAGTCGTTAATCGGTGTTGATGATAAGTTTACTGCTTGCTTAACTGAGCAAAATGGAAAACTTGAGCTTAACACCGCAAAATTCCGCACTTTTGTCAGAGCGCAGCTTGAGGAAGCGAATGCAGCTAATGATGGTGGCAAGTCTGCTGGCGAGATGAAGAAGATTCTCGACTGGTTGAACTCTAGTGTCGATTCTGAAACCATTTCTTTTGAGCAACTTACTGATGCCATCAAGGGCTACGGCACCGCGATGGCAGACGCCAAGGAAAAGACGGACGCTATAAAATCCGCATTTTCTGGGCTATATGATATTCAGCAGAAAATCAAGAATAGTCAATTCGGTGTTGGTGACCTTGATGCAACAGAAAGTAAGATAGAGTCTATCTTGCAACTGAGCAAGTTCTTTGGTGATAACAAGGATTTGATGGATAATCTCGTTGACAAAAACGGGAACATCAATCTCAACACTGAGGCGTTTAAGAAAGCGACTCTTGATGAATTGGATAAGCGCATAAAAGCTGCAAACGAAACCGGTGGTGCTGCGGCTACTGCGCTTGCAAACTCGTTAAGTTCTGATAAGGCAAATATTGAAAGTGGCAAAATTTCTGTTAGTGATTATCTTGTTGGTCTTGGAACTGACCTTGAGCGTGTAAATACCGAGTTGGACAAATACCAGACTAATTGGAGCACGCTAAAAGATGCGATGGACGAGTGGAATACTACCGGCCAGCTGACACAGGATACCATGCAGAAGCTGCAGGAACTTCCTGAAGAGTTTTCTAATCTACTTACTTACGATGAGGATGGTAACGCTAAAATTGACGTAAAGGCGCTTCGCCAAAGCTACGTTGATAAACTGAGTGCATTTGCAAAAGAGTTTGAAGGCAGTCCGATTGGTATTCAGGTTCAAGCCATGATTGATGATGTGCGTGAGCCGACTCCAGAAGAATATAAAGCGCTTGCGGAGAAAACTGTAAAGTACCAAAAAGCTCTAGCGCAATACACAAAGAAAATGTCTGCCATTGATTCTAACAAGGATCTATCAGAAGACGAAGCTCTCAAGCAAAAAGCCGAGGTTCAAAAGGAACTTGATGACGCTTTGGAAAAGGCTCTTCTCGAAGTTCAAGAGACCGACGCACAGGTTACAACAAAACTGAAAAAACACTGGGATGGCGTCGAAAAGGTAATCGAGGAATTCAAGTCCGCTCTATCCGATGCAAAAGCTGTTCTGTCCTCTTTCCTTTCCCTTCTCTCCACTTTAAATGACAAATCTAACAACGACCTCAAGATTTGGGGCGATGCTATGGGCAAAGTCATCGACAAGCGGATTGAAGCCCTGAATAAGCAGAAGGAAGCTCTAGAAGAAAATAACGAAGCCACCGAACGTGCTATTGAACTTTCCAAGGCACAAGATGCTCTCGCCCGTGCCCAGCAACAGCGCACGACCCGTGTGTACACTGAGAATGGTTACGAGTGGCAGGCAAACGCCGAAGATGTGCGTACTGCACGTGAAGACCTTGCTGACAAGCAGCGCGAGTGGAATAATAAAGACGCTGAAAAGGCTATTGACGACCAGATCAAAAAGTACAATGAGTTTAAGGACAAGTTGTCTGAGGTCATGGATGATATCGGCAAGAGCTGGAAGGATTACCAGAAGGAGCTTGAGTACACTGCGCAAATCCAGAAGATGACAATCACACAGATGGAAGGCTCGCTAGACGGATACCATAATAAGATCATCGCAAGTCTGAATACCGGCAGCGCCATTACAAGCATCCAGAATTTGATTGCAAACCTTGAGTCTCTTATCAATACGCTCACGAAGGTAAATAATCTGTATTCCATGCTTAAAACTGGTGAGTACAAAGATCTCGGCACAAAAGGTCTGTGGAATACGATAAAAGGATTCTTCAATAAGGGTGGCGAAGAAGCGACTGGCGAGTCCGCTAATGTAGTCGAGAATTTCTTCAACGTTTTAAGGAGTAAAGTTCAGACTTCAGGAAACGGACTTGTTGAAACATTTAGTGGCATCTGGAAGAAAATCAAAGCTGGTGCTCAGAGCCTATTTAACGGTTCTGGCGAAGGCGGCGGTATTGTTTCCACGGTTGTGGATGGATTCAAAGCTGTCGGTAATGCTGTTAGTAAGAGCAAGATTGGTTCCACGATTCTTGGCGGGATTGGTAAGGTTGGAACTACATTACTTAGTGGCGGAGGTAAGTTGCTTGCTGGTGCTGGAAAACTTATTGGTACAGCTGGAAGCGCCTTGGCTGCTGCTGGGCCCGCTGCGATTCCGATTCTTGCAGCTGGCGGGCTTGGTATTTATGGCGGCACAAAGGCCATGAAGAATCAGAAGAAAATCTGGTCCAATAAAGAAGATGGCTTTGGTAAGAAGGCAATAAAGTCCGTTGCTTCGTTCTTCTGGGACATAAGTCCTATTGGTGGAATCGTAAATCTGTGTAAGGACATTTTCGGTAAGAGTAAAGAAACTGCCGAGAATACAAAAGACACTGCGAATAGTAGTTCTGAAACTGCCGAAAACACACAAAAGAGCGCAACAAATCTCACAATTAACGCTACACAGATCGTATCTAAAGAAGAGAATAAAGCAACTGACGAAACAGACAAAAAGAATGACGCAACCGCCAATGAAGATAAAACAGTCAAAACGGCTGCTACAACTCTTACTGGTGCTGGTCTGGGCGCAGCTGCGGGTATGGCAGTAGGTGGACCTGTAGGAGCATTGATTGGTACTCTTTTGGGAGGTTTTGCTGGTTTCTTTTTGGGTGGTCATGCGAATGGTCTTAAATCTTCTAAAACGAATCATTTTGCAAACGTTGACGAAAGAGGTTCAGAACTTATTGTTCGTAAGCCAGCTTCTGGACGTTATACATATCTTGAGACTGGCGATGGTGTTGTTCCTGCTGATATTACCTCTCGCCTGTTTGAGATGGGCGGCAATCCAGACAAGTGGTTCAGCGATCAATTGGCAAAACATAGTTCTGCTTCTATGGTGCAAAGCCGTGACGCTGGTGGTATTTCCCTGTCTATTGGTGATGTGAATGTGAACAATCCCGTTGGTGATAGCGATGCACTGGCTCGTGAGCTGGTAAATCGTCTGCCGAACAAGGTTGTACAGGAACTGAATAGACGTTAAGCAGTACAATAAGCAAAAATAAATACGAAGTATACTTGGCTCAGGGTGGGTTGGGTAGGTTGAGATCGAGTATACATTTATAAAGGAGGGACGAGATGTCACAAAATAGTCAAGATGCAATCGACGTGTTGAGCAAAGTCATCGTAGACACGATTGAAAAGAAACTCAATGACGCAAAATTTGACAAATCGCAGACTGGCGTGGTAACTGCGGTGAGTGGGAATACATACACAATATCCGTGTTTGGAAGCCAGTATAACATTACCTCTGACCAGATTTACACGGTTGGACAGAGTGTGGTTGTGACTGCATTGCAGGGTGATATGAAGCGACTGGTATGTTCCCCCGATAATATTGGTACAATGAAAACAGTGGACAGCAAAGTCAACGTGGTTGGCAGTCAGCTGTCCATTATTGATACAGATTTTGCTGACACTATTGTTAAATACACGGATGTCAGTGAATTTTTAACGCTGAAAGATCAGGTAGACGGACAACTCAGCTTATGGTTCTACAGTGGTGTACCATCTACTGATACAGCTCCGACAGTAAATTGGGTAACGGAGGATGCAAAGAGACTGCACATTGGCGACCTTTATTATGACATGAAGGCTGATGATGCGTATAGGTGGACGGACACTTTTATATGGGAGGCTCTTAGTGACAAGAATTTATTGAAAGTTTTGAGAGCTGCGAGCCTTGAAAACGATACAGCAAATGGATCAAGACGTGTTTTTTTCACAACGCCTTCAACCCCATATAGCCGTGGTGATATCTGGGCAAGTAGTTCTGGTGATAATAAAGTTCTTGTATGTCAGACAGCGCGTCCTACAACTGAAAGCTTTAGTCGGACTGACTGGGCTGTGGCGCTAAAATACACGGATGATACAAAAGCAAACGAGGCACTGGATGCCGCTTGCAAAATAGATGGTGACCTTGTAAGCTTTAAAACGGAATATAATTCTGATTTGGAGAGTACAAAGCAGCAGATTGAAGCCCGCGTAACCACTAAAAAATACAACGAGGACATGAGCGGGCTAAATACAAGAATTTCGCTGACAGAATCTAAAATTTCAAAAAACGAGAATGCCATCGTACTGTGTGCCACAAAAACTGAAGCTCAAAAGTATGCGGATACTGCAGAACTGAACGCAAATAAAAAGCTCGAAGAGCACATCAAAACAGCAACTGAAAGCATTGATTCAAAGGTGGCTAAGACAGATTATACTGGAAAAAACATTGCTACTTTGATAAACCAGAGTACAAATACTGTAAAAATCAAGGCGACAAAGCTTAACTTGACTGGTGCTATATCTGTTGACAAAAATGGTAAAGTGGCGCTTGATTCCACCTCTGTAAACAACAGCCTTACGCAAGTTTCTGGGGATAAAATCACCACTGATACTATTACTGTGGACAAGTTGAAGGCTGGGCAGATTTTCCAGCTATTATGGAAGAACGATTCAAAAGATGCATACTCTGCTGTTGGCGAAGAGAACAAGTTGACTTTTGAAGCGGACAGCGATTATTCAGAATATATTTTTATTTTCCGTGGCTACAAAGAGAGAGAAGTTGTTGAGATTGATCCAGAGAGTGCTGCAACAAAACGGGTGCTCGAATATTTGAGCAAAGTTTCTGTTATTGTGTCGAAACCAGTCGCAGGTGAATGGAGTGGTGCAGAATATCATTGCGCCACTATGAATACGCCGAAGCTGTGTATGATTTATGATTTGAGCGCTGGCGACAATTCTACTCCAAATGTATCATACAATTCTGACACAAGTATAAAAAGTGCTTTCCGTCCGTTCTATGTAAAAGCATATGAAAAGAATAATAAATATTGCACTGAAATTACATTCTTTGACGCACAAAGCTCTGGTGAGACGGCCATTACAACAAATAACGATTTGATTATTCCATGTGAGATATATGGCGTAAAATAAGGAGGTGTTAAATTGGCGAAACCGATAATTTCAAAATTTTCCGTGATAGACGCTACGCGGGAAAATATTGTGCGGTACACATGTTACGATGACACGATCAATGAAGTGAAGTATATTATCTATGACAACGCCTCCGGCAATATTATTGTTAACCAGACAGTGAAAACCAGTGGTTCATCTTCTGTGCGTATGTTTATGTTGCCAGCGAACCTTATACATAACAGACTACTCCCCTACTATCTTAAAATTGCAGTAACAAATCAGAACGGCAATACAAGTGATTTAAGCGATGCCGTTCTTTTTTATTGCCATGAAAAACCGGTGTTAACGTTTGTTGATGTGGAAGCACGCGCTGAAAAGACGATTCCCTTCCCCGCTTTTTCATTTAATGTCGAGTATAAAAACATCGAAGAAGAGGGCGAGACACTGAATCTTTATAAATATCAGCTTTATGATTCAGACAAGACTTTGTTACATGAGGAGATATACCACGGCTCTATTTCACATGCATTTAACGTAGAAAGCCTTGATAATAATAAGGTGTACTATGTGCGAGCAGTTGGAGAAACTGTGAACGGATATGTTCTGGACACGGATTTTTGCGCATTCAGAATTGAGTATGACGGACAACTGCAGAAACTTGAAATTGTGGCAGAGAATGAAAAAAGAGAAGGCAGAATTAAGCTTACCATTACAAAAAACGAGGACGAGCCTAATAATTTTGATTCTATTCGCGTAAAGCGTAGAGAGGTTGGCAAGTACGACTGGATTACGATTTATGAAAAGAAGATCACAAGTTCCGTTGAGCCTATTTTGATTGTATGCTATGACAAATTCGCACGTGGCAGGAAAACGAAGTATCAGTATATGGCAGTTCCTGTTGTGGATGAAATTGAACAAGTGTACACATCTACAAGTGCCGTAAGCGATTTTGACGGAGCATGGCTAATGGATAAAGACATATCATATTATGTTGGTCTTGAGCCAGCTGTCACGAATATTACGCGCAATCAAGAAGCGTCTGTGGAGACGACATTGGGAAGCAAGTATCCCATCGTATTCTATGGTAGTGAGGCAAATTATTATAGCGGCAACTTCTCTGGTGTTATTATCAAGTGGGATCGCAACAATGATGAGTTTGATTTTGATGGGTCTATTGACTATCGGGAGACTTTTATCAATTGGCTAACGAACAAAAAGCCAAAAGCATTGAAGATGTACGATGGCCGCGCATGGCTGATGAATGTGAATGGAAATGTTTCTTACTCAGATGATGAGCATCCGGATAAGGTAGAAATCTCATTTGATTTTGTAGAGACTGGCGATTTGAATAGCAGCGATGACATGAAGAACGCTGGTTTGATTTAAGGAGGTGGGCCATGACTTACTTACCTACAGAAGAAGATCTGGCCTTACTGAAAAGCCGGTCAAAAAGATTATATTGTCGTATTGAACTGCTGAATAAAGACTACCAGATTATTGATACGATCGAAGGACTTGCGTTAAGTGGTTCTAACTCGATTGACGCAGACTCAGATACACGGCGCACTTTTAATCTTGATATCTTCCCGAAGAGTGGATTCTCTATTTCTCAGTTCTCCACAGAGGAGTGGACGAGCAAGATGCTGCGCTTACAGATTGGTATGAAAGCTCCAACAAGTATGCCGCTTGTTGGGGCGGACGCGGTAAGAATACCAGAAGAAGAGATCGATGCAAAAATCAAAAATAGTGCGATATACAAAGAAAAGGACACAGAGTTAAGGCAAGCAAAGTGGAGATATAAGGTTGGCGGTTATAAACAGTATGGCAATATCGAAAATATAAACCGTAAGCGTATTATTTGGACAGATGAAAATAAAGAGAAATATGCATCTTTTGTGAAAGAGCAAGGAGATGTTGGAACATATTCGACCGTTGTTGCATCTTCAGATGGTTATACAACAAATGGCAAGACGTATGAGATTGCATACACTCCACTACTGATAGGCGGAGGAGATGTTGTTATTCCGCTGCTGAATGCAGATATCAGGTCTTATATTGAAGTGATTTTCAATGCAGCTTGTGATGCAGTTCAAAGAGATGGTTCAACTTTACAAAGTAAAATACTTGAACTTGATAGTTTTGGTGTTGACTGTACGATTTATGGGAAAACAATACATGTAAAGAATATGATTGCTGCTGTAGAGGGTGGTATCGCAGCAGGAAGGATATTATCTGCAGCCGATGTTGCAGCGATTGCTGGCTGTACCAAAGAAGAGCTTGATAAATATTTCCATGACACAAGTGTATTTGTTGGCTATTCAATGCACGATATTCAAGGAACGATATGGGAATTGAAAGATGGTTTAACTCAGATATATAACTTCTATCACGCTTTATACTCTGGTGAGGCTGAAATACGAACTGGCACGAACTTTGTGGATACAGATGGTGTACACTGGTATGGCGCTGGCGTATATGCAATACAGCAAAATGGATACAGTTATGATGCCACAACGAACAAACTAAGCCTTTCTTGCCTTGATATGACCTGTTTGCTTGACGGCACGCTTGGTGGAACACTGACCGGATACGCAACGCGCATTCCGATGTATGACCGCAAGCTCGTGGTTAAGGATGGGGTCAACTATTACGAAGATGACAAAAAGAAGCCGCACTATGTTCGCGATTCCATTAAGGAGACATTTGAACTTTCAGGACTGACAAAGAGTATGGTAGATTACTGGGTGCGGCGAATTCCGCACGACCTAGAATATAATACTGGCACGACCATCTGGAACATTTTGACGGAGTTGAGAGACCTCTACTTTCCTTTCGAGATGTATTTTGACGACGATACTTTTGTGTGCAAAGAAATTCCATCTGGCTACGACGACCCCGTTGTTCTGGACGAGGATACATTTAAGAGTATGGTTATCAGCGAAGATGCCAGCGTCGATTACGGTCAGATCCATAACTGTGTAGAGGTATGGGGTGCATCAAACTCCAGCGACTATTTCTGTAAGGATAAACTTGAAAAAAATGACCCAGACGGTACTGGCGAGGTCGTGTATTGTAAAAAAGGAACAAAAGAATGGAATGATGTTGTTACGCTGCTTAAAGATAATAAATTGAATATGAGCTACAACATGAACCCAAATGATACCGGCGCGTCTATTTTATTGTTAAAATTAAAACAAGCAAGTATTCAGGACGGTACAAGATTTTCGTTTATTTGCCCAGAAGATATTGCGATAAATGCAAGAATCTGTGTTGAGAACCTTGTTACGACAATCAAAACGAATCCGACTGGGGCAGGACAGTATCGGGAAACAACGCGCGCAGTGTATGGACCCATGATGTTGTTTAAGGCTGTTACCAACGAAAAAGGAGAGGACGAACCAGAAGATACCTCTCTACTAAGGAAAGGGCGTTATTACGTCATAAAATATGGTGAGCATTGGTTAAATCAGGCAACTGATGGTGCATTCACATATAAGTTCAACGCACTTACAGGCAAATACGAAAAAGAACAGCGTGATCCACAGGTACGCTATTACCCGAAACAAATCTATAATCCATCCACGAAAAATTATGACACCGTGTATGTGAAGTATAATCCAGCAACGAATACAGAGATCCAGATATCAGACCCTGCTCTTCTTATTGAGAGCCGGGTCTATTTTATTGGTCAGTCTCAGTCTCATGCTATGACGAAGTTTGTGGATGCAATGCCGACCGCAAAACAAATTGAGGCAGACAAGATTGCGGAGGCATGTGACAACCTTGAGTACGTTGTCGTAAATGACCCAAACCGCATTGATGACTTGTACAATAGTCGGTTGACGATTGATAAAATCGGGCGAAGAAACCTTGTGTGCTCGGGTAGTGAGTTTGACGGATATACATCGGACGAATCAGCCATGACTGTATGCAAATACACGCTATGGAAAAATTGCCGGCTGACGGATTCCATCACGTTGAGTATGCACATGATCCCGTGGCTTGATGTGAATGAAAAGGTAAAATACGCAGCGAAGTACCTGAAGTCTGATATTGCAGTTGAGTGGATTATTAAAAAGATAGATAAAAACATTGGAGAAGGCACAATGAATGTTACATTGAGCCGCTATTACCCGTATTATCCCTATATCACTTATGAGAATGTCCTCAAAGAAAAATATATTGATAATAAGAAAGATACTTAATGAGAGGAGTGAGTAGATGGCATTATCATTTGAAGAATCCAAACGTATGGTCGCTGCAAGCCCCGCAATGACGATGGAGGCTTCCATAGAAGATGCTCGTCCAGTGGTTGATTGTGATGAGGATGTGGCGATCTTCTCTGTGGAAGACCAGAATTTCACCAGAAGTGGCAACTATACGTGGTTTGATACCTTCTCGGACAATGATTTTTCTACGGTTGATACCAATAAAGAAATCACACTGAGTCCGACTCAGGTAAATATCACACAGGAAAACAACAGTCAGGTCATTCCGTTTGAGATGCCGCGTTATTATGATGGTGTTGACCTGATGAGCATGACGATTCAGATCCACTATGTTAACGCTAATAATGCTGAGAACTATACCGCACCCATCAACGTGAGCTATAGTACTGATAAGATTCGGTTTTACTGGATGGTCAGTAACTATGCCACTATCAAAGAGGGTGTGCTAAAGTTTGAAATTATGGCGACTGGTGCAATTACTGTACCGAACAGCGGTGAATCGAAGAATTATCTATGGCGTACAAAGCCGAACGAAAAACTGAATGTTTTGAAATCGCTTACCGGCACCGCAATGACCGATCCGACTGGCGATGACTGGTATACTCAGTTCTTAGCTACGATGAGCCAGAAGGTTGGTGAGGCACAGACTGCCGCAACTCAGGCTGCACAGAGCGCACAAGAAGCACAGGCTGTCGTAGACGGTCTGGCCGACACACTGGCAAGCTACTACACTAAAGAAGAGGTTGACGGTTTTGTTACTCTACTTCGGGATGATATCGCCAAGGTTGACGGTCTAGCAAAGTTTGATGTGCAGTATGATGCTGAAACACAGACGATCAAGTTCCTGAATGGCGAAAAGGTTATTAAAACCATTACCCTAAACACTGATCCGAGTGCTGATTGGGTAACCGCTTTTAATAAAACCGTTGAAGCAAAAATAGACGAAAAGATTGCACCAGTTAAAACCGAACTGACCGAGTATAAGACCAGCAACGATGCTGCCGTAAAGAATCTGCAGGATAGCGTTGGTAACTTGCCTGAGACCTTGCAAAGTGATTATTACAACAAACAGGCAATCAACAAGCTGTTAGAAGCAAAGGCTGAAAAGACCAGCGTTGAGACCGTGGCAAATGATTTGACTGTGGTAAAAAATACTGCTTCTGGTTTGCAGAATAGTATTGACACTATCAATGGCGATATTTCTGAAATTCAGGAGCAGTTGAAAAATGTGAAGCCTGACCCGAATTCTGGGCGTGAGTATGATATTACTTACGAGGATTCAAAGCTGAGCCTGTTGGAAAATGGCACTGTGAAAACACAAGTTGTCATCCAAGGTGGTGGAGGCGGTGGCACTGGCGGCAGTACAAGTGTTATCAAGATCGAGCGTCTGGATGGCTCTGCGCTAACTGTGATTGCTGGTGACTCAGCTATTATCAATTTCAAGTTCTCTTCTGTGGACAATTCTGGCGATGACACTGGTTCTGCTACTGGCGTCTGGTATGTCGGCAATACAAAAGTTGGCACGCAGACCGTTATCCAGGGAAAGAACAGCTTTGACGCAACCCAGTATCTGCACAGCGGTGACAATACTGTTAAGCTACAGGTGACCGATAGCGTGGGCAGTGTTGGTACAAAGACTTGGACTGTCAATGTTGTTGAGTTCTATCTGGAGAGTTCTTTTGATGATACGCTGGTTTATAGTGGAGAGGTAACCTTCCGCTACACTCCGTATGGCAATATTGCAAAAACTATCAACTTTACGATTGATGGAAAGATTCTTGGCTCTACCACAAGCAGCGTTACCGGCAGACAGTTGACTTATGCTATTCCTGCACAGACCCACGGCGCACATTTGGTAGAAGTTTCTATGACTGCTGAAATCAATGGGAAACAGGTCACCAGCAATAAGGTTGTCAAAGATATCATGTGGGTAACTGAAGGCAATACAACTCCTATTATCAGCTGCGCCACAAAGACAGCAAGTGCAAAACAGTACAGCAACGTTGCAATCAACTATACCGTTTATGACCCTTCCAGCTCTACAACCACTGTAACGTTGGAGGTTGACGGCGCTAAAACTGCTACTTTGACTGTTGGACGCACCATGCAGACATGGACTTGGAAGTCCGCTGATATTGGCACTCATACGTTGAAAATCGTATGTGGCTCCGTGAGCAAGGAGATTAGTGTCGAGATCAAAGAGCTTGGTATTACGATTGAGCCAGTTAAGACAAATCTGGCTTTTGATTTTAACCCTGCTGGCAAGACTAACGCTGACGAGACCCGCTTGTGGTCTGATGGCAATACAAGGCTGACTGTAAGCGATAATTTTGACTGGTCTAACGGTGGCTATCAGCTGGACGAAGATGGTGATACCTACTTCTGTGTGAAGGCTGGTACAACTGCAAATATCAGTTATAAGTTGTTTGGTGATGACGCAAAGAAGTTGGGTAAGAACTTTAAGCTTGTGTTTAAGACTACGAATGTCAAGAACTACGATGCTACGGCACTGACCTGCTTGAACGGTGGTATCGGTTTGAATATTCAGGCGCAGAAGGTCACATTGACCAGTGAGCAGAATAGCATCGACCTACCAACTTGTGAAGACGACTTTATGGAATTTGAATTTAATATTCTGCCAGACAGTCAGTACAAGGAAATGGTTCTATGGTTGGATGGTATTCCCTGTCGTGTTGAGCTGTATGACGCAAGCGACAACTTTACACAGGCTTCTCCGGTAGGCATTACGATTGGTTCTCCTGATTGTGACGTGCTTGTTTACCGCATGAAGTCCTACATGATGAACCTGACGGACGACGAGATCCTCGACAACTTTATTGCAGACGCAAAGAATGCAGAGGAAATGATTGAGCGCTACACCCGCAATGATATTACGGATGTGAGCGGCGAACTGAATCCTGACCTACTGGCTGAGAAGTGCCCAGACCTGCGCATTATCAAGATCTCTGCTCCGACATTTACGACCGGCAAGAAGAACGAAGTGTCAAACACGACCATTCAGCACATTTATAAGAATGGCCGCGCCGTGGAAGATAACTGGATTGCCATTGGTTCACATAAGGGACAGGGCACTAGTTCTAATGCATACGGTGAATCTGGTCGTAATATTGATATCAACTGCTCTGGTGGTTTCACCTTTGGTGATGAGAGCACTGGTAGCAAGTATGCATTTACAGAAAACAGCGTTGGTGAGAAGTATTTCAACATCAAAGTCAATGTTGCCTCTTCTGAGAATGCAAATAACGCTCTGCTGGCAGACGAGTTTAACGAGTTCAACCCGTACATTCGTCAAGCTCGCAAGGACAACCCGAAGGTACGCGACACCATGGCATTCTACCCCTGTGTCGTTTTTATTCAGGAGACCGACACCACAAACGCAACTGTCTTTAAGGATGGTCAGTGGCACTTCTATGCTTGCGGCGATTTTGGTAACTCCAAGAAGAATAGTGACACCATGGGTATGGACCCGAACAATCACAAAGAAGTTATTATTGAGATTGATAATAACACCGATGCACAGACCCGCTTCCTGAGTGGCGATTTCTCTGAGGAAACTTGGGATGGCGACCACAGCTTTGAGTTCCGTTACATCAATAAGAATTGTACCGATGAAGAGATTCAGGCAGCTAAAAATGCGTGGATTCGCGTACAGAACTGGGTTGTGAATGCAGATGATGCAGAGTTCAAGAAGAACTTTGAGAACTACTTTATTAAAGATTCTACCCTGTTCCACTATCTGTTTACTGAGCGTCATACTATGGTCGATAACCGTGCAAAGAACGTATTCCCGCACACGACTGACCTTGTGCACTGGGATTTCTGTTTTGATTACGATAACGACACTGCAATGGGCAACGATAACGAGGGCGGTCTGACCCTGAGTTACGGCTACGAAGATATGGACACTATCGGTACAAAGAGTGTGTTCAACGCACACGACTCTAAGCTGTGGTGCAAGATTCGTGACCTGTTTGCAGATGATCTCGCAAAGATGTTCCTGAACCGCGAGAGTGCTTTAGCATGGAGTGCTACTCGTATTTTGAAAAAGTTCGAAGACTATCAGGACGTAAAGCCAGAGAAGTTGTGGATCATGGATATGCGGCGTAAGTATTTCCGCACTTATGAGGATAATGGCACAACCAGCTATCTGCCAATGATGCACGGTAACAAACGCCACCAAAGACGCCAGTTCCAGCGGTATCAGGAAAAATACATGGCATCTAAGTATACGGGTGCTGCTTGTACCTCTGACGATATGACCATTCGTGGTTATACTCCGACCAACTGGACAGGTGTGAAACCCGATGGCACTTTCCATATTGTCCCCTATGCCGACACTTATGTCTCTGTACGGTATGGTTCTAACCCTGTGAAGGTGCGTGGTAAGCGCGGTCAGACTTACGAGATTCAGTGCCCGATTGCAGCTATGAATGATACAGAAGTTTATGTTTACAACGCTTCTATCATCCAGAGCATTGGCGATATTTCTGGTTTCTATCCCGGCTATGTTGATTTCAGCCACGGCGTAAAATTGACTGACCTGAAGATTGGTTCTGCCGCCGAGGGCTACAAGAATACGAATCTGACTGACTTTGCAGTTGGCAACAATACACTGCTTGAGCATTTGAACCTGCAGAACGTGCCGAACCTGAAGAAATCCATCAGTCTGACCGGCTGTACGAATCTGGAAGAGTTCTATGCTGGCGGCTCTGGCATTACCGGCGTCGCGTTTGCTAAGGGCGGTAAAATTAAGAAGGCTGAACTGCCTGCGATCGCAAGTCTAAGCGCTAAGAACCTGAATTATCTGACCGACCTGAAGGTTACAGATTATAAGAATATCACCACACTGACTGTCGAGAAGTGTCCGACAATTGACTTGACTGATATGCTGGCTAAGTGCACGAACTTGAACCGTGTGCGTTTGACTGGCGTTGATTGGCAGTTGGATGATACTTCCCTGCTGGATCGTCTGTTAAAGATGACCGGCTTGGATGAAAATGGTTATAACACTGATCATTCTGTTATCGAGGGCAGCGTCCATGTACCCATTATGCGTGAGCGTCAGCTGGCAGAGTTTACGGCACAGTGGCCTGATTTGAATATCACTTATAACACTCTGGTTCAGCAGTTTAAGTGGACGTTCGTAAATAAGGACGGTACGGTACTTGATGAACAGTACATTGATAAGGGTGATAAGGCCGTTGATCCTGTTACACGTAAAGAGAACCCGATTCCGACACCTACTGCCGAAAGTACGATTTCTACGGACTTTACTTTCAGTGGCTGGGACACCGAGTTTACGACTGTTTTTAGCAATCAGACTGTCACTGCAACTTATACCGAATCTGTGCGTAAGTATACTGTCCGCTATATGAACCGTGGCGCTGTGTTAAAGGAAACAGTTGCTCCGTATGGCTCTATGGTTCTGTATGATGGCGATACTCCTACTTATACCTCTGAAGAAACTGCTTTTAAGTATTACCAGTTCAGTGGCTGGGATAAGGGCGGTTACGTCACCGGCGATAAGGATATCAATGCTGTTTATGATAGCTGCGAGTATTCTTCTACCTACTTTGACGGTAAGGAAATCGGTCAGCTTCGTCCTGTTGAAATCTATGCGATGAACAAGGTTGGGGTTGAGCAGAATGTTGCCACGCCAAAGGATGAAGTTTCCATCAAGCTTGGCAACGATTTCTCTTATGAGGACATCACTGAAAAAGTTCTTATTAGTAAACCGCAGGTGTTTGATGGTAAGAACTACATTGATACCGACCTCAAGCTGTTTGAAGAGGACAGAGATTTTGTGCTGGCTGTTGACTACAAGATGGATGTCACAAATGCAAATAACACTGTTTTAATGCAGTGCTTTGAGCAGAACGGCATGAATGGTATCCGTCTGTGGAACTCAACTGGCGTCAAGATGACTTGGGGTATTGACTCTGCAAATGGTGTCGCTGCCGGTTCTCGCGATATGACTGTTATCCGGCACATTAAGGGTGATAACGCACTGTATGTCTATTCCTCTAATATCTATGGTTCTGCACTGAACTATACAAAGATCACTCGTACTCGCTCCACAAAGACGAATGCCACTCTGGTATTTGGATGTGCAAAAGCAGACGATGGTGCTTACGAGCGCCACGCTAAAGGTACGGTTTATTGGTCTAAGCTTTGGTACGCAGACCTTGGCGATGCTGCTTGTCGCGAATTGGCCGCATGGACACACGATAACCTGATTGTTGAGGTAGCAAGCTTTAAGAACTACTACTTGAGCGACAATTCCAACAAGCGTTGCTCTATGACATTCTTGCAGAAAGACACTTTAGGTCAAGATATGGTGCTGAGTTCTGCTGCAAATAATGCTGGCGGTTGGGGCAGCACTTCTCTGCGTGAGTATCTTGACTCTCGTCTAGTTGATGCTTTGCCGATTGGTTGGAAACAGCTGATTAAGAAGGTCAAAGTGCCGAGTTCTGCCGGAAATAAGAGTAAGGAAATTGTAACATCGGATTGTTATTTCTTCATTCCATCTGCGATTGAAGTAAGCTCTTCGATGATTGACGAGCCTTATGTTTACGAAGGTCAAACAATCAGCTACATGACTGGCAATGAATCACGCATCAAGCACAATGCAGAGGGTAAGGCAACAAAGTATTGGCTGCGCAGCCCGTTTGCGACTTATGACGGATACTTCTATGCAATTGAGGAGACTGGTGAGCTGTATGGTTTCCATTATCCTTCTGAGCAGTTAGGTGTAACCGTGATGTTCAGCATTTAAGGAGGTGTTGAGAGTGTATTATAAGGTACTTAAAGACGGTCGAGTGATCGATGCTCTTGACCGCCTTCAATTTGTAAAGTATCAGCCCAAGCACGATATCATGGTGAATTGCACCGAAGATGACGCACAGGGTATTATCAGCAGCAACGGCAAGTATATCTGGCACGTTGAAGGCTATTACCTGATTCCATCCCCGGAATATGACACTGTAACGCTTGAGCCGATTGACAAATACGAATATGACCAAATCAAGGCTTTGGGAGGTACAACTCCTGAGGCCATTATTGATGCCTATACACTGACGTTAATTCAAGGAGGTCTACTGTAATGGAGAAGATTTTTACTGAGTTCGTCGAGAGTATGCATCGACTCTATAAGAATGGAATGGTACAGGACAAATTTGTTGAGAACTTGCTTGAGGGCAAGAAGATCTCATTGGATGACTACCTGTACATCGTGAACGGAAAGGAGGTGTGATATGTATACCTTTTTAATTAACGAGGATAACAGTGTCACAGCGAGTCTGACTGAGCGTATCATGCAGCGGAGCAAGCTGGTGGATAATTTGCACTTTCTTGCCGATCAGACCTATAAAGGTGTAGATATTAGTGACTATACAGTTATGCTGGAGTACGTTTTACCTGTGAGTAAACGCTATAAAACTGAGATTCTACAAAAGTCAAAAGACTTGTACAAGAACCGGTTGGAATATCTTCTGCCATTTGATACGGGTCTGACTAGCGAGGCTGGCGACATTGAGTTCCAGCTGACCTTTGTTCATGTCGAGATGGACTCTGAAGGACAGACGATTCAGCGCGTGCGTAAGGCTGGCCCCGGCGTTGTACATATTATTCCCATCAGCAAGTGGTCTGATTTGATCCCCGATGAAGCACTGAGCACACTCGACCAGCGTATTATCGCACTGGAGGCTCTGAATAAGGCAATGACTGACCGGTTCAATACCAGTCTGGCTAATAAGGCTGATAACATCACTTACGATGAAGAGCATCGTATTCAGCTTACCTCCGAGGGTAAACCCATTGGTAACGCTATTAAAATCACAACTGAAACTGTGGAAACTGAAGATGGTAGTATGCGTGTTGTCCCATTCTAACCATCGTTTAAAGCGAGGTGAAAAGAATGGCATACAAATACTCGAAGCTTGGTTACGGTAACGCAAAAGACGTAGAAGCCGCGATTGCGCTTGGGTTGATTGATGGCAAAGACCTTATTATCACAAAAGACACATCAGAATTTATATACGTCCGGGACGACTTATCTATTCAAAAGGTAGCGCCTCGGACGCTTTGTTTTGATAGTATTCCGGCGGCAAATGAGGCAATCAACCAGAATGACGCGACTTATGCAGGTCAGACCGTAATGATACGAGGCAAAGACGAAAAATATGAACCGTGGGTCGTGCAGCAAAGCGCAGAGTCAGGTCGGTTCTTCGTCGAGCCTTTTCAAACTCAATCTACAAATTTCCAATGGACTGAATTCTAATAAGGAGGAAAAATATGGCACAAGTAAAATTTGCGTATGGTACGAAAGCACGGTACGATGCCCTTGCTCCAAAAGACATGGATACACTGTACTTTACGACCGATACGTTGCAATTGTTTAAGGGTACAACTGAGTACACTAAGAGCACTAAGATGGTGTCTTCCCTGCCCGCAGCTGGTCAGGTTCAGGGCATTATTTATTTCCGCATGACAGACTATACCATGCATATTTGGAATGGTGTGGAGTTTGTGCAGCTGAACAAAACAACCGTTACTCAGATTCCTGCAGATGCTACCAATGACGATATTCCGACCACCAAGGCTGTCGCTGACTATGTTAATGCCAAGGTTGCAGCGGTGGAAGGTATTAAAGGTAAGTTCGTTACAGATGTTACCTATAATGCTGGTGTGTTGAGTGTGGCAAAGGGTGACGAACCTGTTACCACCACCCTGACCGGTGTTATCCATGAGCCTACTTATGATGCAGAAACTCGCACTATCAAGCTGCCTGTATTTGGCGGCGACACTCTGACGATTGCGCTTGGCAAGGACTTAGTTGTTACTAGCGGAACTTACAATACAAAAGATAAAAATATTGAGCTGACCATTACTAGTGGTGATGTAATTAAGATTCCTGTTGGCTCTCTGATTGATATTTATGTTGGTGTTGCAACTTCTACTGCAACCGTGACCGTTTCTGACGACAATAAAATCAGTGTCGCTGTGCGCGTATCTGCAAAAGCCAATAACTCTATCACAATTGAAGATGATGGCTTGTATGTAGCTGTGCCTGATGCTTATACCAAGGCTGAGACTGACGCAAAGATCAAGAAGGTGCAAGACCAGCTAGACGGTCATTCCAAGGATGCTGTGGTGCACATTACCGCCGAAGAGCGCAAGGCTTGGAATGCAAAGGTGTCTCAGGATGAGCTGACCGCTGCGAAATCAGAAGTAATTTCTGCCGCTGCTGCTGATGCTACTAAAAAGGCGGATGCCGCTCGCGATACTGCTAAAACCTATGCAGACGGTTTGAATACTGCTATGGATAATCGCGTTAAGAGTGTCGAGGGGGCTTTGACTTGGAAGGCTATTGATGATTCCGGCGCGAACGCTGAGACATAATAATCTAACATAAATCCCTGCACTCTGTAATAGAGTGTGGGGTTATTTTATCGAAAAGGAGTTTCATGATGTCAAAATTATCACTTTTAGAGATTGCACAATCTCAACTCGACAAGACTCCAGTGATCGACGGACAGCTTATTGTCTGCCTTGACACCGGAAACGCCTATCGAGATACTGCTACGGCTCACGTAAAAATCGGAAGCGATTTAGAGGTTGTGAGCGACTTACCATTGGCTCCTCTAGCCGAAAAAATCTATTATCTGAAACCTGATAAGCTGTATGCGTACTTGGGCGGCAACTGGACACTGTTAAACGACAACAATTTCTCACTGGGTGCAAATAAGAGCGCACTTAACGGCAAAGCAAAAATTACGCTGGATGGTGCAAAACAAAGTTCTGTATCCATCAAGGGCACGGGTATCACCACCGTTATGACAGATGAGAATGGCGAGTTGGTTGTGAATACTGGCGATCCATCTATGTACATGGAGGCGCTGACTAATTCAGATATAGACAAGATACTTTCAACATAAAGGAGGAAACACATGGCTTGGTTAGATTATGACGGCCTGCTTTACTTCTGGCAAAAGATAAAGGCAAAGCTAAATGACAAGGTTGATAAAGTCGAAGGCAAGGGGCTGTCCTCCAACGATTTTACTGCTGCCGAAAAGAATAAGCTGGCTGGTATCGAGGCTGGCGCAAACAATTATTCTCACCCGACAAGTTCTGGTAATAAGCATATTCCGTCTGGTGGTTCTGCTGGTCAGATTCTGCGTTGGAGTAAGGATGGTGAGGCACAGTGGGGCGCTGATAACAACACAACTTATAGCGCATTTAAGGGTGCAACCAGTGCCGCAGCCGGTGGCTCAGGTCTTGTCCCCGCCCCTGCAGCTAATAATGCTGGTCAGTTTTTGAAGGGCGATGGTACATGGGCAACCCCATTAAATACAACCTATAACAACGCAACCTCTGGGTCTGCTGGCTTGATGAGCGCCGGAGATAAAGCAAAGTTGGATGGTATTGCCGCAAACGCAAACAACTATTCACACCCGACTTCTGCTGGTAATAAACATATTCCGGCTGGCGGTCAGTCTGGTCAAATTCTAAGATGGAGTGGTGATGGTTCTGCTACTTGGGGACCCGACTATAATACCACCTATTCTGATTTTAAAGCTGCTACCGCTTCGGCTGCTGGTGGTTCTGGTTTGGTTCCTGCCCCGGCAGCTGGCAAGCAGAGTCAATATCTGCGTGGCGATGGTATTTGGGCTACTCCGACCAATACAACATACAATGATGCAACACAGAGTACTCACGGTTTGATGAGTACCTCTGACAAGAAGAAACTAGATGGATTTGGCGCGGCAAGCACTTATGCGCTCAAGAGCGATATCACGGCGATGTATCGTTACAAGGGTTCCGTTACTTCTACGGACAAGCTACCCACGAGCGGTCAGACCATTGGTGACGTGTATGACGTTGGCAATGGAATGAACTATGCATGGAACGGTTCTGCATGGGACGCACTGGGCGAAATTTTTACTATTACAAAGATCACAAATACTGAAATCGACACTGTCTTGGCAAGCTGATTTCAGTTCTTACTGAGACAGGAGGTCGATTATGGGATATTTAGATTATGCTGGCTTACAGTATCTGTGGGGCAAGCTGAAAGAAAAGTTCGCTCCGAAAAGTCACAGCCACGATGATAGATACTATACTGAGTCCGAGATGGATGGCAAGCTGAACAGCAAGGTGAACAATAACGAAGCTGGAGCGAATGGTTTGTTTTCTAAGCTGACTACATCTTGGACTGCTACTCCTACCGACAATACTTATTTTATTCGACAGGATACTGGCGGCGGAAATGAGTTTGGGCGTGTGAAGTTTTCTACCTTGTGGAATTATATCAAGGGTAAGACGGACGGTGTATATCAGCCTAAGGGTAGTTATGCTGCGAGCGGACACACTCATGACGATAGGTATTACACCGAAAGTGAGATGAACACAAAACTCTCCGGGAAAAGCAATACAGATCATACGCATAAAAATGTGAATGATATTGGAAATAATAAACCTACTACATTTGCCTACTCAAAAAGCAGTATGAATTATGGAGATTACAGTTGGCTTGCAGGCTGGAATGGATATGAGCTGAGGGCTATCAATAAAAACCAGTTTGCTACCGCAAATCATACCCATCCAACTTCGGAAATTTATGGCGGCAATGTGAACTATTCCGGTTATGCTGGTCCTATTGAATCTGCTCACATCGATGTTTTACGCGCAAACCGCCTTGCATTTTTACCGGCTTCTGGCGTTAAGGTTGAGTATTCTGTTGACGGTGGCGCAACGTGGATTGATTATGGTGCAACTGATGATCAAAAAGCATCATTATTTGCAATGCGGATGAGTTCTGCTGCTTCATTTTATACTGGCAAGCATACAAAAGCAGACGAGTGTACAACAAAAGATCAGCTTAGAATCACGGTCACACCGGTTGACAGATATGCGTCTGTAAATATGCTTTATCTTTGGGTGTGTGTTGCTGGTACATCAGCAACTGTGAATATTTCGCGTTCTACTATTGGTGCCAAGGAAACTTTTACAGACGTTCGCACAGACGTTCCAATTTCTGGTTGGAGTGGTCCAAATGAAATTAGATTTAGTGGTGGAACTTTTGGCGGCGGCTCAACGCAAACAAGCACTGCTTATGCTTATCGCTTTACGTTCAAGAATAAAGCAGATGGCAAAGGTTCTGTTAGCGTAATGGATATTCGTATGTACGGACCAAGCGCATGGGGTGTACCTAATAGTATGATGGAAAAAGACCATATTTATAATTGGGACGCAAATCAAAACGTACAATTCCCCGCTCAGGTGACTGCGACAAAGTTTAATGGTAGTTCTACCGGCGTTATAGACTATGGCGATTCAAACGGTTCTACAATTAAAGTCGGATATCAAGGTGCCGGTTTGACAAAAGACAATCTGAAGCATATTGCTGGGTATGCAAAAGATGGCAACCAGACGGTAATCAAAGACGTCGATAGAGGGGTTCTTCAATCGTGGCTCAACCTAAACGAAATGATCAACACTCAACTTACGACCGGCTCCTCCACGCCGTCCGATAATGATTTTTATATATCACAGTACGCCGGTGGCGGTGCAACTACAACAACATACCATCGCCGTCCTGTGAGTGCATTGTGGAGCTATATTAAGAGCAAAGCCGACGCCGTGTATTCTGCAAAATCCCATACTCATACCAAATCACAGATCACCGACTTCCCTGCCTCTCTTAAAAATCCGACCGCTTTGACGATTCAAACAAACGGCACAACTGCCGCTATATACGATGGCAGCGCTGCAAAAACGATCAATATCACGAAAGGCAATATCGGGCTTGGGAATGTTGATAATACTGCCGATGCAAATAAATCAGTTAAGTATGCTACAAGTGCTGGAAGTGCTAACACGGCTACAACAGCTACAAAACTTTCCTCTAATGCTGGTTCTAATAATCAACCCGTCTACTTCTCTGGTGGTAAGCCCGTTGCAATTGGGTATACAATCGCTAAGAGTGTCCCAGCGGATGCTAAGTTTACTGATACAAACACATGGCGCGGAATCCAGAATAATTTGACAAGTGATAGTACAAATCAGAGCCTTAGTGCTGCACAGGGTAAAGCTTTGAAAGCATTAGTTGATGGTAAAGCACCTACTTCACATAAGCATACAAAGTCCCAAATAACGGATTTCCCAAGTTCTATGCCTGCAAGTGATGTATATGCATGGGCCAAAGCAGCTACAAAACCAAGCTACACCAAGGCTGAGGTTGGGCTTGGTAACGTGGATAATACTGCGGACAAGAATAAGAATGTGAAGTTTGCTACGAGTGCGGGATCAGCTACAAATGCCCAGTGTTTGAATAATGATGATAAATATATGAAGTTCCACTGGTCTGGTCAGAAAGGTCAACCCACATGGCTATGGGGCGGCAATGACTCTGGCGATATGTATGTATATAATCCGAGCAATTTTAATGTGAATTACGCTACAACAGCTGGGACGGCATTGACCGCAAAGAATTTACCGTACAGCATCACCTATGAGGGCAGCTACGTTGGGACGGCACGTAGAGATTATTTATATAGCAATGATGGCCCAAACTACGCCACAAAGACAAACCCTATTAGAACCACTTTGTCCAAAGAATATGATATTGTGGTTTTTCTTGAAGGATGGAGTTGCCCAACGAATGAGACTTGCCCAGAAAAATACGCATTTTTATGCCTTATGAATGATACCGAGTTCACACAATCGTATGTGGTCATGAGCGCACTTACGAACGAATGGACAAGAGGTTTATCGAGACTTCAAAGCAGTGGCGATGTTGCTTATGGTCCGGTCATCGAGTATGGGAATTCTCCAAAAAAAAGCATTAAATATCGCAAAAACGGGACATCTATTGAGCGATACTGGACAAGGGAAAAAATCAACCCTTCTGGATCTTTGGGGGAGCCTGGCTCGGCAAATAATTTAGATAACGGTGCTTACATGTTGCTTGACAGACCCGGCAAAACTTATCACGTCTTCGGTATTGATATTGATCACCGCTTTTTTGTTTCTAGCCACGCAGATGAGGAAGGAAGTGAAGTCGTATGAATCTAATCAAAATTACTGCTCTTCCAAGCGGCGCACACGAGAACCGCAACAGCCCGTGGGAGACCACCGTGCCAGATGGCTGGGCAATTATCCCCAAAAACGTACCAATTCCAGAAAGCTTCCCGTTCGTTGATATTGAAGTTCAGGAAATTGATGGGGCTCAAACTGTTACAAAAATGACGGGACGTGAAATCATTGTCAATGAAGAAGAAGTGAAGGCTAAACTAACTGAGGTCGCAAAAGTTAAAGTCACCGAATCTAAGATAACCCTCGCTGAATATCTTGCCTCTCATCCACTCCAATGGACGGATGGCAAGTATTATAGCGTCACTAGTGAGAAACAAGCATTGCTGACATCGAATTTGGCGCTGTATCAAATCTCTGCTTCCGCCGGGCAACCGTTCAAGCTGACATGGAATTCAACTGGTGATGAATGTGTAGAATGGACTTATGAGAAACTGGCCGCACTTGCACTGGCAATTGGTACATATGTAAAACCATTTGTGTCGCGTCAGCAGGAATTGGAGCTGGCTATCAAGGCTTGTACTACAATGGAAGAGCTGGATGCAATTGAAATTAACTATGACCCTGTTCTGAAGCAATATCTTGAGACCGCCGGGCAGAAGGAGGTCGCTGAATGAGCAAAATCGTAAAGAAGTATAAAGAATTATTGAAATGTGCGCTTCTCTTTTTGATAGGAGGGGCGCTTTATTATTACATCGAGATTTTATGGCGAGGTCACTCACACTGGACTATGGCTGTAGTGGGCGGTATCTGTTTTGTGGTCATTGGCGGGTTGAACAATTATATTCCGTGGGAAATGCCCATGTGGGAACAGGGTTTTGTCGGTGCATTATTTGTGACTGGTATGGAGCTTGTTGTCGGCATTCCATTGAATCTGATGATGGGTTTACACATCTGGGACTACTCTTCCCTACCATTCAATCTGCTTGGTCAAATCTGCCTGCCATTTACTGTGCTATGGTTTTTCCTTGCCTTGTTGTGCATTTATGTAGATGACTGGATGCGCTATATCATGTTTCACGAGGACAAGCCACACTATCACTGGAGTAAGGTATGTAAGCCGAAGCAGTAAACAAACTAAAAGTATATGTAAAAACAGAAAGAGCCCCGGGCTGTTACACCCAGAGCTCTCCCGCCACACCTATACAAAGATAGGACGTCACAAATTCGCTCGATGAATTTTTGACATACCTATTTTATCATAGTGTGAAATTTTTGTCAATACAGAATCGAGGTGATGAAATGATTGGTTTGTTGACTGCTGCACCAACTCATGCTCCGGGTGTTATCAGCTTTACAATAGAACAGCTTTGGCAAATGATTCTAAGTATTGCTGGTGGCATTACGGCTATTTCAGCTGCTGTTGTCGTTATTGTAAAAGCAATCAAGAAGGCAAAAGAGCCCGACACGAAACAGAACCTGAAGTTGATTGAACATGACAAGCATTTGGAAGATATCGACCGCAAGCTCAAGAATGATAAAGAGGTTTTGGATTTATATCGCTCCAAGCTTTTGTCAATTGAAGAGCATCAGAAGGAACAGGACATCGTAGTTGAAGACCACGGACGAAAAATCGCTGGCGTAGAGCAGCGTGTAAATAAGAGTGAACATGGTATCAATGTTATGATGAAAGCCCTACTGGCTCTGCTTAGTCACGGCATTGATGGTAATGCTATCGACCCCATGAAGGAAGCTAAGGCTGCTCTTGAAAGCTACCTGATTGACGGACAAAATTTAAAAGACATTTAATACATAGCTCGGTACGTGTGTGCCGGGCTTTATTTTTTATCCAAAACAGGAGGTATTACTATGGCAAGTATTGTTAATGAGATCGTCTCTGTTATTGTGAAGCTGGTTATCACTGTTGCTGGCACTGCATTTATGACCTATGGCATCCCCTACCTGAAGCAGATTGGTATGTACAAGATCGTCCAGATGGCTGTGCGTGCCGCTGAGAAGTTGGGCGTTACTGGTGCAATTCAGAAAGCTGACAAGAAGAAGTATGTTATTGCTGCGCTGGAGAAAATGAATATCAAGATTACTCCCACTATCGAGATGATGATTGAGGCCGCAGTCAAGGAGATGGATATCCAGAACGAGAAGATCAATGCAGAACTCAAGAAGGATTGAAGGTGTGGCTCTATGAGCATTATTACATATTCTATGAAGAAGGACTGGAACAAGAAGCTGTCCAAGAATTTCTGTGCCTATGAATTTGCTTGCAATGACCGGAGCGACGAGTTCAAGGTGGCAACTGAGCTGGTAGAGACTCTGCAGCAGATTCGTGACCACTTTGGAAAGCCGGTTCTAATCAACTCTGCCTACCGTACTCCTGCATATAACATTTCAATCGGTGGCAGTTCTCGTAGTCAGCATTGTCTTGGCACGGCAGCGGATATTCACATCGCTGGTGTTGACCCGATTCGTATTGCGCTATACGTAGCCTCACTCCCCTACTTCCAGAAGCATGGCGGTATTGGCTATTATAGTCGAGCACAAGTGACGGGTGGCTTTGTTCATGTTGATGTGCGTGAGACTCATAGCCGTTGGGTCAGTAAAAGTGGTACTGCATATCAGGTCGTGAGTAAAATCATGCCTACGATTCGTCAGGGCTCTAAGGACTGCACTGGCGGCGTGTCTTATGCTGTGACTGTATTGCAACGGCATTTAGGTTTGAAGGTAGATGGCATCTTTGGCGCTGGCACAAAAGCTAAGCTGGTAGAATGGCAGAAAGCACATGGATTAGCTGCTGACGGCATCTGCGGAATGGCAACATGGAGTTCGTTTTGA